ACTACTAAGGAAGTAACCTTCAAGAACGGTATCAAGCGTACAGTATCCACACAAGCGTCAGACTTGAAGTTCGGATTCTTCGCAGTAGAAAATCCTAGTGAACTAGGGTATGAGAAAGGCGAGAAAGTACCAGTAGTACTATCTGAGTCTTGCATTGACGGTAATCTATATTGGTGTAACCCAGAGTAATCTGGGGTGACCATTGGTAGTACACGCAGCTTATCTTTATAGACGAGCTGTGTGTACGTTACCATGTACTCTACCGTTACTAACCACCGTATACTTCACCGTATACACTATCTATTCATCCATCACTAAATTTATTTCTTATGTTAAGATCTAAAACTCTTATGTTTCATACCTGGGAAGTATTCCGCAACTGGTATGCATACATGAAAACTAGCTTTAACAAGCTCAGACTTGTACTTGCTAGACTAGCACCAGGTTATAATTCCAAAGTGTTAGTAGTTATTACGTACTAACTGATTGATTATCAGAGAGTTTGTGTGTGGTAGGAAACTGTCACACTACTTCTTTATATCTTCCTAACCTGCTATTTATACCAACCGTTAAGCGGATTAAATAGCTATAACTTATTAGTCATGAAGTCTATCATTCTTATTACAACGTATTTAGCGTCATTTGTTCTGTTCTTCTTTATTATATCTAGTATTGGACTACTATGGTCTACACCAGCTGAGATATATACAGACAAGACTTGGTTCATGGTTTACTCCTTATTCCTAGGTTGGTGGTTAGCCATCTTCCCAGCTCGTGAGTATTACATTAAGAACCATGAACACTTTGAACAAGTATTTTAGAGAGCTCATTTTTGAACCCTTCTGTATAGTAGTTATATAGTATTATATATTACTATACTAGGGGGCTCAAATATGAACCCATGAAACAGGAGTTTATCTGGTCTACTTCATTGATCAGAGGCTTTGTAGATAGAGGCATAAAATCTACAACTTACACTTTCTTATAAAGCAATGCACAGACAGAAACAAACTAGAATTCTCAAAGCAATTAGTAACATAGCCTTTATAGTGGGACTAGTTACTATAACATGTTTGCTGGTAATATGGTGGATCAAGTTCATCAAGCACTTTCCAGTTATAGAAATGTATTAAAGATATGTATGGATGGTTAGCCCTGGAGATAACGTCAAAGGGGAACATCTATCAGACAATTGTCTATATGAATAAGACAAAATTCTTTCAAAAGTATGGTCATCTATTGGTACAAGTTAACAATGATGATCCACAAACTGGTGATTACATGCTGTACTACCCAGAAGAGAAGTACATTGCTAAGCAGTATTTAGACAATGGTTACATGGTTGCCTCAGTATATGAGGTAGAAGATGATGAAGATAATGTAGAGTTAGACAACGACATTAGTGATTCACATCATAAAATAGGACTATTAATTTTATCAAAACCTCATCTAAACAACAATCCAAATGGAAAAAACTCTAATTAGAAGTAAGACAGTTACTCTAAAATTCATTCCAAACACAGTATTATTTGGTTTTAGCTATGACAAACCAGATTTGTTTGTAGCGTTTCTATGTTTTTTAATGGAATTCAACTTCCGTAAAGCAAAGAAAGGACCAAGCACCTTTTAAGATTTTCATAAGGCAAGCAAGCTCCTGCGTTTCTACGTGGGGGCTCTATTTTCTTAACCACTAAATCAATTACATTGAAGAAGTTATTAATCATTAGCATTATTAGTATGCTAGGAACAAGTTGTGTAGTTTACAACCCTTACAAACCACATCCACCAAAACAATATAGATGTGTAGTAGGTAAAGTAAACTATTGGCAACGCTAAAATAAAAATTATATGGTAAAAAAATTTTATCAAGAAGAAGATGGACGCTGGTATATAAATCTACCAGAGTACATAGAATCAGGTATTGGAACAAAATCCAATCTTGAAATGGTAGCTGGTGCAGATACATTCTTATCTACATTAGCTCAAGGTGAAACATCAATCACCCTTAAATTTACAGATGAAGACTTTGCTGGTAGTCATGTACAACTAGTCAGATCTTCAAATCATGGTTATACATCTGAATTAATAGATGATGTAGAACTAGATGCAGGTGCATGGTATACAGTCAAAGACTACGATCATGATTTATGGTTGTGTCCTGTTGTATTGTATTTATTTAACAATACTTATCCAGAAAACATATTTATTGAAATCCTTTAATCATTCAAACATGAAAGAATTTACTTTTACTAGCCCTCTTACTGGTGATGTTATACCATTAGCCGTAAGTTTAAGAAAGTACAACAATGGTAGAACAGCCATTGAGTTATTAGAAATGGATCCTGCATACGGTTATTATCCGTATGCTACAGCAACAGTTAATGTACCAGAAGTATTATTAGCTGACAATGAAGTCTTAGTTAAAGACTATTCAGAGAACGAAGGTGTATTAGACTTCCTTATTAAGTACAATATAGTTACACCAACACCTAATGGCGTACATTCAGGGTTTGTATGGTTACCAGTAGCCATTCTAAACGATGAATCTGTATGGGGTGATGTACCTAATGCATATTGTATGAACGAAGAGCCTGAATATGATCGTAAACCTTTGGTTGCATCTTATGTTAATGTTGATAATGTAACCAGCACTCCAAATAGTAATGGTTGGATATCAATGAACAACTTAGATCCGGCACCAGATGAAATAGATACTAATACAGGTAAATCTATGTGGATTATTAAAGATTACAAGATATGGGCTAATAGCTATCAAGAAGCATTACAATTATTACCAATGATTGAATCATTCTAAATCATAGCATATGAAGCCTATTAATAAATTTACAGTTGCTGTAATAGTGATCTTATTATTATGCATATCTGTATCTTATTATAATGTATTAAAGCATTATCAAATACAAAATGTTAAATATGACTTTCCAGAAGAGTTTAATCCTGAGACTATTTCTCAGGATAGAACAAAACCAACAGAAATGATGGTCATTTACGATACTGTTAGTAACAAGTACGTATTTGAATTCATGGATAAGTAATATAAAGAAGGTGAGGGTAGCAATAGCTATCGTGGGCAAGCTCTTGTCCAAACCAATCGGACTTAGGATACTGATCAACCATGAGCTGCTGTAGTTGATGACGACTACCGTGACGGGGGTAATGAAAGCAGAAGCTTACAGTGATTAACTTCACGTAAGATAAGTAGACGTTAGTAATTATACAATACCGAGACTATCAGCATAGCTGTTTAGAAGTAGGAAACTCCAATCATAATCAGTACGTCAAGCTGATTGTTTTTAAATTTTCATTCATAAACATAATCAATTATGTCATTTAGAGATAGTAAATTCAACCACGCAGAAGATAATTTCCATTTAGCATTAGGAGTTACTTCTGAAATTAAAACTATATGCAGAGAACGTATATTCTTTGCATCACTTAGTAATGCTTTACAAGCAGATGAACTGTTTGATGATATGGAAGAAGCACCAAAAGAGTTTAAAACCGTAACAGGTGACTTACAAAGGTTAATATCTATGATTACAAATCCAATTGAGTATGATTATACTCTTCTTGTATTCATGATGTACCAGCGTATGGCAAAAGAGGTGTATGTTCATTATAAAAATGCCAAAGAAGATCCAGTTGCTTCTCGTGAAGAGCAAATTAAAATGGAGATTATTAAAGGTATAATGAAGCTTAAAGAAATGAAAGATCGTGAAGAATCTGGTGAAAGTAATACAGATGATGATGATGATAGTATTGAAGTATTAAGTAAAGAAAGTATTACAGAACGTATTAACTTGATTAAAAAGAGTGGATACAATTTTGATAAATATTTAAATCTTTTACGTAGTACAGATATTATTAGTTCACGTAATAAAAAGTCAGATTTTGATATAAGTGATCTTTTATCAGGATTATTTTCAAAAGATGATGATGACTAGTTTTTCATAGAGGGTTAACAAGGTGTTAGAAGGAAGAGATTATGTCTCTCCCATTCTTTTTAACTTTCTAAAATTTAAGAACCACACTTATGAAGTTTAATAATCCTCGTATACAAAAAGGTTTTGGTCAAGCTACGAGTTTAGTAATGCGTGATCCTGAAATATCTTTACGAGACAAAGGTTTATATGCATATTTATGTACTTACGCTAATGCTACTAACAATGAATTAGTAGTAAGTGTACATAGAATGGCATCAGAATGTGGTATCACTACGTCAACTGTCAAACGTTCACTTGAATCTCTAGAAGAAAAAGGTGTAATAGCACGTATATATCAAGGACCTAGAGTTACAAAGCTTACAGTTATATTAAAATAATATGGGTCTCATTATAATTTCACATAAGAAGTCTAGCTTGCAAAACTAGAATGTATTATTGGGAGTTAGAGACCCACCCTTCTTTAAGGCAAGTGGGACCTGTGCACATATATTAGGTGTAAATACACGCTAGTATATGAATAAGTCCTTGTCCCCACGCCATGTTATTGAGAGCTATGTGATTATATAAAGATAGTACTAGTCGCTTAAACTAGCCCGCTTGACATATATGATGCATAGTTCTCATACCTTATTAACTGATTACAGTAACATCATATAAGTCGTATGTGGCTTGGCCCAGCATTGGTCTGCTGTAATAGTTAATTAATTAAAGTCTGATCCCAGGAGCTAAATAGCGTATTAACTAAATTAGTCAGGGCAGTATCAAGTGAGCGGTTCCGTCACTCAGTAGTACGACATGATGATAGAGCTCCGTCAAACGAACAGTGGTCATACCTAGTAACAGTCGATCAGAACAGCACTAGACCCATAAGAACTATGGAACCCTGGGATAGACTTTTAATTCTGTATTTATTAATAATTCCATATAAATTCATTTAAATGAAAGATTCTAAAGTAGTAGGAAAAATCTTCCAAACAAAAAACTATGATCAGTTTAAGTATAGAGCTGATAATAGACCTGTGGACGCATCAAACGTACACAAATTGGTTAAAAGCTTTGAAGTAATGGGACAAAAAATTCCAATCAAAGTAGACTCTAGTATGAATGTACTAGACGGGCAACATCGTTTAAAAGCATGTGTGCAGTTAAAAATTCCAGTAATTTTCATCATTGATGATGAAGATATGACAACATCAGAAATTGCACAACTTCAAGCTACTACTAAAAAGTGGACATATGAAGACTATGCACATAGTTTTGCTAATGATGAAAATTTGGTAGATTACAGATTGTATAACAACTTCTGTAGTGTATATTCAGAGTTTCCACATAGCACTGCTATTCTTATGTTAGGTAATCAGCGTACAGCTGGTGGTAACGCAGACCAAGTCTTTAAATCAGGTAAATTTAAGATTAAAAGTTTTGCTAAAGCTAAGCATATTGCTGAAACTTTAAGAAAGATGTCTATTTATTACAAAAACTACAATCGTAAAGGTTTTGTATCATCTATTATTGTGATGATGAACCATAAAGATTATAGCGAAGAAAGACTATTTAGAAAGCTTCCAAAGCGTTGTAAAGAAATTCATGACTTCAGTAAAACAGAAGATTATTTGGATACTTTACAAGATATCTATAACTGGAAAGAAACTAAGAAAGTCTATTTTCATTAAAAATATTACTAGATTGAAGTTTGGATGGTATAAACACCAATCGTCCACATATGTCCTCTTAGTATTGCACTGTAGAGAGCCATTGCTTAACTGGTCATCTAGTAGCAGTTGATGAAGTGCTAGGTCTGGAAGCTACTTATATATATCCTAGTAGCAAAAGCAGAATAATACAAAGGTAAATTTTTCCAGGTCTGAACCGTATATGTTAGTCAACGAACCAAAAGTGGTGGGAGTAAAATCTCACCACTTTTTTAAATTTAAATCTATGGATAAAGAATTGTTATTACTCTGTAGCTGTTACAGCCCAGAGCATCAAATTATTATACATTTAGATGAAGGTGGTGATTTATATCCACCAGAAGCATTTGTGCATGTACACTTAGTAAAACGATCCTTTTGGTATCGTGTTAAGTATGCAACAAAATATATATTTGGATTTAAATCCAGGTACGGTGCATGGGACGAATTTATCCTAGATAAAACTCATGCAGAATCTCTTAGAAAAATAGCTAAACACTTAAATGATGAAACAGTATACTAAACTGCCTATACCTAAAGGTACAGCATGGAAATACAAGAGGTTTAATAATAGATTCTTAAGAATCATACACTGGCGTATAAAAGATTTCTTTGATGGTATATGGAACATTATAAGATGGGCACCAACTATCTATAAAGACAAAGATTGGGATGATTATTACATTACTAAGCTTCTACAAAAGAAGATAGAGCATCAACGTGCTTATTTAGTAGGTGCTAATAGACATACTAACGTAGATAGAGATAATTTCTGGATGACAGTAGTTCTTAATCTTATAGAACGAAAGCATGCTGATTATTATGATATGGAACGTTATGACTATATAGTTCTTGGTAAAGATATATTTGGTGATGTAGAATCTGAAAACTTGAATGAATATATTGCAAAATATCCAGTAGCTAAACGTGCAGCTTTAAAAAAGTATCGTGAATATTCACGTTTAGATGATAAAGAAACTATATCTTTATACATGGGGCATATACGTCAACAAAAGTGTGATGATCTTATATTTGAGATACTTAAAAGACACTCTGCCGAATGGTGGGATTAAATAACTTATTATGACTGAAGAACAGTTTATTGAAATAAAAGCTGAATATTTTGAAAACATCAAAAAAATGCTTTTAGAACTAGGTAATATACAACCTACAGTTACAGTGATTGGTAATCACATAGAAGAGAATAAGCCAGCAATAGTACATATTCCTTTACCTGCAGAGCTAGCAAATTCAGATAATGGTAAACAAATGTTTGTAGATAAGATGATTCCAGATATATCTAAAAAAATACATGAAAAGTTTACTATAGATGCAGTTTGTTTTGCTTCTGAAGCATGGTTACGTACAGCTGATAAAGACGGATATAATCCTGAAACAGATAACTATAAGAAGTTACCTATATCAAAAGAGATATTAATTATATCCATTGATGGTAAAGATGGTAGTAAATCTGATATTTATGAGATTAAAAGAGACGGTAAGTCTATTAACACTGATGGTGATTTAATAGATACAATTGAATTAGAACCACTTCCTGAATTAGGAGAAACTTATAACACTAATACAGGAAGATTTAGTAATCTTTACAAAAAATTTAGTAAACAGTAATTTATAACCGAGAGTTTCAACTCTCACATTTTATATAGTATATGAGGAGCAATTGGTTCACATCATTATTTGGTAAATCTAGAATACAAGAATTAGAAGAACAAGTTGATGACTTAGAAAAAGAAGTTATTGATCTTAGATTAAAACTACACGAGAAACAAGAGCATATTGACAAAACTAATGCATATTGGAAGAAAAAAATGCATCAAAACAGCAAAAAAGATAAGTTATAGCTCTATTATCCGTAGAAAATAATAAAGGTATTTGTAGATAGTTAGACATATGTTAGCTTTATATGCACATAAAGCTTAAATACATGCTCTACCAGTTACCAAATGGAAAAGTAATTGAAATAAGTACTGAGCAGTATTTTGATATGACTGATGAAGAGTTAGAATATTTAATAGCTTATAACTACGGTGAAACATTAGAAGATCCATGGTTTGGCTCAATACTAAGTAAAGGAGATAATTCTAAAGCAGAAGAAATACAAGATACTATTATAGAACTTACTGATATCCCAGTTTCTGAAAAACTGAGTGATCCAGACATTGACTTTCAAATAGAAGAAGATTAAACTTAGTCTTACAATTTTAACTCAAGCCTTAGCTAAAGCTAGGGCTTTTTTATTTATAATTTATAACAATTATCAAGATGAACAAAGTCACAGTAGCAGCCGACAAGAACGGCAACGTAATTGGTGTATCACCAAACAATCCAGAATATGGCTGGATTAGAGTAGAGCAAAACGCACGTGTCATCAGTGACCGTGGATGGTTACGCAATTCTAAAAGATCTGCGTTAATTAAAGGTAAAGTAGAAGACTTAGTAGCTTCTAACTATAAAGAAGGAGAAGAAATTACAGGTAAAATCATTGTAATAGAATCTCATGACCCATTTAACCCAGAAAATCCTGATAGAGATATCAAGTTAGCTGGTGATACTGGTGTAATTTGCCGTGTAGACGATCAACCTATTTATCGTCAAACGTTCTTTACACCTAATATAAATGCTCAAGATGAGCTTATTATGCATACAAATACGGAAGAAATTAAAGAAGTACAATCTGCACAACGTGCTATTGGTTCTTTAAAGAATATCCGCACTAAAGAGTTTGAAACAGAACTATAATTGACATAGTGTATAAATCCCCCTAGGGAGCTTGGAGAAATCTGAGCTCCCAATTTTATTTCTAATCCATTACATAACTCCAGCTATATGCACAACAATCAAAACAAAACCGTATCTGCAAACTCTAAAGGTATAGTTGTATCTTTCAGAGACGTAAACAAACATAAGTTTATACCTTATGACAGTCAGTACGTAAAACAAATTCAGCTACATGGTACAGCAAAGTATCAGCAGCTTGAAATTGAAGTATTTAACCCTACTCAAAGAAGAATATATGATGAAGCCTTATATGGTTTTGCTGTATACTCACCTAAAGAGATACAAGAGTTATCTCCTTCTAAAAAACATTTTATACAAAAAAATTATCACAGAGTACAGAGGTTCTTAAACAAATGGAAAGAAGAGCTTCTAAACCAACGTATAGATAATTATTTGTTAGAACTTTTTTACAAATCTCCTTTAATCAAAGAGTTTGTAGAAATATCACGTGCTGAATATCAATTTGCAAACGAAACTGATCGTTTAACAGATGAAGTAATAGCACGTAAACTTGTTGAATTTAAACTTTTGCCATCTAATTTCTTTAACTTAACTTAGTGTAATTATGCAATATACATTTGTAATTAATGGTACATCACAACTTGTACTAATTCCAGAAAATGAACTGGACCGTTTACTTTTAGAACGCACTCTTGAAAATGGTGCTACAATTGAAGTATCTAAAATTTCACAACCTGTTAGTATTTTAGGTAAACCTGTTACGGATAGTTATGTATTAAAACGTAAGGTACATTCAACTACAACAGCTTTAAATGTAAGAGATGATTCAAGCGAAGACTAAATTGTGTGCTGGTTGTAACCAGTTAAAACACATTTGGAAAGCTCATGGTAAAGATAAATACTGCAAGGAATGCTGGTATAGCATTGAAAAACCAAAGTCTATAGCTCCCATATCTAAAAAGATGCGGGAGACTGTAGACCAGTACTCTAAAATGCGTACAGCATACCTTGTAGTAAATACTTTATGTAAAGCTAAACTATCAGGTTGTACAACATTTGCTACAGATGTACATCATAAAGCAGGTAGAGGTGAAAACCATCTAAAAATTGCTACATGGTTACCTGTATGTAGAACTTGTCACACTTGGATAGAGCTTCATCCTAAAGAAGCTAAAGAGCTTGGACTATCAGAAACAAGATTATAACCAAAACAAATAACCTATGAGTACAGAAGAAAAACTATTGGACTATCCGTATCCGGATAAACTCCTAGATGAAGATGGCTATCCTACTACAGAAGCTCTTTTGTATATCAGAAACTGGGGCACTGAAACAGTAGATGGTGATTATAGATTTGGTAAATGGTTTACCACTCCTGAAATGCATCCATTGATAGATTATATAAAGTCAATCTATACTTATGATGATGCTATCAGAGAACAAGATAGTCTGTTAGAGATCCACACATTTGGTTGGTCTGGAAATGAAGAAATTATTTATGAGCTAAAGAAAACTAGCTTATGGATGTTCAAGTTTGTAGCACAACAGACCGGTGGACATTATTACTTCCGTCTTGATAGAGATAGTGAGTATACATGGTCTGTAGAGAAAGTAAAAGATTAAATAAAAAGATAATGGTAAAAGAAAATAGAAGAAACCTATCAGGTGTATACATCTTCCATAAATTTGATGAAGATGAGCGTAGACAACCTACCTGTTTTGAAGACTGTCCTGTAGAAAAGCAAGACGAATGGTTAAATAGTTTAGACCCAGAAGGTGTAAAAAGTTTAGCTAAACACCTAGCTACTACGCTAAGACGTGTTGGAGATGATTTTGACTTAATTAGTACTTCACAAGAAGATATTTAAAATAAATAATCATGGAAAACTTCCAAGAACTAAGAGATAAATACAGAACAGCTGTAGTTCATTTCTTAAATAGATACGAAAAACAAGTATCAGAACACATTATAGATGTTATGATATCCGTAATGATGACTAGAGATAATGTTTTACAAGGTGGTAGTTTTGTACAAGCAGTAGTAGGTAATAATTTAAGAGAAGCTATTAGTAGAGCTGATAACGATTGTAGCAATAACTTAAAAATTATTACTATATGCTGTCACAACTGCTATGTAGAAACAGAACTTTTATATGAGTAAAAGAGAAGAAATCCAACAAGAAGCTCTTGATATAGCTACTAAACACAAACGATGTGGTTTAGCTATATCAATGGGTGTTGGCAAAACCTTAATAGGTTTAAAATACATAGACTACTTTCAGAAAGCTAATAAAAATATACTGAAAGTATTGGTAGTAGCACCTAAGTTATCAATATTTGATAGCTGGAAAGATGATTCTGCTAAGTTCAATATACCACTTGACAATGTAGAATTTACTACTTATCTATCTCTAAATAAATGTGACCCATTTATGTATGATATAGTTGTTATGGACGAATGCCATAGTTTACTCATTAGTCATACCTTATTTCTAAATAGATTTAGAGGTAGGATACTTGGTTTAACCGGCACTCCTCCTAGACATATGCAGTCAGAGAAAGGTAAGATGGTAGGTACATATTGTCCAATGATGTATAAATACATTACAGATGATGCTATTGATGATAACATTCTTAATGATTACAGAATTATAGTTCACAGACTTTCCTTATCTACTGATAATACTATACCAGTAAATATGAAAGACAAACAGTTTTGGACGTCAGAGCAAAAAAACTATGAATACTGGACTAAACGTCTAGTAGAAGCTCAGACTAAAAAACAAGAACAAATATCTTCTGTAATGAGAATGCGTACTCTTATGGATTTTAGAACTAAAGAAGATTATACTAAGCAGTTGATGAATGATATAGAAGAAAAATGTATTGTATTTTGTAATACACAAGTACAAGCTGACAGAATTTGTAAAGATTCATATCATTCAAGTAATCCAGATGCTGAAGAAAATCTTCTTAGATTTAAAAATGATGAGATAGATAAGCTATCATGTGTGCTACAGCTAAACGAAGGTGTTAATATACCTAATCTTAGAGCTGGTATTATTATGCATGCATATGGTAACGAGCGTAAAAGCAATCAACGTATAGGTAGATTACTACGACTTAATCCTAATGATACATCTATTGTGCATATACTATGCTATAAAAATACTGTAGATGAACGTTGGGTTACAGAAGCTCTTAAAGATTTAGATCAAACTAAAGTCAAATATTTTGACGTAAAAATTGAAAAAGATGAATCAATCTTTTACAGGTAGACTTATAAAAAAGAATGGGAGACTAGAGTTTTCTAGTCTCACCCAATCTAAACAGTTTGAACATTATGCATCAGACGTACCTGATGGTATGATAGTAGAATGTTTTTACGAAATAACACATGATGATGGTACGCTTCCACAGCTAGCCAAACTTCATGTATTAATCCGACAGCTTGCCACACATGTTGGTGAGACTGTAGAGAATATGAAAATCTTAATTAAAGATCGTGCTGGTCTTTGTATATCTAGAAATGTAGCCGGCAAAGAATACTTCTTAGCTAAAAGCTTTGGAGATTGTTCTAAAGAAGACTTATCTCTAGCTATACAAGCAGCTATGGAAATAGGTGAAGAAATTAATTTTCCGGTAGGCTAATTTCTTTCTCTTCTATTAATCCAGATTCTTCAGCTTTATCTTCAATAGCTCTGACTAGTAATACTACAGTGAATAGATGTGACATCCATTCTTCTGTGATTTCTTTCTTTTCAACAATAGCTGTTTCAAATTCCTTAATTTGATCTTCAGTTTTGTCTTCTGCAAGATGTACTAGTAGATCTTTAAGTTTTAGATAAAACGCTGTACCGATAGCTACATTAACCACAGCATCGTTCTTAATTACTTTCATTTTTTCCATAAAATATATGTTTATTATACAAATCTAATAAAATTTCATGACAGAGACCATAAATCTTGACGAAATTAAATGTAAGCTTATAGAGCGTCTTAAACCTTCAGGGTGGGCAGATAAACTTAAAGGTTTTATACAGTCCAGTGACTTTGACAAAATCTTAGAAGCTTTATATAAACAGAGGGGAGAAGGAAAACGCTTTACACCTCCACTTAAGCACGTATTTAGTGCATTCCAGAACTGTCCAATAAATGATCTTAAGATTGTAATAGTTGGACAAGATCCTTATCCACAGTTAGGTATAGCAGATGGTATGGCATTTTCTTGTAGTTTATTAGGTAAACCACAGCCAAGTTTACGTAATATATTTGAAGCTATAGAACATACAGTTTACCAAGAATGGCCTACGTATCAAGATCCAGATCTTACTCGTTGGGCTAAACAAGGTGTACTGTTACTAAATACAGCTTTAACCTGTGAAGTAGGTAAAATTGACTCACATGCTAGCTTGTGGCATGACTTTACTATGTATGTATTAGATATGCTGAACTTAACAAATTCAGGTTTAATATTTATACTACTTGGTAAAAAAGCACAAGAATTAGAGCCTTTAATAGGGCAGAATCATTATATACTCAAAGCTTCTCATCCAGCTTCTGCAGCATATACTAAAACAGTATGGGACTGCGGTGACGTATTCAATAAAGCTAATGAGATAATTAAAGCTAATAATGGTCCTTTATATAAAATCAATTGGTAAACTTAAATAAATAAAAATGGCAGTTAACAAAGTGGAGATCTATGTATCTCAAATTCTAGAAGACTTAGACAATGGTCTAACGTGGTTTAAAAAAGATGACTTGGGTTATGGATCTATCCAGGACAAGTACAACGCTAAAGAACAACAGATCGCTATGATCAGAAAGCATCCTGCTTTAAAAGATGCTGAGACAACAGTGACAGTATTTACTGTTATTGATGATACAAAGAAAGAAGAACCAGTAGTATCTGTAGACACTACACCAGTTAAAGAAACAATTACTTACACTGAACCTGCAATTAGCAGCACTCCAACTAATGCCGATGAATTATCAGCATTCGCAAATTTATAATATACACAAATACATTTATTATGTCAAAAGTAAAGTCACTTACAAAAAAAACTACACAGGAAGTTAGAACTATTGATACATCACTTATCAATAAAGAAGAAGTATTTAAAATGCTAGCATTAGCAGAAGCTACAGGATTACCATGTCTTCTTGTAGGTCAACCGGGTGTAGCTAAAACCAAAACTGTTATTGACTATGCAAAAGCATGGTTGAATAAAGATGGTAAGATGACAGCAAAAGATTTTGCTGAGAAAATCTACATTTTAGAAACTGATGAAGGTACTAAAGCATCAGAAATCAAGGGTATGCCTGATTTAGGTAAGTTATTTACAGACAATCAGTATGAACTTAGCACACCTATTGCAGATGCTGAGATCGTAATTATCAACGAGGTAGATAAAGCTAGTTCAGCTATACGTAACGCTATGTTAGGTGTAATGAACGAGAAGTTCTTATTTAACGGTAAACACAAGATACCATGTAAGTGGAAGTTATTTGTAGCTACATGTAATGAGATTCCTAAAGAAGAGAAGAACTCTCCATTCTGGGACCGTTTCATGTTAAAGCATACAGTTAACCGTGTATCTGCAGGTGAGATGATTAAATACTACAATAAAGGTGGTCGTGACTACCGTGAGAGATTTAACATCGGTATTCCTAATAAGCAAGAGATTAACGAAGTAGAAATTCCAGTTACTAAGTTAGAAAAATATATGGAAGTAGGTTACAACCATAGCTCTGACCGTACTCTTACTTTCGTACCTACCTTATCTAAAGCAGTATCCTATATCTGGGATATCTCAGTAGACAAAGCTCTTGTAAAAACAGCTCAGATCATGATTGATCAAACTGCAGGTTCTGAACTACAGAATAAACTGATGTCACCAGAAGTTAAAGCAGTAATGAGTAAGGTGGAGATGTTACATAGCTACCAAACTAATGAGCAGCTAGAGCTAGCTATTGCAGAGATTGAAGGTCTAGTTAATACTTATGCAACAAGAGGTATTATGGACTCTGGTCAAGTAAACGAGATTGAAATCTCTATGCAGTATATTCTACAGAATCATCCAGCACGTGTTGATAACACAAACAATGCTGAGTTAGAAGACATGATGTCTGAAGTAGAATCTATGCCTATAGAAGCTGTAATGGAGGCTTCAAACCCTTTTTAGCACAGGGTTATAAGTATATAACAGAAAACATGTATTGGAAAAACAACCAAATATATGTTCTTAATAGTATTGGTGAGATGCAGCTTCTTTGTATCTCACCAATTTATAACCCGTAAACTTTAACTAAATGGCTAGTACTAAACAATATAAGAATGTATATACCATTCTTGAGAAAGTAAAAAAAGGTGAGATTCAATCTTACTACAATGACGATGATGATGGTTTATTTGGTAAGATTAACTTCTATAAAAAAGCTGATCTTATCAAGCCATACATGCATTACATAGACGAGAGTAGAGTAGATACTATAATAAATGCTTATCTTGACAAATCTGAAAATGTTCAAGATGCTTTTCGTAAATTATCTGGTTCTACTAAATTACCAGATGATAAAAAACCTGACTTTGATAGCTTTTATAAAAAAGTTAGAGATAACTATAGAAAGTTTCCTAAACATCTATCTAAAGACATTCATAAACTTTTCTATCATAAAATGGATAAGCTTGAATTTGAAGATAGAGATGATAAAAACTACACTAAGTTCAAGCTTTTAGAAAAAGCTAATAATCCTGTAGCTAAAATTATGACAGAAGGTAGCAATCTTAAGTCTACAATCTTTGCTAGAAATATTATGGCATATTTTGCACTTAGATCTACTATGATGGAATATATTGATCCAGATACTGCTCAAGATTTTATGAACGGTATGAGTGGTGACGGTGATCCTGATTCTGCTGATCAAGCAATGGATAAGATGTTCAATGATAAAGCATCTAAAAATATGTTTGATAAAGCTGTACAGGAAGCTACTGACATGTGTAAAGATATGGATCAAGCTATTGATAAAGACACTCAAGAAAAAATGTTTGAAGATGTCAATAAAAATGGTGGAAGACAAGCAGGTAATCTAAGTCCAGATTATATTAGAACAGTTGTACAAGAGCTTTCTAAGCTTAGACTTTCTATGGGTAGCCTTAAAGATAAGATTAAGAAACTTATGGATAAGTCTGCATCATACTTTAGTGCTAAGAAAGAAACTACATATGAAGATCTATTCAATTCAGATAATCTAGCTGGTCTTAATGACTATATAGAACTGCATCCGAAGCTACGTAAAATATTTGCTGAAGACATTGTTATCAAAGATGAAAAGTCTATTGGTAAGATTGATATCTATATAGATATATCAGGATCAATGTCTGACGGATGTGGTGTTAAAGATGCTAATGGACGTACAATTACTAAACTTGATTTCTGTAAATCATTTACAGTGAAGCTTGGTGAGATGGGTATGCTTAACGATGTATACTTATTTAACACTAGTGTAACTAAGTTTAAGAATGATCCAATATCATTAGCTATGCTTGATACATCTGGTGGTACTACTATTGATAAAGCAGTAGAAAGTATTGAGAGAAGAGGTATTAACTCATTAGTTATTACAGATGCTGAAGATCGTTGTAGAATTTACTCAGATAAAGCATTCTTTATAGGTGTAAACGGTGCAAGATTTACTCACTTTAGTGATGATGTTATCAGTGAATACTCTGATAAAAACCAAGTTGTAGTATTTGATGGCACTAAAATATTTAGTGTTGATAAGAAAGGTAGGACGGTATACTAAAGATTTATCTTAGAACCAACTACACCAAAAAATAACATAGGGATATCAGGACTAGAACTTATGCTAGTCTTGAGCCCTATGTTTAATTTAAACCTCTTAGTAAAAGAGTAATCTACACCCATACCAGTGAGTATGTTTACTTCCGTAGATTCGGTGAATGTCCCTTCTTTAGTTAGATATACCAAGGGACTACCAGAAAAATAAATATCAGGTGACAAAGTAAGCCTACGTGAAAGAGTAAAAGGCTTTGTGTAGAAGAGAAGTATAGAACTAGTAACACTCATCTGTTTTTGAGGATCACTAGAAGGAGTAGGTAAGTAATCAGCTCCAGCAAAAGATACAGTGAGGTTAGCTCCTGTAACACCCCACTTACCCATAGGATAAATATATGCGTAAGTACCAAAACCAAACAATGTACCAAAAGCATATGCTACAGTACCACCAAAGTTAGATATACCTTGAAGCTTACCTTCATCAAAATGCATAGCAGTATATCTACCACTAAGAGCAAATTGTTTAAAGTTGCTCCACACCATACCGGTTAGTCCCCAGGAAGATTGTCCAGTCATAGAAGACTGTGATATCCCACCGGTCATAATAATATTGAAACTATTATCTAGACTTTGCCCACCAGTAAAGTCAGAGTTAAATAATATTGGGTTTACTCTAGCAGCACCTCTAGATCCACCTTTGGATTTAGAACCTCCACTAGATTTAGACTCTGATTTAGATTCAGACTTAGACTCAGAAGATGATGATTCAGAACTAGATGATTCTGAACTTGAAGAACTTTCCCCGCTAGAGCTGCTGCTACTAGATTCTGAGCTCGATCCTTGAGAATTGCTTGAACTACTAGTAGAGCTACTAGCTGAGGAAGAAGCTGAACTTGCTGCAGAAGAACTTGCAGATGAAGCTGCACTACTAGAAGCAGAAGAAGCCGCAGAACTAGCGGCTTGAGATGCTGCACTTGACGCAGCTGATGCGGCAGCAGTAGAAGCAGCCGCAGAGGCAGCAGCACTTACTGCAGTAGCAACAGCAGAGGCTGTAATTTGAGTGCTAGTTTGTGTAGCTTGAGCCACAGAACAAGGAGATAACCTTCTATATTCTTCATATACTTGATTAAGCCAACTATTAAAAGCACCGCTCCTAACATCAGCTGCACTAAAAATACGAGACTTGTTATAAAAAACAATAACAGTAGAACCAGTAAGAGGTATAACAAAAGTTGACACCGTTTTTGTACACGGGTCAATAAATGTTTGTACCAAACTCTGAGAATACCCATAAATTGGTAGTAATACTACTATTAGTAAGGATAGTATAAACTTTTTCATTACTTGTCAAAGATTCCTTTTTTAACCATACGGTCAAGGATTCTTGCACAAGCAATATCTAGAGCTTTCTTAGTAGCAATAGAAATAGAAGATTGATTAAATTTAACAGGATCTAAGCTTGCATCTGATAAACCAGATGTTTCCTTAGTAGTTTTAGCTTCACCTAAACCAGAGCCGGATATAACGGTCCCTGTTTCAGCATTTGTGAATCTCACCTGAAGACCAATACGTGTTACTAACAGTTGCTTAGTATCACCCTTTATACTTACAGATTCATCTTCTGAAATAGAGTAATCATAGCATTCTATGGTAACAAAGTACTCAGCTAGGTTAATCTTACCTCTTCCATCTAATTTGTTTTCTGATATACCTGCTTGAGAAGCTTGAAACTGTTTAACCATACGGTTCTTAATTTCAGTTTTATCTTCTGTAAACTTAAATCTGTTTAGATTCTCCAGGTATTCCATAGATATGTTAGCCACACCTAATCCAACACGCTTTTCTTTAAGTTCTGGATAAAGTTCATACATATCATCAGAAATACCGCACTTTAGAATCTGGATAGGAATCTGCTTACCCTCATAGTCAAGGAACTGACTAATATCAATAGACTTTTCAAAATCTGCTTTATAATTCTCAGTAGTAGTCTTAGCTACCTGAGAAAAACCAGCATGCCCCACGAGGAGCATGCCGGAAAAAAACATAAACCAAACAAAATATTTCTTTTTCATACCTTTAATTTATTAGAGTATTTGGATAGTAGCCAGTACAGCAGCCAAAATACCCCTGACAAGCAGTAGAATATGATATCGGTAGCCCAAAAGCTCCCAGTAACGTTTAAGAGCGTCTTGAATAAAAGATCGTATCCCAACGGTAGGAAAAACATGGCTAGCATTAAGCTTATATCTTTGAGAGAGTTTACTCTCCTCAGCGTGTTTCTTTTGTTCATCAGGATCCATGTGAGTTAATTAAGTTAAACAATATCTTTTATCTTGCCACACTTAAGACATTCTTCATCTCCGTCTCCATCAGCGTCACCCCAAACGTGCTCACACTGACGGTGTGCAAAGTATTCATCAATCTTACCATCACCATCAAAATCAAGACCGTCCATAACACCGTCTCCATCTTCATCAATTTCTACACCTTTTTTAGCAGGTGCAGCTTCTGGAGCTTTAGTTTCTGCGGTGATTGGTTCTTTATTCTCCGCAGCTTTTGCGGCAAATGCAGCAAATGTTGGATCTACTAATGATCCACCTTCAGATTTAGGAGACTCTTTCATATCATTAGTATGTGATAATGATACACCGTCTTCCTCATCCATCTTCTGTACAAGCATTTTGTCTTTGTCTGTATCAGAGAACCAGTAGTCAATGATTTTACCATAAGAGCCAATAAAAGCTCCTAGTAACAATAACAAAAGTTCTTTCCATTCACCCTGGATTGCAGTACCATAAGTGATAGCGGTAAAGATACCTGCTATAATAAGCATAAATGAACCAAGTACTAACGCTGTAATAAACCAGCGTCTCATCATCATAGAGCTAAGTAGTTCCTTAAAACCACCAGGTTGTTGTGTGTTGTTTTCCATATATTTATATTAATTAATTACCACTTTGGAGCTTCTTCCTTAAACTCGTCACCATCTTTTTTCTTTACAGGTTTAGCGGGTTCTGCAGGTTTAGCTACTTCTTTTTCTTTAATAACAACTGTCTTACCACCTCCACTAGCTTGCTGAGCTTGCTGGTTAGAGTTAGTAATGTTAATAACTGGAGCAGGTGCTGTAGCAGGAGCTGCTTCTTTATCTCCTCCACCAAGTAATGTAGTTAACCAAACGCCACCGGCTGTAGCTACAGTACCTAAAATACCAATCACAGTCTTCTTAAGACTTGACCAGGTTCCTTCTTGTTCTTGTTCTTCTGACATAATATTCTATTTTATAATTATTGGATGTTTTACTTCTTTACCGTTTATATCTATAAAGATAAGGTCATAATCTTGCTTAGCGAGCTGCTTAAGATCAAATACTTTTTTAGTTACTTCTTCTGTAGCAGTGAAGCCTTCTTTCTTAACAGGCTCTTCTTTACCAAAAGGTATAATCAATACAGAGTATTTAGCACCTACAGTGGTTGCAAATTCAGCTGTAACAATATTACCACTTTGTGTAATAGATTTGATACTTGTAGATGTAGACTGTACACCTAGATTAATAGGTGTAGGATCTTCTAATTCAATCTTAGTACAAGAATATATTACAAAAATTAATATAAAGAACAAGTATAAACCTAGTATTTTATTTGTCTCTTTCATGTTAAAAGTTATTATATCCTGTTAATTTAATTTGAGTTGAGTTAAGATTGATATCCAACTGATTTCCTTTCTGATCTGCAGCATCCATTAGTTGACTAACTCTTACAGATGTAAGAATATCTACACCGTTACCAATAGTACTAAACTTAAGTTTAAAAGGAATTTTAGTTCCAGTGATAGATTCAGTATTGTTCTTATCTAGTGCACCAAACTTAACACGTCCGTCTTTAGAGCTAGCAAATACATACCAAGTATTTGGTACGTTAGCTAACAACTCTTCAAACTTAATCTTAGTAGGGTCAAATGTAAATTCAAACTGAAGACCACTTACTGATCCACCTTTGGTATCCACTGTAACAGGAATTTCAATACTATTGGATGTCACTGTAAGATTTACAAGGTTAACATCAATAGATTTTACATTTGTAGTAGTATTAATATTAGTTCCGGTGCTGTTAGATTGTACAGCCATAGTTCTAAATGCCGTATTAGTAGCTAAACTATTAACAGCATTAGTTTGTACGGTTGTAGTTCCACCTGAACTAGTAAGCACTTGTGAAGAGTGTGATCTATTTACATCACCCCATAAAAGATACTTGAGATCTAAAATAGCATTAGTACCAGGAGTTCCAGTTCTAAAGAAAGTTCTTGGTGTTGTAATATTTTTCCAGTTAGCTGCAGTGATAGCTCCCCAAGAAGAGTTAACTGAAGTGTTAAACTCAAATTCAGCTTTTAAAGCATAATCTACGTTCTGATTATTAATATTACGTATAGAAGATACATATAAAGAAGTGCCATCTTTTGCTTTAATAAGTGTTGAAGGTACAGTGTATTGGGCCCATGTACCGTCATTAGATACATATTCAACAGGTCCTGTATAAATATCAAAAAGCTGTACACTTCTAATACTATTAGGTGTTACACCACTAGAAAACTCTCTCATATCTATACGAAGAGTACTAGAAGACGAGCCCGGAGTAACATAGGCCCATTCAATTTGACCAGCAAGTGTAGTAGCATCAGATGCTTTCCATGTTGGAAGAGACATAAAACTTCCACTTCCTGCAGTGTAGCCATTAGGAAGCATAAATAATGTATCTATACCTGCTACTTGTGCAAGTAATTGAGGAAGATCTCCTCCATCTATTGACTTATTACGATTAATATCTGCAGCATATAATGATTGTCCAGTTATAATACTTTGGCCATTAGAACCATCTAGACCCATAGATGTAAATTCACCTTGAGCTGTAGTAAAATCAGATATAGTGATTGCATTACCGTATATGTTATACAGTTTATCCATTTCATGCATCACGGAAACCTCATACACTTTATTATCTGCTAAAGAAGATTGATTAATATCAACTTCTCCTGTAGATGTGATTGGGAACAACACACCTTGGTTAGTAAGTGTATCTCTAAAAGAAACTCTTAAGTTAGATATATTAAATAAGTTAGAGTTAAGATCTACTTTAGCTGAAACATATTTACCAAAGTTCTGATTCATTACAACTGCTGTACTAAGAGGTTGCTCCATAATTGTAGCATCCCATGTTCCATCAGCTTTCCAACCAGCTACAAAGTTTAGTTTAATAGGATTAAATGTATAAGCTGTAGAAGTAGCTTTAAGTCTAAATTTAATTCTAATAAAATCACTATACCCATTATAAGGCATAGCTGATGTAGTAGACCAAGTAAGAGTTGCTCTTAAAATAGCATTAGGTCCACCTGCACCATTAAAAGTATAACTAGCATACTGATAGTTAGTAGTACCATTACTAGTATTATTAGCTGCAGAACCAGATGTTACTGAATTCCAAGTGTAGTTGGGATAGTTATTAAATGATAACTGGATAGTAGAGTTTTGAGGAAGGATACCACCGTTACCCCCTGTACCGGTATGGTTAACAGATACAAGCTCAAAATTTACTTGATCATACATAACATCAAATAACAACTGACGTGTAGTGTTGTTATTCATACCATTACCATAAATAATATAATCAAAAGTGTCTCCTCTATTAAGAGAAGCTCCACCTATAGAAGTACCTGCTTTAAATTTTTGTTGAGCAAAAGATTGCAGCGTACATACCAACAAAACCGTAACAAAAAATAATACTTTTTTCATTATAATAGTTTAGTTATCAATGTGACAGATGCTTTTTTCAAAGCAGAACTCAAATTTTGTTGGTTAAATTTCCCTCCTTCGTCTATAAGTACAGCAGACATAGAAACTTCATCAGCTGATTCTTCTACGACCACCTTTTTTTCAAGTTTACCGTCTTTGTATAACTGACCACGTAAACGTATAACTACAGATTCTTTGTTGTTATGTAATACAGAGAAACTAGATTGTGTCTTTAGTACATCTAGATAGATAATTTCTACAGCAAGTTTAAGATTAGCTGACTTATCAAGTTCATACTCTTTATCTTGTAGAACCTCTTCTAGAATGTTTTTAATTCCAAACTCTAAATTTCTGTTCCCGGCAAGGGAACCAACTACTACCTTATTGGTAACAGAAGATATATCTATCTTCTTAGGTTCTTCATACCAAATACTTCTAGGATCATTAGCCCAACGTCCATCAAATGTTACGTTAAACCAATCTACAATAGCCCTGGTTGTTTCTGTTTTACCTGAAAACTCCAAGTATACCATGTACACTTGGAATGATAAAGCAAACATTACCCATAAACATACTAATCCAAGAAATAACTTTGCAATAAAGTCCCCTACTTTATTGGAGTAATTAATAATAACTGCTCTCATAACATATTTATTATAGAGAGCTTAGAATCTTACCTTCCTTGCCCTCTGTATTTACTAACTTTTTTATCTTTTGGACCGCTTGTTTTACGCATACGTCCAGTTCTTCTTTTACCAAAGCTGATCTTCTTTGATTCAGCTCCTTTACTTTTAGCCATAATGTGTTGGTTTTATGCAAGTAATGCGTGATATTCCTTAAAATGTTTGATACGATCAGCTAAACCAATAGTACCACCGTTAACTCTTTTAGTAATCTTAGTTACTACTTCTGTACTAGATCCTGTATCTGCAATAAGATTAAGACCATTCTTCTTCCAGAACCATGCAGCAGAAGCTAAAGCATGTTTAGTAGATACTAAATCTGGATTAGCAAGAATATCATCTTCTACAGCTAGATCAAATGCAGTATAGTTTTGTTTACCCGTGAGCTGGATATAGCCTCTTCCACGGAACTTGAACCCCTCTCCTGATGCTTCAGGACCATTACCCATACGATTACCATATACTTTATTAGCAATCTTTTCAGGTTTACGAGCATAAGCATCAGCTAGTGCTTGTGTAGGAAAGTATTTCTTAAAAATACCCATAAGACCCTTAGCAGAATAGTTAAGATTTTCTTGAGTTAATCTAAATCCACCTGATTCATGACCACATTGTGCTAAAAAATGTGCAAGACGCAATGGTGTATTAACACCAAACTTTTCCATAACGCCTGGGATCTGTCCAATAACAGTATCCGGAACGTGTCCTTTTAATCTATCTAAGTTCATATGTATAATTGTTTGTTACTTCTTCTTCTTAGGAGCAGCTTTAGGAGCTACTTTCTTAACTTCTTTCTTAATCTCTGCTACAGCAACAACTTTTTGAATTTTGCTACCAAACAAGAACTTCTTAACTAATTCAATAATCTTTTTCATACTATTTATTTTTTTTACCAATCTTCCAGTAAGTCTGGAATCCATAAGAAATATTTCCGTTTATATCAGATCCGGCTTTAAGTCCGTAGATCTTATCTTTTTTAGTTTTTAGGATGACACCTGCTTCTGCAGCTTGTAATCCTAATGTTTGTGAAGTACTTATACCGCCTCCTACATACAATTGTGTTTTAGCTGGAGCCTGGTTAGTAATTGTTACTGTCTTAGTAACAAATGGGATCTTGTAATCATATTTCCAAGAGCGTCCCTTAATCTTATTTTCTTGAATACTATCAGTAACTACAACATATCCAAGTGTATCTAGTCTCACACTGTCAACATAAATTGCTAAAGCAGTGTACATTTTAACTAGATTATCAAATTGTATCTTTAGAGCAGCATAATTAGTATCAGCTAGATACTCAGTTTTACCTGCAATGAATAAACTATCATGAATAATCTTAGCCGGCAAAGGTTTAGAATAAATCAAACTATCTTTTTTTACCCATGTAGTATCATGTACTACTAGTGTATCTGAAGTAGGTTTATCACCTCCACCTACGCAACCTTTGTTTTGTAAAAGAACAAAGACTACTAAAACTCCTATAATGAAGATGTATATCTTATTCATCCGTTTTCTTTTTTAGTGAGAACTTATCCCCGGTGTCTCCAATAAGAGCTGCAATACAGATGTACATAACAGCATCTACTAAAGCATCAGATGGTTTAATATCTCCATGACTAAAGCTATTAGCTGTTAAAGTGATACACAAAAATAAAGCACACATAAAACCTACTACTGGTTTAATAGAAGTAGATCCACGCTCATCTTTAAATAAGTCTAACACCCATTGCTTAAAAGTCATACTTAATTGTTTTTAGTTTAAAAGCTTTATCATCAGGTAGCACTGCTACAACTGTTTGATACTCAGGTAGTTGTTTTGTTGGTGCTATAGGAGCACTTGTAGATTTAAATAACTGACGTTCTAAGTTATCAATCCTAGTCTTGTCTATATTAGACTGAGCCATTAGCAACTTAACATCAGCTTTAATTTCATTTACATCATTCCAGATTAACAAACTAACAAGTGACACTAAAGATGGGAATATCCACACCTTAAAAGCAGCTATAGATGGATTTTCTCTAGTCATTTTTACTTAAGATTAGACTGTTTTTAACAATTTAAACTCATATACAGACCCTTGAGGTTTTTCTAAGCTGATAGTCAATGAGTTAGGAATAATGTTACCAGATCTATCTTTACGTACAAAATAACGTAAGCTTGATGGTTGAGGAACCACTGCTTGCCCAGCTCCAGCTGTAACGTTTTGAGCAGGGATTGATACAGAATCTTTAGGAATGCTGCTTGTACCAGGTACAGACATCATAGTACCCGGAATAGGGAACCCTAAAGCATCTTTTTGGGCATAAAATTTCTTAGCCATGATATAATTTATTTATAAATAAACGTTTAAAGTGTAGTTTTTCTATAAACCCTACATTATAATATACAAAATATTGAGGAATTATCCTAGATTTGTTTATAAAACATCCGACATTATGGAAAGTAAAAAGTATGCGTATGCTCTGCAGGAAAAACTGGTTTCTCAGTTCAGACAGACATTCTATGAAAAAATGGGATATTATCCCATAGTAATTACAGAAGTGATTGACCATGAAGGTAGTTATACGCCTCTTATGACGTTACAAAAACTTAAAAAACTGTTTAACATCTTTTTACCTACAAAGAATGGTAAGAAGTTACCACTTGAAAGTAAATCAAGATGTAGGGAACTTGTAGAACTAAGACAAATCTATTGTTCTATAGCTAGAAGTATGAAGTATTGTCTTAAAACCATAGGTGAAACACTTGGTAATAGAGATCACACTACAATAATTCATAATGTAACTGCTTTCAATAACCTATATGAGACTAATTACGAGTTTCGTCATAAGTATGCAACCATTATTAAATATATAAAAGATAATCATGAGCCTTCAATTATGGACTACGTGCAGGAAGTACAATATGAGCCCGAACCAGATGTTCCTTCTGGATTGCTATAGTAGCAAGATTATACCGGGAACAATTATTAATGAGGAGGCAGAACTTTTACTCTGTCAGAAAATGAAGTTAATAGACATGAGTCGTGAACTTACACCACTAGGTTTACAAGCACTTGATGAATTTAAAACGTTTCAAACAAAGACTAAAACTAAAGTAACCACTGAAGTTTTAGGTAAAGACTTCTTAGATAAAGTCAAAGAGTACTTAAACATATTTCCAGACTCTACAACTCTTCCAGGGGGAAGAATACCTACGTCTAGAGAACTTGCTAAACAAGGTGTAGATGAAATTAAAGGTAAGTTTGTATGGTTTAGAAAAGCTTATCCTGAGTATAGCTGGGATGTTATACTAGATGCTACAGAATACTATGTCTATTTAAAAAGTTTAGATGGGTATAACTACATGGTTACTAGTAGTTATTTCATTAAGAAACATGACCCACGTACAAAAGAGATAGCGTCTAAGCTAGCAGATCACTGTCAGTTGATTACAGAAAACCCAAATATTCTTAGAGATTTACAAGATAGTTAGGTTTTTCTTAGAAAAAGTATTATATTTACAGTACAAAACACATAAATACAATGAATACACAAAGAATCCTCACCTCAGAAGAAGAGGCACAAATCTCTGACCTCTTTCAAAAAGTTACAGTATCTATTCCTGGAGTAAGCTCAGACATTAGAGCTATCAATCTTGATAGTTTTAAACTAGGTGTAACTAAAATGATGGAAATAGCTGACTTAAAAGGTAAACTTGAAGCATTAGAAGTTTCAATTGAAACTATTAGATCAACTAGAACATCAACAATATGAGTACTAGACCAGATGAAAGAGCCTATGGTGCTAGAAACTATTCAGAAATTTTAGCAGAAGGTCTAGGTTATATCAACGACAGACGACATGGTAGGATTAAATCCTTTAAAACACCATGGTTAGGTTTTAATAGAGCCGGTATTAACGGTCTAGAATGGGGTTCATTACTTACTATTGGTGCAAGACCCGGTAGTGGTAAGACTATGATTTCTAGTCAGATATTACGTGAAGCTCGTACACAGAATCCAGATCAAGATTTTAACGTATTAGAATTCCAGTTTGAGATGGGTGCTAAACAATCAGCATCTAGAGCATTTGCTGCAGAAGTAGCATTGGATTATAATATTGTATTAAGTACTGATCGACAATTAGATGACTACGTATACGGATTAATGCAGAACCATCTTGCTGAAGTTAAAGCAATGGAAGAAGTAGGTATACGCAGAATACAGATTAACAAACCTCTTACAAACAAAGAGATAGTTGATGCTGTACACTTGTATTACAATAAACTTGGAGGTAAACCAATGATCATCACAATAGATCACAGTTGGCTTATCAAAAAAGGTACAGACGAAAAGGAAAAGATTGCAACTCTCTACAACACTGTAGAAGCTTTGATGCAACTTAAAAATGAACTTCCAGTTATTATTATAATGCTTACACAGCTTAATAGAACTATTGACGATGCTTCTAGAAAGAATCCAGGTTCTATAGCTAACTTTCCTACATCATCAGATATATTTGGTGGTGATGCTCTTATGCAAGGATCAGATATGGTTGCAGTTTTGAATAGACCTTATAAGTCAGATATCAAAATCTACGGACCAAAGTCATATGAATGTAAGTCTGAAGATGTATTTATGCATCTACTAAAAAACAGAAATAATTCAGATGATAACAATCTAATCTATCTTAAGATGGACGGTGTAAGACAACGTATGATAGAAGTAGGAGAACCACCATCAAGAACTGCTTCTGGTGCACCCGGTACAGGAAAACCAAAAGGTAGAACTATTGGTCAATTTACAACAGGAAATATCTCTGCTGACATTGGAGACGAGTTATAACAATAATACATTCACAATTAAAACAAAAGCACATGTCACAGTTTATGTCTGATGATGAGCACAAAGAATGGAAAAAAGCTAAGCTTGAAGCCATACGTGACTATCATCAAAGTCTGATTGACGATCTTGGAATTTCAAGAACAGACTTTAATATGAAGATGCCTTTCTATAACTCACGTGGTGAGATGGTAGTAGGTATATTTGCGTCAGAGTTTAAAAAAGAAAAAGGTTTCTTCTTTGAACTAGTTAACAGAGGTTTAGAACCCACTAACACTGCAAGAACAGTTTATAGAGTTGCACCTAGTACTACATTTCAAGATGAGTATGAACTGAATGAAAAAGGTTCTTATCTTGTATCACTAGATGAACTTAGAACTGTTAATCCGCAATCAGTTGCTATTAGTAAATCTTCTGCAGTAACAAGCAGTGATAGATTTAACACAAGACAAGCAGCTGCCCCAGAAGTAATGTACAAAGCACCGGCACCTATGGAAGATGCTCCGTACTCTGATATGACTATTAGAGATTACTACGCTATTCATACAGGTAAACCTGTAAGTGCTAAAACATGGTTAAACGAACTAATAAAACAAAAGTAATATGGGACAAGGAATCTTAGTCATTGCAGAATCAGGGTCAGGTAAATCTACTAGTATAGAAAAACTAGATCCAAAAGAAACATTTATTATTAATATTGCAAACAAACCATTACCTTTCAGAGGCTGGAGAAAAAACTACACAATCTGGTCTAAGGATAATCCAACTGGTAACATGTATGATAAAGCTACCCCAGCTAACATTGAGGCAGCTTTAAAATATGTCAGTGAAAAACGTCCTGAGATTAAAAACATTGTGATAGATGACTTTCAGTATATGAGCTCATTTGAGTTCTTTGAAAGAGTAGATGAGAAAGGTTACGAAAAGTTTACACAAATAGGTGCACACCTAGCACGTGTAGCTAGATTACCTAAAGACTTAAGAGAAGATCTTATGGTATTTATTCTGACCCATGCTGAAGAATCTACAGACATGGAAGGTAAAAAGAAGTTTAAAGCTAAGACTATTGGTAAAATGGTTGACGAAAAACTTACTTTAGAAGGATTATTTTCCATAGTTTTGTTTGGAAAAGTAAAGAAAGACAAAGACGGAAACATCAGATATGTATTTGAAACATCTAACAATGGTGAGAATACATGTAAATCTCCAAGAGGTATGTTTCAGTCTTTTGAAATAGAAAATGATCTGCAACTTGTAAAAGAAGCAATCGTAGCTTACGAAAACTAGTATAAAATAAACGTTTAATAATTAAATTCAAACAACATGTTTAGTACAAAAGGACAGGAAGTCAAAGCAACAGGTGGAGTACAAAAATCTCTGCAAGCAGGAGTAGTTTACGCACACATTTACAGTGCGTCAGTAAGAGAGTCTAAAGGAACTGGTAAGAAATCTCTAGAATTAGTACTAGAGTCACCAGCTATAGATGGTTTTGAAGGTTGGGCTATCAGTAAAGATGATCAAGAAGGACCAAAGTTTAAAGGTCAATCATCTAGAGTTTCTGCAAGTATCTGGATTGATACATACAATGAGACTAGTCCGTCTAAAAACGAGATTATGAACAAGCTTAGTGTTATTGCTGTAGAACTAGGTCTTAAGCCTGAGTTAGACAACATCAACGCATCTAGTATTGAAGACTGGGTTGCTCAAGTAGCTAATCTATTGAAAGGAAAAGATCTATATTTCTTCTTAAAAGGTACTGAAGAAGAGTATAACGGTAAAACAATTGTAAAATTGTCTCTACCTAAGTACAAATTTGCTTCATCAGACGAAACTAAGTTAGATAAGTTTGATAAGAACAATCAGTATCATTATAAAGCATTACAAACCAAAGCAGTATCTAGCTTTGAACCAGCTAATGATGACTTTGAGATGTAATTAGGTTGGTGAATAATAAATGGGGGGTGTTCTGCACTCCCCAATTTTATTACACTTAAAAATTGTGTTATGTTTAAAACCAAAAACTTGGTACATGACATTAAAGATGTACCAGTAGCATGGATATTTGAACATTTCTGCAAGCTAAAAGAAAAGCTTAATGGGCATGATGTAAAGATTAAGTCTCTCTTCAATTTGAAAGAGCGTACACCAAGTATGTGTATATATTATGACGCTAAGAAATCTACTTACCGTTATAAAGACTTCTCATCAGGCAAAGGTGGTTCTGCAATAGATCTAGTAAAAGACATTGAAGAACTTTCCTACCACAAAGCTTGCTCACTAGTTGTAGAAAAGTACAATGACTTTGTGCTGCACAACAATGGTGGCTATGATCTGCAAGAGTTCAAGCAAGCTTCTAGATATAAAGTGAACTCTTATATATTTAGATCGTGGAACACTCAAGATCAATACTTCTGGACCCAGTTTAATATTGGTACTAAGCTCCTTGAAGAGTATCATGTAAGACCGTTATCTTCATACACTATGCATAAAGATACTGATGATGGTCCCAAAGACTTAACTATCTTTGGTAATTATCTATATGGTTACTTCAAGCAAGACGGTTCACTTTATAAAATTTATCAGCCAAAAACGTTAGATAAAAAATTTATAAAAGTAGCTGACTATATACAAGGGTCGGAACAGCTAAAAAATTATAAGTGGTTGATCATTACATCTTCTCTAAAAGATCTAATGGCATTAAGAAGTCTTAAACTACCTATAGATATAATAGCTCCTGATTCAGAAAATACTGTTATACGTAGAGAAGTAATGGAGTCTTACATACACAAATACCAAAAAGTTATTGTGATGTTTGACTTTGACGAACCAGGTATAAAAGCAATGGAAAAGTATAAAGAACTTTACCCTGAAGTAGAGTATGCTGCTCTACCAATGAGTAAAGATCCTGCAGATTCCATTAAAGACTATGGTGCTAAAGAGGTATTCTACCGCATAGTACCTATTTTAAATAAAAGAATTCTTAATGACGAAGAGAAAAACGACTAGACGTGCTGTAACACCTAAGACTAGAAATGCAGGTACAATGACTGAATCTGCATTCTGGAGTTTTATTAGAAGTGCATTACGTCAGAAATCTAGATGGTGGAAACCTATTACAGAATGTAAGATGAAAGCTCGCAGAGCTTACAAGGGCCCACTAAAAAGACAAAAATTTGAGTACCAGTGTAACAATTGTAAAAACTGGTTTCCAGAAAAGAAGATTAACGTAGACCATATAGTTGGTGCAGGTAGTCTTAACTGTGCTGCAGATCTTCCAGGATTTGTAGAAAGACTTTTCTGTGAACAAGATAACTTACAAGTGTTATGCACAGAATGCCATGATAAGAAAACAAAACTAGAAAAAGAAAAGTGATATGGAAGATCCAATTATTGAAGCAGTTATAGAGCAAATTAAAGAAGACTTACAGTATGGTGATGTATCAGCCATCTATGAAATGCTGGAATTTCTTCCTAAGAAAAACTTGTTAGCTTATCTACCAGAAGAAATATCTGAACAATTAAAAAATCTTAATTAATATGGATGAAGATAAAAAATGGTGTCCGTCTAGTATTGCTGACTTACAGGATCAGTTAGATGAGCTTATTAAGTTCATTGAATATGAAGAAGCTATGACAGTAGATCCGACTACACAAAAAAGAATTAGAGCTAAACTTGTAGAACTTGGTGTTTGGAAAAAAGATTAAAATAAACTAATTATGAACTTAGAAGAAATGATGCAGGATACTGCAGAAGTATTGGAAAAAAGCTTTTATGATAAAAAGTTTTACTTTAGCTACAGCAGCTTAAATAAACTTATGTGGAACCCAGCTGTGTTTTATCAGTTGTATGTTCTAGGTATGAAAGAAGAGCGTACTGATGCTCACTTAGTACAAGGTAAAATTGTACACGCATTATTATTAGAAGAAGATAAATTCAACGACCAGTTTATTATCAGCCCAGGTAAATTACCTGGTGACTCTGTTAAAACTGTGATAGATAGAGTATTTAATCATTATACAGAAGTATCAGCAAATGGTGACTTAAGAACTAAACTAGAAGATTTTGATCAAGCTGTACTAGATGTAATGAAAGATATGAACTATCATCAATCTTTAAAGACAGATCAGCAAAGATTAGATAAAATTATATCTACAGAAACTGTTAACTATTGGGAGTTTCTAAAGACAAAAGGTAATAAAATGCTTATTGATCAAGAAACTTATGATTTCTGTAAAAATGCTGTAGACCTTATTAAAACTGATAAGAATCTTTGTGATCTCATTGGCTGTAATCTAACAGATTTTGACAATAAAGAAGTGTATAATGAGCTTCCTTTATCAGTAGAATATGGTGACCAACCATTTGGACTTAAAGGAATTATTGACAATCTTGTGGTAGATCATGATAAAAAGACTATTTTTGTTAATGACATTAAAACCACAAGTAAAGATCTAAAAGACTTTAAAGAAACTATAGAGTTTTATTCTTATTGGTTACAAGCTGTAATGTATTGCACTTTAACCAGTATAAAATTCAGAGACTTACTAGAATCTGGATACACACTTAAGTTTCACTTTGTAGTTATAGATAGATCGTTTCAAACATATTCTTTCTATGTAAGTGAACCAACTTTAAATAGCTGGTTAGATAGAATGAATAAAGTATTAGAAGCAGCTAAGTGGCATTACGTTAATAAAAACTATACTTTACCTTACGAATTTGCAACAGGAAGTGTAGTTCTTTAAAGATTCATCATGATAGAGAGCTTATATGGTAAATATTTTCAAAAGTCTAGGTCTTTTTTGTACCCAGCTTTAGGAATTAAAAAAAGCAGTAGCACTCATCCTACAGGTACTTATCTTTCTCTTGAGGGAAAGATAGGTCCTGAAGATATGAAGCTCATCTGTAGTTATAACAATTGTGAGACAGATGGTTTTAAAGCATTTGAAAACAAGATGCTGCTCACAAACCCTTTATTTGAACAAGTCATCCAAGTACAGGATTATAAGCTCTATGTGTTTGATTATCAAACATATAAAGATGACTGGTTCAACTTCTTACTAGGAAAATATTCTAAGCTATCAACTGTTCTAAAAAGAGCTATTAAAGTTTACTATGGAGAAAACTCTTCTGAGTATAAATACATGGATTCATACCTCTATCCTGAAAAGTACCACGGCTTGTACGCAAAAATTTTAGATGTGGATATCAAAACAATAAAGTCAAGCGGTGGTGAGTTATGTGATCCATGTAACATAGATAAAGAAACTTTAAAAATTCCAATAGAACATTTGGTAGTCTTAGATAAGTAAGTAAATTTGTATAAATAAAAAACCAAACAATGAATAAATCAATGATGCTAGTTACATCTAGCTGGGGTCCACGGAAGACTTTTAAACTGATCCCTATTACACCTGAAGCTATTTACAATGAAGGAATCTTTGATCCGGATAGTAAAGTGTTGGCTCTAATTGGTAAAGAAAAGAAACAATCTTTACACATGTTAGCTAAACTTAACGATCTAGGTGACCCACAAGAACTTAAGATTGGTAAAAGAGCTAACGGTAAATCATACGCAGAAGAACGCAGACAGCTAGAAAGTTTTTATGAGTATTATGTAGAGCATCCAGAAGAGATTATCAATATCATCAACATGATTGCTATTAACGCAGATTCATTTGATTACAAAGAACATATGGAATCACCGGCTACACCTCCTGCAGGTCTAAAGAACAGTGGTATCATCACAGAAGTATAAGTTATCATTCCTATTAATAACCAACTAAAGGGGAGAGAAATCTTCCCTTTTTTCAGCTTCAACAATTACGGGGGGACAGCTTAACTGAACAATCACATATGGCACAATCTGCAACACCTACTCATTGGGTTATGGACTATGAAACAATTGTAAACTGTTTTGTAGCTGTATTCCAACATTACAAAGATGATGATATTAGTGAAGTATTTATCATTACTAAAGACCAAAACGATACAGCTAAGTTTGTTAAATTTCTTAATAAGTGTGTATCACTAAAACAGTGGCATATATCTTATAATGGTTTAGCATTTGACGCTCAGATAAGTCAACATGTACTTATACATCAAAAGGAATATCTTAAACTAAATGGTGAAGAAGCTGCCAAGAAGCTATATAATTATGCACAATCTGTTATAGGCAGATCTGATAGAGGTGAGTTTTTAGATTATGCACCATACAAGCTTAAAATAAGGCAGATAGATCTATTTAAAATGAATCACTGGGACAACCGTGCCAAGATGAGTAGTCTTAAATGGATACAGTATTCTATGGACTGGCAGAATGTAGAAGAGATGCCACATCATCATTATGAGCCTGTAGATACATCTGATCAACTAAGTAGTATTGTTTCTTATTGTATTAATGACGTACTAAGTACTAAAGAAATACTCAAACATTCTACAGAACAAATACAGTTAAGACAAACTCTTACAAGAGAATATGGAATTGATCTATATTCTGCATCAGAACCAAGAATATCTAAAGAGTTATTCTTGTATTTCTTAAGTAAGAAGTTAAACTGGGATAAATCTGAGATCAAAACACTCAGAACTCCACGTCAGTACATTGTCTTAGCAGACTGTATTCTTCCCTACGTAAAGTTCCAGACCCCAGAGTTCCAAAAAATCTTAGACTATTTTCGTACAAAGGTAATTACATCTACTAAAGATGGATTTAAATATACTCTTGAAAATAGAGGTGTTAAAACTGACTACGGTCTAGGTGGTATTCATGGTGCTGCAGATGCAGGAGTTTATCAAGCAGAAAATGGATGGACTATAATGACATCAGATGTTACATCTTTCTATCCTAATCTAGCTATCAAGAACAAGTTTCATCCTGAACACTTACCGCAAAAAGAATTTGGTGATCTATATGAATGGTTCTTTGAAGAGCGTAAAAAAATACCTAAGTCTGATCCTAAAAACTATGTCTACAAGATTATTCTTAATAGCACATACGGTTTAACAGGTGATGAAAATAGTTTCCTGTATGATCCACGAATGACTATGCAGATTACTATCAACGGTCAGTTATTACTATCTATGCTCTATGAGATGTTGTGCTTAGCCATACCAGAAGCTATGCCTCTAATGCAAAACACAGACGGTTTAGAAATGATGATACCAACATCAGCCATTTCTAAATATATGGAAGTATGTGATAAGTGGCAGGTACTAACTCAACTTAATCTAGAGCATGATGAGTATTCTAAAATGGTTATTGGTGATGTAAATAATTACATAGCAGTAACTAAAGATGGTAAAACTAAATGCAAAGGTCGTTTTGAGTGGGAAGACTTACAGAAAAAGAAAGTTAGTGTATTCCACAAGAATAAATCTTTCTTAATTATTCCTAAAGCTATCTATGCATACTTTACAAAAGGTATAGACCCTGAGAAATTTTTAGAAGACAACCAGTCTATCTATGATTACTGTGCAGGTGTAAAAGCTAAAGGCGGATGGTATTACGAGACTCGAAGATTAGTGCATGAAAATGAAGGATCTTCTGTAGAAAAGATTAGACTACAAAAAATAGTAAGATACTATGTATCTGAAAAAGGTATAAAGCTAATGAAGTGTCACCCGGATGGACGTGAAGCTCAAGTAGAAGCAGGACCTTGGATGCAAACAGTAGTCAATGACTTAAGAGACATTAACAAACCTCTTAGTGAATACGGCATCAACAAACAGTACTATCTGGAAAACATATACAAACAGATAGAACAGATTAACAAAGTAAAAAGAAGAAGTTTTACTCAACTGTCATTATTTTAAAAACCAAACTTATGCCAATTAAAACAGAGTTCACAACTGAACAAAGAATTAGACTAGCCTCTTTACCTAACCACGGTAAAAGCTATGCTGTTATACCTCACAGTTATGTAATTGATGAGACTAAAAAAGAATTAGCTGCTGCAGGATTTACAATTTCTAACGAGCTATACAAGACTAATCTAAATGGAGAAGTAGCACAAGGTATCTACCATTTAAATTACGGTAATGACCAAGATATGGGTCTAATGTTTGCATGGTCAAACTCATATAACAAAATGATGAGATTTAAATGTGCAGTAGGTGCACAAGTATTTGTATGTATGAACGGTATGGTATCTGGAGACATCGGTAACTACGCCAGAAAACATACAGGCACTGCATTATCAGATGCTACACAAACTATTCAATATCAGATATCTAAAGCTAAGGAACACTATGATAACTTAGTTGCTGATAAAGAAACATTTAAACAGATCATACTAACCAAAAAAGAACAAGCATCTATTATTGGTCAGCTATATGCAGATCAAGAAATATTAACCTTGTCACAAGTTGGTATAGTTAAGCGTGAACTAGATACTCCTAGTTATTTATATAATGCATCTGCTGACTCAGCATGGAGTTTATATAATCATATTACATACGCACTAAAAGATTCTCATCCTATGAGATATCTTAGTGATCATCAAAAGGTGCATACATTTTTCTTAACTAATTTGTCTTCACAAACAGCAGTACCTGCTATAGAAGAAGATGTAGTAGAAGAACAAGAAACGTTATCTTACTTTGAAGAGGTAGAAAGACCAATATTTGGTGTAACCTTTTTATAAACTAGAACAAGTAGGATGTAGAAATGCATCCTACTTGTTTTTAAATTTAAATATATGAACTACTATATATTAAACGAAGATAAAACATTTACAATGTTACCTGATGGAGAATATCCAAAAGAAGAAGTATTTACAGATCCACGTATTGCACTTAATGTAATAGGTGACCAAAGAATATCTACAGTGTTTTTACACTTTGATCATGGTCTTAACTTTGGGCAAAAAGATAAAGTTTATCCACCAGTATTATTTGAGTCTATGATATTTAAAGGTCCACATGATCAGTATCAACGTAGATACCATACTTATGACGAAGCTTTAGAAGGACACAATAACTTAGTTAAAGCTTTAGAAGAGGAAAAACATCCTGACTTTTACTTTAACGATTAAACTTAACACAAAATGATTATAGGAATTTCAGGATACTCTGGATCTGGAAAAGATCTAGTGGGTACTATTATACAAGAGATTAGCCTAAACAAATGGCATATTAAGAAGTGGGCTGGTAAACTAAAAACCATTGCTTCTATACTTACAGGTATTCCTGTAGAAAACTTTGAGGATCAAGAGTTTAAAAAAACATTATTAGGTCCTGAATGGGGTACAGTTAAAGATATTCCTTTAAATAGTGTACCAGCATTTGCTGACATGCAGTTTAATAGTTTAATAACTGTTAGAGACTTTCTACAAAAACTAGGTACAGAAGCTATCAGAGATAGCTTGCATGAAAATACTTGGGTAAATGCTACTATGGTTGATTATACAGTTGAATCTAACTGGATTATTACAGATACACGTTTTCCTAATGAAGCAGAAGCTATTAAAAAAGCCGGTGGTATTGTTGTCCGTATAAACAGACCAGGTGTACAACCTATTAATCCACATCCATCTGAAACTAGTCTTGATGACTGGAACTTTGATGCTGTAATTAATAACGATGGTGATGTATCAGATATTGTACACAAAGTTGGCTTATTACTTTACAGACATAATATTAAATAATGAAGATCATTCATCAAAAAACTAAAACTTTAATCACCCGAGACAATGGAAGAAGTTCAGACGCAGTTAGTCCGAACTTCATCTATGGGTGTTTAGGTGGTTGTATGAATTCCTATTGTTATGTAGGTAGATATAACCATGATAAAGTGTATGTAAATGAAAATACAGATGATATTCTACACTCTGTTTATGATTGGCTAGTAACTAAACCATGGCCTAAAGTTCCTAATCAGTGTGACGAAAAGTATTACACTATAGATATAGGCTGCAGTACTGATGTAGCTTTAATGAGTAAACATTATAACTGGCAAAATGTATTTGATTGGTTTGATTTTCACAAAATGGCTAAGAGTACATTTGCTACCAAGTATCCCACTATGTTTCTTCCTAATGAAAAGTTTGTATTTCATCCGGATAAACACCGGATCAGGGTAAGTCTGATGCCTCAGCTTTATTCTGATGTATTAGAACCAGGTACAGATACTATAGAAGAACGTATTTGGAGTATACCTAGGTTACAGCAGTATATGGAAGTACATATTAACTTTAGCCCAATTGTTTATACAGATGGTTGGTTACATGAGTACCGTAAACTATTTCAACAACTAAAAGCTGCTAATGTAGATGTTAAGTGTGAATGTATATTTCTTACACACAACGTACATCAACATGAGCGTAACTCTGATATAGTAAGAGATCTACTCTGGCGTCCTGACATACAAGAATCTAAAGATTCTCAGTATGCTGCTGACAATATTCGTTACCAGTGGCAGCTTAAGAAAGAAATGATCAATCAGTTTACTAAACTTTACTCAGAGTTCTTTGATCCCGCTAACATTAGATATATATTTTAACTATGAAACTCATTGTAAAAGAAGGAAGCTATGAAGCTGATACCCTATGGGGTATAATAGTAGAAGTCTTGAAACACAGATTTTGGCATCTTAGAAAACACGGTAAATGGATGGACTAATGAAAAGACAAACTCCTGTAGAAAGACTAGCAGACTATGTACGGTCAAGGTATGAAACAACTGAAGTGTTTAACAATCTGGTAACCAATCTGTTACATAGAGAAATGCTACAACGTGTTGAAGACTACAATGCAGGTCATGCTGATGGTCTATGCAATCATGTTAATGATGCTACCAATTATATAAACGAACAAAACTATTTAAAAGATGAAGATACTACACATTAGTGATACCCATGGGTTCCATTATCAATTTCCTGAAACAACTTGGGATGGTGTTGATGTAGTAGTCCATAGTGGAGATTGTTCTAATTACTATGATGTATTTAGAAACGAACAGGAAGTATGGGATTTTATTGACTGGTATAAAGGTGTACCCGTAAAGTATAAAATATACGTAGCGGGTAACCATGACACCTCTATAGAAAGGAAACGAATAACAAAAAAGGATTTTGAAGAACGTGGTCTCATCTACTTGGAAGATAGCTTTGTAAATATAGACGGAGTTAAGTTTTATGGCACACCTATTACACCTACATTTGGTCAATGGGCATTCATGAAAGCCAGAGATAAAACTCACCATGTATGGGAAGCTATCCCAGAAGACACCGGGGTCTTAATTGTCCATGGTCCTCCTAAAAGCATACGAGACTTATCGTATGACAGACATGGACAGCTAGAGTTCTGTGGAGATAATGCACTTCTAAAGAGATGTATGGCTCTAAAGAACACATTAAAGTTTATGTGTTTTGGTCATATTCACAATATGGATGGAGTTTTAAACCAGGGAACTTCTACCTTTGCTACAACACAAACTGTCTTTTCTAACGCAGCTTGTGTAGACGATGGTAGGTTTGACCGAGGCTTAACTTCTTTTGGTAATGTCCTAGAAATTTAATAACTTTAATAAGTAACTATGAAAGATTTATGTGTATCATGCGGTGCAGAAACCGCATACGAAGTGTCTACTCATGTTGATATGAGGAACGCATATATAGAAGGTGTAGGCCAACTATGTAGTAAATGTTTTACCTCTGGTACCAATCGTAATCATATTCTTGTACCAGAAGTCACAATCATTAACACACCAAACAATAGTGAGCTTGGTGCTAAAGTGAGGGAGATCTATCATGAAACGAAGTGATGATCTTGTTAAAACTCTTATTGACCAAATGTTCATCATAGCAGGGCATGAGCTCCGCTATGATGACGTTATTGGTAGAAAAGATAACTGGTTTCAGCAATACACTATGACAGAAACTCAAAGAGATGAGTGGAAAGAATGGGGTATATCTTATATTCGTAAAAAGAAACGATGGAGTAAAAAGCTAGCTGAAAGAGAGATGGCTTTTCTAGATCTTTATTGTGGATTAAAAACAGCTTAACATGAAAAAATACATAAGTGCAGTGCTTAGTATAGGCACTGTAGGTATACTATTTTATACACTCTTTGATTTAAGACAACAAGTTAGCTCTTTAAAAAAAGAGTTAGTAGTTGTTACGGCTCAAAAAGATAGTTTGTATGATGAAAATTTTATAAAGCATGTACAGCTTGATAGGTATGAATTATCAGTAGATTATTTACTGACTAAAAATCCTAACGCTGCTTTACAATTAATAAATTATATGAACCATGAAACGGAATAAATGGAACTGGGACTTTATCTTTGTATGGATAGTAATAGCTGCTACAAGTTTTACTCTTTGGTACAATATTATAAAGTTCTTTACACGATAAACCATGAATAATTTTATATACAGACTTACAAGACTTAACGATGGTCTTGTTAAAGAAGGTACACAACTAGCTTGGATTAATTACAAACTAACTGGTAACTCAATATATAAAAGAATAGCAAAAGGTAGAGGTTTAGTTATTTATAGAAGCATGGGAAGCTATTGGCAAACTACACTAGTCCAGTCTTATAAAAAACTAGAAGATGGTACAATAATGTTTACTACAGAAAATAGTGATTATAAATTAGAAAAAATAAAGAAAGAAAAATGAGCTTAGAAGACAAGAAAAAAAACATTTTTGAACCTAGAGTAAACATCCTACCCTATGAGTATCCACAACTATTAGCATACAAAGATGCTATCCGTCACTCATATTGGATTGATACTGAGTACAACTTTACTACAGACATTGACGACTTTAGAGTCAAGGTGACTGATGAGGAAAGAGAAGTGATCAAAAGAACAATGCTAGCCATTGCTCAGATTGAAGTTAACGTTAAGACCTTTTGGGCTGACTTGTATAAGAGAATGCCTATCACTGAGATCGGTGATGTAGGCATGACGTTTGCAGAGTCTGAGGTGAGACACAAAGATGCTTATGCTAGACTACTTAGAATCTTAGGATTAGAAGAAGAGTTTAGAACAGTAATTGAAATACCAGCTATTGAGGGTAGAATCAAATACCTAAAGAAGTATCTTGACGGATCTCGTAGTAAAGACAATAAGATGTACACCAAAAGTGTTCTTCTTTTCTCTCTGTTCATTGAGCACGTAAGCTTATTCAGCCAGTTCTTGATCATGATGTCTTTCAACAAAGAGAAGAACTTATTCAAAGGTATCTCTAACGTGGTAGAAGCTACTTCTAAAGAAGAGGATATCCACGGTAACTTTGGAGCTGAGCTGATTAATATAGTCAGATCAGAAAACCCAGAATGGTTTGACGAAGAGTTTGAAGAACTAATTTATTCTGCTTGTAACAAAGCTTACATTGCAGAGTGTGACATCTTAGACTGGATCTTTGAAAAAGGTGAGCTTGACTTTCTTCCTAAAGAAAACATTAGACAGTTTATTATGAACAGGTTTAATAACTCTCTTGCAAAGATTGGTATGAAACCATTGTTCTATGTAGAGAATACCTTACTAGAACAGACTCATTGGTTTGACGTAGAGATTACAGCTACTAAAGAAGGGGACTTCTTTTACAAGAAACAAATTGATTACAATAAAAAATCTAAAGCAATCACAGAAGATGACCTATTCTAACTACTATTGGCTTAATGATGAAAGCCGCAAGTTCCTCTCAAGAGGTTACATTACAGAATCACCTGAACAAAGAATTAAAGACATAGCTAGAACTGCTGAGAAGCATCTTAGTATTAATGGTTTTGCACAAAAGTTTGAAGACTATATGAGCCGTGGGTTCTACAGCTTATCTACTCCAGTGTGGATTAACTTTGGTAAGCAGAAAGGTTTACCTATTAGCTGTTATGGATCTAACGTAGACGACAATCTAGACAGCATTCTTAACGCAGGTCGTGAGATTGGTATGATGTCTAAGTACGGTGGAGGTACTAGTGTATACCTGGGAAACATCCGGGCCCGGGGAACAGTAATTTCTACAGGAGGTACTGCAGATGGACCTGTACACTATGCACGTATATACGATACAGTGGTAGATGTTTGTAAACAGTCTGAAGCAAGACGTGGAGCATGTGCTGCATACTTACCAGTAGAGCATCCAGACATCATGGAATTCTTAGATATTGGTACAGAAGGTAACCTTATCCAAAATCTTCAATATGGTGTGACAGTTGGTGACGCTTGGTTAGAAGAGATGAAAGCAGGGGACCCTGAAAAACGTAAGATCTGGGCAAAGATTATTCAGAGACGTAATGAGTTCGGCTTTCCTTACATCATGTTTAAAGATAACTCTAATAATAACTCTCCTTATAAAGAGTTAGATATGGAGATTACAGCAAGTAATTTATGCTCTGAGATCCAGTTACCTACAGATAGTTACAACTCTTTTGTATGTTGTCTTGGATCTATAAATCTATTACACTGGGACGAAATTAAACAGACAGATGCTATTGAAACATACACTCTGTTTCTTAATGCAGTAATTGATGAGTTCATTACTAAAGCTGCTACACTTCCCGGTATGTCTAGGGCCCACAGATTTGCTAAAAACCACAGAGCTATTGGTCTTGGTGTATTAGGATACCACTCTTATTTGCAATCTAAGCTTGTTGAATTTGAATCTATGCACGCTAAGATGTTAAACGTAGAAATCTTTAAAACTATTAAAGAAAGATCTGACAATACATCTAAGATGCTTCATGATGCTAAAGGAATAACATCCATTAGACCAGGTTACGCTAACACAACCTTAGTTGCTATAGCACCTACTAAGTCTAGTTCATTTATCCATGGACAAGTTAGTATGGGTATTGAGCCTATTAAGTCTAACTACTTTATTAAAGACTTAGCTAAAAGTAAGACCGTCTATAAGAACCCTTTCTTAGAAGAAGAGCTTGAGAAGCATGGTCTTAACACACCAGAGACTTGGGAAAGCATTCTAAAGAAAGACGGTTCGGTACAACACTTAGACTTCCCTACTAAAGCAGTATTTAAATCCTTTATAGAGATTAGTCCTAAAGAGATTATCATTCAAGCTGCTGCAAGACAGAAGTTTATTGATCAGTCTCAATCTTTGAACCTAATGATTCACCCTAGTATTCCAGCTAAAGACATCAACCAGTTGTATCTATTTGCTCACGAGCAAGGTGTAAAGACACTATACTATCAGTTCAGTATAAGTAGTGCTCAATCATTTACAAGAAACATCCTAGAATGTGCTAGCTGTGAGGGATAATTTAGTAACTTTATATAATTAAAAAACAATCATGGAAAATTTCGATACACTTATTAATAACGTAGTAGGATGGGCAGCAGATAAAAACATCTTGAAGCCTGAGAACGCACCTAAGCAAATGCTTAAAGTGATGGAAGAAGTTGGTGAAACAGCCGGTGCACTAGCTAAGAACAAGCAAGAAGAGCTTAAAGATGGTATAGGTGACGCATTTGTCACTCTAATCATTCTAGCTAAGCAAGTAGGTATGGAACCTGCAGACTGTCTAGAAGCAGCTTGGAATGAGATTAAAAGCCGTACAGGTAAAACTGTTAACGGTGTATTTATTAAAGACTAGTATATGATTAAAACACATTTAGATGTAGAAGATCTCTATGTAAAAAGAATTGTTAAAAGAGCTGTTAGAAGACTTAGATGTAAAGGCATTAGATTAATAATGAGACAATCTAAAGAATCAGCACTCAATATAGACTGGTTATGAAAAAAGCATTATACCTAGATGATCAGCGTACACCTACTGATACTCTTCCTAATTACGAGCCTTGGTATGTAGTGAGAAACTATAACGAGTTTGTAGACTGGATTAGTAAAAACGGTATGCCTGATTTTGTATCATTTGATCATGATCTAGCAGAAGAACATATAGAAGACTTCTTCAAACAAAAATTATCACAGGGGTACCAGCATCCTAATTATGCAGAGTACACTGAGAAGACTGGTCTAGACTGTGCTAAATGGTTAGTAGATTATTGTCAAAGCAATAACATTCCTATATGTGGTTGTTCTGTACATAGTCATAATCCTGTAGGAGCTAGCAACATACATAGTTTGATCAACGGATTTAAAAAACACTTGGGCTTACCAGAAGATTGCTACATCGGTAAACACCCATTCACAGTAGAAACAAAAACCAAATAATATATGAAGAAGTACGGAGTTGAATTTCATTTCTTTAGTCCATCAAGAATATGTCTTGGACTAGAGTTCTTACAAGGAATTATACATGAAGAGTCAGGAGACAGCTATTACAAAGAGTTAGTAATAGGTTTCTTTTTCTTTCATATAGAAATCACCCTTAGACAACAATAAAACAAAAGGAGAGGCTAATAACCTCTCCTTTTTTATTTCTATCTGATATAGAAGTTTTTAACTGTTTCAAATGATTCCCATCTATTTAAAATATTCAATGCTGGTATAACGTCAGTCATTTCTTTAAATAGTTTCAACTCACCTTTGTTTACCCCACGCTCAAAGTAGTTATCATCATATGGAGGAAACGGCATAGCAGCAGCTGTTGCTATTATTTGACCATAGTCTCGTAGAGTAGTTAAAGCAGCAAATGGATTTTTAGCAAGTTGATACTGTTCTAAAGTACCTAATCCAGGAATAAAAGTTAATATTTCATTCTGTTGACGAGTCTGCTGATAAGTTAAGAAATTAAGAAGACGTTTCATTTGTTCATCATCATCATCCAATCCAGAAGCTAACATATTAAATAAGTAAGCAGCTACAGCAGAAGCCATAAAGAAGCCAAGTTCAGCAATATTCTTATGCATATTTCTTACTTCTAACTCAGACATATTCTTATACGTCTTAGACCCTGGTACAAGTGCACCTAACATACCGCCTGTCTTAGCTAAGAAACCTTGTTCAGTTTGATAAACGTGTTTCATTACATTCCAGAATGTTCTGTAACGTCCTTCTATCACACCTAAGTTTTCATTATCATATCTCTTAGCAAATCTAGCTCTAAACAAAGGATAAACCCACTTGTGAAACTGAGCTCCTAACTCACCTAACCAGTGAGACTGAATTACCATACGATCTTCCCACGCATAGTTACCATGTATTTGTTTGTTAACTTCATAGATGTAATTAGTAACTCTGGTACGAAAAGCTTCATCTATATCAAAACCTGGCTTAAGAGTAAGTTCGTTAGTATTTTCATCAAAGTTAAAAGCATCATAGATGCTCATCTTTTCACCAGTATTTTTATTAGTAAGCTCAAATTTACTACTCATTGTAACAGCAATACCTGTCTTGGACTGTACGTTAAATTCACCAGCTTCTTGAAACACGTAAGCTAATTGTAAAGCATCAACTTTTCCAGAAGTTTCTTGATACTTACGAATCATTCTAAAGTATTTAACTACTGCCTCATACTTAGAGTTAGGTTTATTTAAATTATAAAGACCATCTTTAGAACCCATACCTTTCATTAGACCAGGCATATAGTCTTTATTATACTCACCAGTAGCTCTAAAATATGCAGGACGATCAAAATAAACACCGCCATAAGCTTCTATAGCATTGTTTATTCTACCCATTACATAGTTATTTACAGCACCGAATACGTTAAAACCTATACCTTTTAATGATGTAATGTTTTGAAGCTTAGCTGCAACTTGAGCAAATGTACTATAGTCATACTGATCATTGTTGTAGTAGACCATTTTAAACCATTTCTTAAGACGCTTATTAGCTAATGACTCTCCTTCTTTTTGATATACAGCATCAGCATCACTGCCTTTTTTCAAAAACTTTTCACCAATGCTATTAGAAACATAGTATTTTTTCTTTTCTACAATCTTAGATATAGCTAACAAAGAAGTTTCAATATCAGACATCTGCTCAAACTTTTCTGCCATCATTCTAAAAGCAATCAAGTTTTCTACAAGGTCAGTATTAATATCATTAAAATTAATCTTAGAGTTTTCTATAGCTAAAGAAAGCTGTAATTTTTTAAGCTCTTGCTCGTACACCTCATTGCTAATACTTTTTTCTAGTACATAAGCATTCTTAAGATCTGATATTTTTTCGTTTATTGCGTTTATACGAGCTTCATTACGAGGATCATTAGTATAAAGAATAGGTAAGTTATCTACAGGTACACCATCGTCATCTGTTAATCTTTGTGTAGAATGCACTTTACCAGATATATCAAACCAACTTCTTAGAGACTTAGTTATAGCTGTAAAAATTGATGACCCGTTTCTTTTAGCAGTGTTAATATAATTATCTTTAACTCTAGCTACCTTACCTAACATTTTTTGCTGAACGTCAATAGGAAGCTTTTCTAATGTAGCTTTCATCTCTTTATTAAAGACTTCATAGAAGTCCTTCTGAGCACGCTCTAAATCCGTAGTAGGATTCATAAGCTTTACATAACGTTCATCCCGCATATCTACACCAGATAATGTAGTTTCTCTAGTCTCAACGTATTTACTCTTAACAAAGTAGCCTGTTTTTAATTCTGTACGACCTCTATAAGAACCATCTTTTTCAAATATAGTTCCCATGTATTCAATACGATCATAATACTTATCTCTAAACTTTCTATAAGCTTCATCTGTAACTGTAGATTTTTTAACCCATGATAGTATTCCACGTTTAGCAGAAGGACCATGAGGCATCTCATACATAGCACGCTCATTTATAAACTCACTAGAATATCTATGATACTCTCCACTAGTAATATTATTATTAGCATCTAGTTGTTCAGCTTCTCTAAACTTTCTTACTTTATCTTTACGTCTTTGAAGTTCAATATTATATAATACATCCTCACCTTTAGCATCTTCAAGATTTTCAATAAGAATGTATTCCATCTTTTCTCCCTTATCATCTCTTAAAAGACCGTAAATTTCTTTTTTAAGATCATAATACTTTTGACCTATAGCTTGTAAATATCTACCACTAAAGTTGCCGTCTTTGTCGTAGTTAAGCATGAATGAAAAGTCAATCTTACCTCCAAAAGCTGCAGCTAATTTATTACCTATAGATTTAATCTTGATTATAAATTCATCTGTACGGTTCATAGCTTTTTGATTAGCTTCCGTATATAGATTAGCTGCTATAGCTAAGAGTCTTTCTTTACTATTCTGAAGATCACCTAAAGCATATTGATCTAAACTAATATCAAAACCTTCTTTAAGGATCTTGGTAAGTTCTTCTTCTGTTAGAGAAGCATTAGATTTTTTAGAAATCAAATCCTTAACATATGCTTCTAAAGCTGGATTGATTTCATCTTTTACAGCGTTAAGTAAACTTTGTACCTCACGCATAAGCTTTAACTGCTCTTGTGATCCTAATCCTAATTCAGGAACAGATGCAAGTCCTCTATAAGATTCAACGAATTTTTCAGCTTCTAATATTACGTCTATATATCCTGGATTACCAACCTTAGATGGATCAGTAATATACTTATACATACTTGATAACGTAGACTTAGTATAGTTAAGTAATCTACCAAATGAAATATCTGGTCTACCAGCATCTTTCATCTCAATAGAAGATAATAACTCAGAAACTTTATCAACGCTCTGCTCACGACTCTCTTCTGAAAAAGATTCAAATCTTCTAGACTTAGCTAGATCTTTTAAATATATCTCACGTTGGCGTAGCTTATCTACAAAGGTTTTAATAGTTGCTTGAAGCTTATCTAACATATCTCCAGGAATATCCTCTTCAGGCATTTCTTCCTCAGCTGTTAAAAAGTCTTCATCATTAGCAGGGTTATTTAAACCTAAAGCTTTCTTGTATCCTTTAACTTTACTTCTACCACCTTTAGTCTTAACAATCTGATCTACAAAAGATACGTTAGCACTTGGTTGGTGAGTTTGTATACCTTCCCACTCAAAGTCTGTAACTTTTTGTTCTTTACCCAAACCTTCTATAGACAACTTAATATGAAGAGTTTGAATTCCCTTAACAGGAAATCCGTTAACTTCAGCAAGTCTTTTGTAAGTAGCAACTTGTATACCATGCTGTTGCTGTGTAGTTAGAGGTCCTTCCAGTACTGACTCTTCCCCTACTGGAAACTTTTTGTTACGATAGTTATCACTCTTATAACTGTTCTTAGAAACCTTTAGATCTGTAATAAATATATCACCGTTAGGTTTAACAATAAATATATCTAGAGATCCTGCTATACCACTTTGTGCATCAGACAAAACTACTTGTGGTAGTATAATAGAGCCATCTGACATTACACCAATAAAATATCCCTGTAAAGCATCATAAGCTCTTCTTGAGATATCTTCTGATATAATACCACTCATACTCTGTTTAGCCTGATCAAAAGTTTTACCTTCAATAATGTCTTGAAGAGTCTGATCAAATTGAGATCCAAACAAACGGTTAAGTTCAAACATCCCTTCTGGATCATCAAGCTTACCTTTGATAGCTGTAGTTACAGACTTATATGTTTGACCTGTACTTGTATGTACATACACGTGATTTTTTTCTTCTAGAATTACACGTCCTGGGTCTTCTTGACCAGCTTTAGGTTCAAAATAGATATCATCTACTATACGCTTCTGAAGATCGTTTCCTAATTGTCTAATACGATTCTTAAAAGTTCTAGTACGTTCATCTAACTGATACAATGGTTTAACTGATACCGGCATACCAGTAAGATCTATCTTACTTTCAGACAAGCTAATCATATCAGCAATGTCTTGTAAGTTATAGTTTAGTTCTAAATCAGATATCTTAATACTAAACACTTTATTAAACATTCTACGTAACCAGTTTTTAAACTGGGTCATCATAGAAAGTCTCACTCTACTAACTTGACTATCTTCTATATTACCAGCATCGGTCATATTACCTGCAGCTAGTTTACCAAGATAGCTAATCAAAGCTTCATCCATTTGATCTTCTTCAGATAGATTACTATATCCTTCTGTAGCTTTAACATTCTCAATCTCAGATAATCCTTCCTCTATAGACTGAAGCTCTTTCATTAGCTTATCATATAAAGACTTATTATCTGTCTTTAGTACACTGATGAATGGATGTAGATACTCATGAAACGGAGTATCTTTAGTTATCTCTTTAGCAGAGTTAATATACACCTTACCGTTTTGAAACTTAGCTTTCCATTCAGAATTAGGTTCATTAACTACTTGATAATCAACACCAAATCTTTCTTTAAGTCTATCAAGCATCTTGGTAGCTGTTTCAATATCTACAGGCACTTGAGGTATTACAGCTGTAGGAGTTTCTACTACTGGTTCAGATCCTAAAAACTTTCTAACTGAACTTATAAACGGCTCGTTATTACTATCTACTAAACCTTTAGCTTCCCCAGCTTCAAAGTCTCCAAAGTAGGATTTAAAAGACGGGGTGTATGCAAGTAGATACATATCTACAGCTAACTCTTGATCTTTAGCTACTTCTGGTAATGATATAATATCATTGTATAGTCTAGACTCCTCACCGTTAGGAGCTTTAACTGCTACAACTTTACCTTCATCATTTCTAAATATTTTACAAGCCATGTGTTATGTGTATATAAATTAATAATTATTCTCCTTTACAACCAGCGTCATCTTCTTTTTTACGTTCCTGTAGTTCACTTCTTTTAGCAGCTAGAAGCTTCTGTAAGTTCTTCTTAGCTTCTTCTGGGTCTATGTCAGTTGGTACAGGATTGGTAAAGTTAGGCATTTCTCCCTCAGATTCATCAGTAGCTTTAAAAGTATTTTTCATAGCTTTTGGTGAAACAGGCTGCTCTTGACGAGTCTCTTTTAGAACACGCAATAGCTCAGCTGGTTCAGTAATCTCAGTGTCATACTTAACATCTTTACCGTTTTCTTTTTTATAGAAGGTAAGTTTATTACCTACTATCTGGAAGGTAATTCCCCAATCTTCTTGCAGATCTCTAGCTTCAGTACTAAATCTTAAAGGATCAAAGTTTCCGATAATATTATCTAGTTCAATTTCTGCTTTAGCTAAAGCTGCTTCAGAAAGATTAAACTTATTATTATTAGAAGCTTTTCTATTTCTAAGTACCAAGTTAGTAGGCATCTCACCTGTAAGTCCACCAACCTTCCATTGTTTTCTAGAACCAGTAGGCTCAAATTTCTCATATACAGCTGTGTTGCTTAGTGCTATAGTATCACCTACATTTTTAATAAATGACCCAACACCTTCTATAGGAGTAGATTGAGTTACTACTTCTTCTAATCTCTTAAGCTCAGCGTTTAAGTATTCCCAAGTTCTTGGAGCTTTTTCAGCAAGCTTAGCTAAACCTACACCAATTGGAGGCACAGTTAACTTGTTATACTTACCAGTGTTCCATACTGCTATAATAGCATCTATGTCTTGAGTAATTATACGTGCATTTTCTTCAAAATCAGCATCAGATTTGAAAGCAGAATCATCCATGTTAGGAGCTTTCTTAGTAGAAATACCCATAGCATTAGGCTCACCTCTCATCTCTTTAGCTTGCCCACCTAAACCTTTTCTTGTATCATTATCACCAAATACATATAGTGTACCTGGATTTTTCTGAAGATCTTCTCTTTTAAGAATCTTTGTAGTTCTTGAAAAAGCTGTAGCAGTGCTTACCTTCTTAGCTACACTTCTAAGTTTATAATATGTAGCTTTTTCATTTACACCTTTTTCACCTGTAAGTATCTTAACTGTATAAGGTAGTTCAATATAGTATCTATTGTTACCTTGTTCATCAGGACGATTAGTAAGTTTAAAACCATTAGCTTTTAAAACTTCTTTATTATAGTTTAACTTATCTAAATCCTTTTGCTCAAACTTACCTTTTTCAAGTACTTCAGTATAAAATTCATTACCAAACTCATCAATCAACAACATGAGTTCAGGTTTACGAACTCCACCAAACAAGTCAATAGCTAGTATAGTTTCATCTTCAGACTGCATTATAACTTCAGGTACATATCCTTTAGGTTTATTTTTTTCAGCCTGTGCATTTACTTTCTTACCAGCAAATACTCTTGTTATATTGAATGTATTATTAATGTTAGTAGTGTACAAAGAAGTAAACTCATTAAACATTTCTGGAGCTGTAGAACCAAATATTTCTTTGTACTTTTCAGTGTTACCAACTAAAGAGTCTTCCTTAAGAAGTTGATGAGCTGCCCCTGTAGAATCTAACAACTCTTTAAACATTGCAGGTGGAATAAACTTAATAAAACTACCACTCTTAAACTGAGCACCATCTTTAACTATAAGATAGTTAAATAAATTGTAAGCTAAAGATCTAGTTTTTGGATTACTATATATCTCTAAGAAGCTATCTTCAATACGATTTTGTTCGTGCTGCCCAAGCTTAGCCCATGTATTAGACTCTACAGTGTTAATACCACCTCTTGATTTAGCATTAAAGTATTCTTGACCTGAGTTAACATCATATAGTTTTACAGGAACAATGTTTAAGAATTTATTAGCAAAGTAGTTTTTAGGAAGTTGTTGTCTGATAGATTTTACAGTATCAATAATATCCATAAACTGATCTCCTCTAGCTACTGCTTCTGCATCATAGATCATTGAATTATCTAAACCGGCTAGCTTTGCACCTTTACCGTTTACTTTTAGATACTGCATGTAAGCTTTAATACCTAAATAAGAAATGATATCACGCTTTAGTGTAACGTTAAAGGTTTCTGCTTCTTTAGAATTAACTCTTAAATTTTTAAGAATAGTTTCTTTAAATCTCTGGAAGATATATGTCTTTTCCATAAAGATACTTTTCTGAAGATCTTGAATCTGATTCTTAATTCTTAAATAGTTAGCCGTAATATTATGATGAGGTTTAGAAGCATCTTTACCTGTAAGCACTTGACGTAAATCAAATGGTAATTTACTTTCAGAGAATGTAGAGTCATCCATATTTAAACCAAGCATCTCTTCTTTCTCTTCAATAGCATCAATAGCTTCATTACTTGTACCTAAACCTTTAGATAACTTAAGTACTTGAGCTACAGCAGAATAGTAAGATGTTTGATTATAGAAATTTAAGAATGAACTAAATATTGCAACATTAGCTTCTGGGTTAGAACCAGCAGACTTAATATTGTTTTCCAAAAGTTCTGTTGTAATTTCAGGTAAAGTAGAATCTTTTACTAATTCATTAGAAAGTTCTTCTAAAAGTTCCTCACCAACCTTAGCTTTTACTAAATCTTGTTCTTGAGGTGTTTTAATCTTCTTAGAAGCTACAGCGATACGCTTATAAAACTCACGAACAGAAGGTTGTAAGTTAAACATAAGTGCTGTTTCTAAAGGTACACCAAGTGCAACCATATTAGATACTACACCTACAGCATTAATATTCAATCCAAGACGTGCAGCCAAACGTTCTTTGGCGTTATCCGTCATAGCTGATACTATAGCAGAAATGTGATAGAATATACGCTCACCTGTGTATCCTTCAACCTCACTTACTGCACCACCATCACCAATTTCTGTACGTTTTTGGAAAGCTTTGTTATACTCATAACTATTAAACTTATGACCATCTATAGTTAATACATACAATTCTTCTCCTTTACCGTTTGTTTCTCTAACTCTAGTTAGTTTACCATAACTATTCATAATGGCATAAACTAGCATTGAGTTTACAGCTGGTCCAATATTACGAGCACCTTCTTTATTATTTTTGAAAGCTTTGTATTGACCGATCATAGAGTCAACATCAGATCCAGTTTCTACTAACACATCTCTTAGTATTGGGAATCTTTCAATAAAGCTATTAACAATATCTATAAGTGGTTGTACCTCAGCTACTTGGAATGCAGAAGCAACTTTTCCTTCTGTAGACTTAGTAACTCCATCATTGTTTTGAAGCTTAATCTTAGCTTCAAGAATACGGTTGTTAAGTACACCATTGTTAAGTTCACCATATTGTTCTACAGCTTTAGCATATTCATCTGCATTACTAGGTAATCCTAATTCTTTTAAAGCACTCTCAATCATCATTGAGTCTAGAGATCTACTAAATAAGTCTTTAGCTAGATCTTCAAAGCTTTGATAAACACCGCCCTCTTCATCACTATAAGTTTCTTCATTCACAGCTTCAGCTCTAAGTTGAGCAAGCTTTGTTTTAAAAGTCTTATTGCTTGACTGCAAGTACATTACATACTCAGTAAACTTACCGTCTTTAGTCTTAGCTGTACCATAAGGTATACGTTCTCCATCTTTACGATAGAAGTCCATAATTTGCATGTACACCTTATCAATATCAAAGTCAGCTCCAGATATTTCAATAAGCTCGTGAGGAAACACTGCTGTAGATCCGTAGAAAGCAGGTAAGAAATCAACCAACTTACTGGTTACAAATGAGTGCTTATCTTGTGAAGGAATACGTACTGCAAAAGATTTTAAAGCTGCTTCTGAAATAGATCCATCTTCATTATATAAGTTCATGTCTTCTCTAAAGTGAGGAGGCATCATATACTCTGTAAAGTAACCAGTAATATTACCTTGTTCATCAAACTCTGGAACGTTATGTCTTAGATCATCTATGTAGATATCACCCACTTTAAGACCATCAAACTCACGATCTAGATTATTATTATAACGTTTAGCATCTTTAATTTGAGCTAATAAAGCTTTGTCTTTTTCATACTGGCGTCTAGTAATAACTTCCCAGCTTAAAGGTTGCCCGTTCTCATCTAATCTTGTTACACGTTTAGCAACCTTCATACCGTAGTTAGAAGCTAACGCTAAAGAGTGTCCTGGAGTTTTTTCACTCATAACACCTTTAGAAAAGTAAGCTAAGAATAACTGAGTAAACTTATCTAAAGTGATAGGATGGTTAAGATCATACTTAGGTACATATTCACCAGTCTGCTCATTCTTAATAGGAGTAAAGAACTCAATAAGTTGTGAGTCAGCTCCTGTAGCTTTAAGAGTTTCAACTTGTTTATTTAAAAACTTACCAAGCTTAGGAGTAATCTGAGATTGTTTAAGTGACTTCTTAAGTTCTTTAAATGCACCTTCAATATCAAACATCTCATCACGAGCCGCAAAGTAGTTATTCTTAACACGTTGTTCAGTATCAGATAAATAGTTATCAATTACTTGACCAAGAGTCATCTCTTCACCCTGGAAATTAACTATAAGATCTCTTGACTGTTCTGCAATAATCAACTGCTTAGCTTGAGTAGGATCAGTAATTAATAACTTATTAGAAGGGTTTTCTAACTGAAGTCTCCAGAAGTTATTATCATGTTCTACAAAGTTCTCATCTGAAATAGAATTAGGGTCAGCAGCAATATTAGTCTTATATCCTTTAGAAGCAGACTTAGGTATAGCAAATGTAATAGTTTCATTTGCTGACTCATATGCCTCAAGCTTTTCTCTTATTGTATGAAGCTCTTCATATCCTGGTCTAGCTACCCAAGTATTACCTTCTTCAACAGAAGTAAGTTGTTTACTTAATAGAATACCTGAAGTCTTAACATACTTCTTACCATCGTTATACACAAGCTTAATAGAGTTAGTCTGAGCATTATAGCTAACAGAACCTCCTCTTGTACGAGATATTCCATTTTTATCTTTATATATCTCTCCAAAGATATCTTTTGTAGATACACTTTCTCCTCTTTCAATTTTATCTAGTAAGTCAGCTTGAGCTTGATTAAGTTTACCAAGTCCAAACAATGTATAGCGGAAAGATTTTACAGACATCCACATTTGAGCATCTGCTTGTTCTTTATTCTTACCAGCATACTTACCTCTATATTGAGGATCATTAATTGTAACTACATGTGACTTTGTATTAGCATGATTAATGCCTAAGTTAGATGCTGTAACAATACTAGAAATAGATGCTCCAGAACCATTCAAACCTTTATTACGCTTAACCTCATCAATACCACCATCGTTTTTATAGTTCTCAGCAGCATCTCCAATAAACAATTGTCTAGCTGATAATGTATTAATAAAGTTGTTGATAAGTACCTGAGCTATATTATGTTCAGGTGCATCTACAACCATATTAAGCATCTTATTTCTATCCTTATCAGTTTTATTATCAGATTTAAAACCTCTAAAAATATAATTAGTAAGAAGTCTATTCTCTAGTTTATCTTCTTTGGTTGCTCCAATTACGTTTTGTTCTTTTAAAACGGTAATCATTTCATCAAGTTTACCGCCATCCGCTAACCAATACTTTTCAATTTCATTTAGAATTTGGTCATTGTATTGTGATATATCTTCAAAGTTTTTAGCAGCATCTTCTAAAGTAGATAATAAACTACCAAGCATATTACCAGTCTTAATAAACTTAAGACCTCTTTCTTCACCATTATGGTATCCTTCTATAATACCATTTAAATAATTACCACTATTAATTTCAGTGGTCACTCTAGCTATTCTGTCAAACTCACGTTTAACTTCATTGAGCAACATATCCTTAGCTTCTTTAGTAAGAACTATCTTACCACTCTTATATTCTACAGCTCTGATTACAGGTAAGTTTAACATATCACCTGTGTTAGAAGCTTCCAATACTCCTAATAATACTGAAGAAGTCATAAACTGCTTAGTAGGTTGTCCTTCCTGACCAGGAATAACATGCTTTTTATTATTAGCATATAGATCAAACAAACTAATTAAGAATTCACGGTCAGACATTGAGCCATAAGTAATACCTTCATTCTGGTTTACGTTAAGTCTCTTATCTTCTACTAAAGAACCATCTTCATTTTTAGTAAGGCTAGATGATTTAATACCATCTATACGTGCAATCTTAAGACCGTCAGCAATATAGTTAAAGAACGGATTGTTCAATAAGTAGTTAGTAGTTAAGAACTTATCTTTTTTAAGTTCTTGACGGAACTCTTCACTCTGCAATTGTGCAGCTCTTACTAAGTTGTATGTTGGTAACTGATGTGAAAACACTAATTCACCTTCTGCATTCTTATAAGAAGTAGAAGATACTTGCTCATCAAACACAGCATTACCAGCAGCTATCTTAGTCAAACGACCAATAGCAGCATCTACATCATCCTCTACATCTTCACTTTGTTCTTCAAATTCTTCCTCAGATATAACCTTTGGTTCTTCTGCAGCAGTAAGTGTAGCCACTTGCTCTTCAGATTCTGCAAGTTTGTCTGGGTCAATATTTGTACCAAAAGGATTCTTACCACTTCTAATAGAAGATGCAATCTCTCTAGCATCTGACTCAGTCATCACCTCTACACCTTCAAAAGCTCTAAGTATTCTTAAGTCATTAGCTGTTAACTTTTTAGTATCAACAGTAGATAAATAACTATACTTAACAAACAATGGAGATAATGATATACCTAGTTCATCTTTTAGAGATAATACTATATTATCAATTTCAGTAGCTAGTACACTTTCCTTATAAGTGTTACCTTTCTTTAAAAGGGTAGCAAGCTTGTCTAATGCAGCTGTTTTAGATTTAATAAATCTAGAAAGACTTTCAGAATCTTTTGATACATTTTCATACTGATCAACAAAAAGTCTTAGGTATGCATTATACCAAATAGAAAACTGGTTTCTAGCAGCACCTTTACGATTAGCTTCACTAACTCTAGTTTCCTTTTTACTAATATCTTTATTAATAAAGTAGTAATCTACTGAGAATTGGTTAAAACCTTTTATAACAGCTTGGAATAAATTAGCTTGATTCTTATTACCAATATCTATGAAGTTACCATCTTCGTCATATTGAAGATCGACATCATTAGAAAACTTAGTCCAGAACTTTCTAGCTTCTGGATTATTCTCAGCAAATATTCTTAAACGCTCAAGCATCTGAAACTGATCTGTAGAACCAGCTACCGCTTTAAGAATACCATTATAAAGAACGTTTGCGTTTACAGCTTCAATTAGTACTTCTTCAGTAGGAGAACCATCCTCAGATATAAATCTAGTATTACCAAATTCATCTGTAGTTTCTTCTACAATAGTAGATATATATTGACGTAGTTCTTTAGATAAAGAACCGTAACCACCAATGCTATAAGTTTCTTTCCAATTATCAGTAGTCACTCTATCTCCATACTCATCTACTTTATCATCAAAGTCATTAGATTCAACCTCTTCCTGATAACCCATGATACGGGTATGTTCAATAACAGCAACTTTAAGAACATTAAAAAAATCTTTATTTGAAAATACAGCAAATAATTGATCTAATTTTTCTATAGCTTTGCGTAAAGCTACTGGATCGTCTCCGTACCTATCAATAAACTCATCTGAATCATAATAAGGATTATTATTTTTATCATATAAGTTAGCATAATCTTCAAAAACAGTATCTAAAACATCTTCACTATGCATTGTTAAACCTGCTTCAGACATACGTCTATGATATACTGCAGCAATAGTAGAAGCTAATATATCACCTTCTTGTTGACTTAAGTAAATAGGAATAGATTCTCTTTCACCATCTTCATTATCTATTACAGTAGTTCCAATTTGAATAGCTTTTAAAGCTGTTTGTGTAATAGCAATATTAGGACCAGTAGTAAATCTATTCTTTGCTAAAGAAGCATTTCTATAATTACCTTTCTCAATAGACTGAAATAAATCATCTAAAGGAGAAGCTTTAAGACGCTTAAAGAAGTTCTTAACGAAATCTAATAATCTTCTAAAAAAACTTTTATTTTCTGCAGATGTTGGTGTCTTAACGTCAGACTTCCATGCATCAAACTTATCAGCTAAGTATTCTTCATATACACGCTCTTCTAATTGCTCTTCTGTAAGCTTAGAGTAAAACTCAGGTTTAGTAGCTAGCAACTCTTGTTTAAGCTTAGCAATACTCTTACCTTGTTGACGAAGTTCTTGTTTAGCTATATTTAAGTACTTATCAATCTGTTGATCAGTAAGTAACATACGGAATACAGCATGAAACGCTTCATGGTATTTAAACGGTGTATCTTTACCTACAGCAATCTTACCTTCTAGTTTATTATTTAACTCATTCATATGAGTGTAGAACATACCAACGGTAACACCCTCCACTTTCATTTGACGAGCAATATTATTTAACTCTTCTACAGAAATAAACTCTGGAAGATTTTGTTGTGCCCATTTTTTAAATGCATTAATATGTACAACGTCTTGACCAGTAAGTCTATCTGAAACTTTAAGAGCAGCACTATTATTAATCTTAGCAATTTCTTGATTAATTGCAGCTACACGTGGTTCAGCATCATAATTATGCCTCATTACTTCACGTCTTGTTTTTCCAGATTTTTTTAAAGCATCACCAATTTCTCTAATTATAGCATATCTCTCATCTTTAAGATCTTGTAGCTGATCTTGAATACTCTTAGTCTGTTGCTTAGCTTTACGTTCTTCCTCTTCTTTACGTTTTTTTTCTTCCTGCTCTGCTATACGCTTAGCAATCATTTCAGCTTGTGCAGTATCTATATCAGAAGGTAGATTAATACCAGCTAGTTCTTCATCAGTAGGTTCCTCTTGTTGAGGTACTGGTCTCATTTCTGAAATAACAACATTGCTAGATGGAGAAATTTGTTGTTTCTTAGGGTATATAAAAATACCTTCATTCTTTACAATACTTGGATTAACACCAGAAATCATCTGACGAGCTTCATCAACTGAAGCATTTTCAGAAAAAGTATTTTTAAAACTGTTTTTAGTTAATCTTACATTACCAATCTTATATGGAAATTTAGCATCATGATCTACAATAGCACGATTAATTCTTTCTATAAAGTCAGTGCTGTCCTTTATGTTTAAAGGTTTTTTACCATCAGATTCAGACTCTTGTAATACTATAATAGATCTCTGAGGATTCTTACTACCTTTTGTAAATGTTGCAAACTCTACTCTAACATTACCTGTTGGACTAAGAGCAATGTTCACTCTATAACCTCTTCTACCAGGTACAGCTACATAGATAGTTTGATTAATCTCATTATTAATATCATCCGCTGCTGAAGTATCAACCGCAGCAAAATAAGTTTTATCTGTTTTTGGATCAGTCTTTTCTTCTAGATTGTTTTCTTTAATTTCTTTAGACTTAGCATTGATTCTTTGTACTAAATCATTAAAGCTTTCTGTAGAATAAACACTTGGTTGTAATTCTATAAACTTAATACTACCGTTAGGTAATTCTACTACAGCTACATAACGACCATAGTTTCTAAGCTTATCTTCACCGCCTTCAAATCTAGCAGCTTCAATTCTTTTTTCTAGTTCTTCAGTATTAAGAGACTCTGTAATAGGAGCATTGGGAACATCTTCATACATTCCGTTTCCTAAATACTTAGTTCTACGATCATAGATATAAGTAGAACCACCTATTGTACTGTAATCTAAATCATCTAAAGTAACTCTTGTATCACCTTCTTCTGCAAAATCATATTCACCAGCCGATGGTACAACATTAAATAAGCCATTAACCTCCTCATTGTTTAAAGTAACTTCGGTAGCACCTCCTAACAACTGGTTAGTCATTGCACTATATAACTTCATACCAGAAGCATAGCTTTCTTTAAACTTTCTAAACTCCTCATTAACATCTTTCTTTTGAGGATCAAAAATTTGTATAAACTGGTCTTTAGTAATATTACTTAAAGCAATAGGTTTACCAGCATTATCTAAATATGTGTATCTATTATAGTATGTAACAAAACCAATAGTCTCACCACCATATACAATTTCAATCTTGTATGGTTCTGGGTTCTGCTGTAGATGTCTATTTTGATCTGTACCTTCACTACCAACTAAAGTTGTATTACCAAGAGTTTGATTCTTAGTAATCTTAATAGTAACACCAGACTGAAAAGCATCTTTAGACGTAGTATAAATAAGTTGTCTTAATCTAGCATTAGCTTGCTCTTGAGTTTCATCCTCATTTCTTTTAGCATAAATTCTATTAAGCTCATTAGTTCTTTTTAGTCTAAATGCGTCAGGATTTTCTGGTTGTAACGCAGCTTCAAAAGCACTTTCTAGTTTATAACCAGCAAGACTTTCAATAGTAAGAGTAGCTGCAGAACCCTGCATAGGCTGAATAGTAATCTTAGGTTTACCTTGTATTAGTTTAGGCTTAGTCTTTGTAATTACTCTATACTTTCTTCCTTTAGCATCTACAAGAATATCACCAAACTTTAATGTTTGACCATCAAATTGATACTCAGCATACTCGTCTTTATTAAGCTCTGCCAATGCTTCAAAATAAGTTGTAACTTCTTCTAAAGATTCATATGCTTTAGCAGCTTCCCATAATGGGAACTTCTTAGCATCTAACGTTAGCTCTGTTACAGGAGCCCCTCTTCTATTTAAAATATAATAGAACTTAGAACCTTCGTATTCTTCTTCTATAAGATAAATACCGTTTTTCTTATTTATTACTTTAGCACCTTCAGGAAGACCATCTGGTACATCTTCAGTCTGTTCAGTTGGAGCTAATGGATCTTTTCTTTCTACCGGAGGCTTACCTTCAAACTCATTTTTAATTTCCTCTAAATGCTCTTCTAAAAGTTTTTTACCAGTAGTGTCAATAGATTCCATCAATCTTTGGTGCACCCTTACAAACTGAATAGGGTTAGCCATAATGTTATAAGCATCTACATACTCTTTAACATCATTATTAAGATCAATATATTCAGTAAGATTCTTATAGATTTCTTGAATGTCATCCGCTTTTATAGTAGTATCAATACCTGCCTCTTTGTTCTTAGCATTAACATACTTCTCAAAACTTTTAGCTGCCTTGTTAAACTTACGTTTCTGACCAGGCTCCATACTCTTAAGATCCTGATGGTGTTGTAACCACTCTTCTAAAGATTTTAATTGTTCTTTCTTAGATTTAAGAAGCTCTCTAGTTGCAGTATCCTTTTTAGGATTAGCAGCTAGTGCTTCAATCTCAGCTTTAAGAATATCAATTTCTTTCTGTGTGTTTTGAATAACACCTAGATTACGGAACGCTGTACCCACAGAAGCACCAATTTGTGGTGTAGCTGCCATTTCAGTTTGTAACTGAACAGCACGCTGAGCTGCTTTATGAGCTTTGTAATCATTAGTAGCCATTATTTCAATAGCATCATCTAACGCACGCTTAGCCATTAAAGCAGTCTTACGCTCTGGTGTACCCTCTTTGTACATATCAATTAGTACAGAGTCACCATATTTATCTTTAAGAGCTTTCCAATTCTTATGGAATGTCTCTACATCATTTGCAATATTATTAAAAAAGTCTTTGGTTGATTTAATGTTGTCTGCAGTTTTGTCTAAGCCAAAAGCTTGTTTAAACTCTTCGTCATTAAATGTCTCACCATACCCACGTAATGTGTCAAGAACTGCTCCTGCCATATCTGTTTTGATAGCAGAAGAAATCATTTTAGCAAAACCTGAGTTCTTATTGTTGTTAAAAACATATTGGTCTCTGTTAGCAACAGCTTCCTCCATGTTCTTAGCAATCTTATTTTGTACTTTAATATTAGCTATATGCTCTGGTAAAAACTTATTAGGGTTTTCATAGAAAGCATTAACCTCTCTTACAGCTTCATTAATATTTTTATAACGTGTAGCTCTTTGCTCTGATGTGGTAGATGCAAACTCTTTAGTTTTACCAACTGTATAGTTGATAGGAGATAACAATCTTCCAGTCAAAGCTCCCATTAAAAAGGTCTTTAAACCTTGAATGTTAGCTTGCTCATCAATAGCTTTGTCTATTGATTTATCCATAGTTGTACCCTTATACCCGTGGTACAAATCATAATAGTAATCTTGTAAAGCTATATTAGAACCTTCTTGGAACAATTCCTGAAGACCTTCGCTTGCTTCCCATTTAAATACATTCTTACCTAAAGACTTTGTTGCTTGCCATGCAGCTGTACGACCACCAAAATCTCTAGCTACCTGACCAATTAAACCTAATGTTCCTAACTTACCTTTTGTATATAGTTTAGTAGTTTCTTCTGCAGCTTCTTTACCTACACGTTTACCAGTTACTTTTAATACATCATCTGCAAATTCACCGGTAGTACCAAATAATCCACGGCTAGTTCCAAACTTAGAAAATAAGTTATCAAATTGTAAGCGGTTACTTAACATCAAGATACCTGTATTAACCATAAAGTTATCTTGAGCTGCAGCTTGTGCAGAAGCTTTCATTCTTTCTTCTTGAGCAAAACTAGGAGCTTGTCCTGTTTTCTGAAGTTCTTCATCATATAACTTATTATATAATTCTCCATATGTACCAGCAGCTTCCATACGAGCTTCTGTAGTAGCCATATTAACTTCAGATAAAGCACGTCTTAAACCACCTACACCAATAGCTGCCATTTGTCCAATACCTGCCCCAGCTTTACCGTACTTACTTAATGTGTAAGCAGTATCACCTAAAGGTACAAGTTGTCTAGCACCTTGTACTAAACCTTCGGCAACTGAACGAGATTTCCATACTGGACTACCAAGTCTAGTTAAATCTGCAGCAATGTCTGCTTTACTAATAACTTTACCAAAAATAGAAGGTGCTTTTAAACCTAACTTAGCTATTGAAAACTCAGTGGATAAACCAAATGTAATAAGCTCTTCTGTTAAGAATTGACCAATAGCTCCTACAGCAAAACCAGATTGCTGTAACATATCACCAAAAAACTTACGGTTGAATATACCTTCTTCAGATTCAGGTGTTGAATAGATAGCATATCTATTCATAATGTCTTTAGTAATCTTATCTTGTTCTAAAAGTTGTTCTGGAGTACCTAATAAATCTTGTTTAGCCTCATCCCAACTACTACTTGCTATAGCATCTGTTAAGTTAGCCCAACCTTTCCATCCTTCAATATAAGTATTACCTGCTAATCTAAACATACCGTTTAGACCATTAGACCAAATATCTCCCCAAGTTTGACGAGCTCCATACTTATATTCATTATTAGTTTGACCAGATGGATCAAAACCTAATATATTAAAGTTATCCGAACTCTTATATCTATCTACTTGAGCTGCATTATAATCAAAAAACTTTGGAGCAGCTAATCTATTCATAGTAGCTCGTGAACTACTAAAAGCATCAAGACCACTTTGTACAATATCTACACCAGAAGATATAGGTGCTGAAATACTAGGACGAGCTAGTAAATCTAACATACTAGTATTGGTTTCTGGTAAAGGAAGAAATGGATCTTGAGAATAAACTCCTTGTAATTCTTGAGGTATTACACCAGTTTCTAGTGCCATGAATCTATCTTTATGTATTGATTACTTAATTAAATGACCTAAACCTACTGCTTTTAATGCTGCTTTAGGGTCCCAAACATTAACGTTTGCTTGTGTTGTGTTAAACTTTTGATACTCTAAATGAACATTTCTATTGTTATTCATATTCTGAAGATACAAACTTTGAAGATATGAAACAATTTCATCTGGAGATTTAGCACTATCACCTTGTAAATTTATAGTGTGAAAATACGATTTATCTTCCACTTTTTTAACTAATTGTCCAGTTTGTGGATCTTTTACATTAGTTGCAACTTTATACTTTAAATCTACAGTAACGTATTGTGGAACAGCAGAACCATTATCTGACATGACATTTGGTGTAATAGTATAACTAAATCCAGCAGCATCTAATATAGGGTCAGATTTAATCTGCTTACCTCTAGTAATAGCATCATAAACCTGGAAACCAGTATTATTTGGAAGCTGATCAAGATAAGTACCAGAAGTATTATCTTTAACTACAAAATTAACTTCAGTACCTGAACTTATACTACTTAAATCAACTCCAGCAACTTGATCTTTAGATTCAGTTGAAATTGGTTTACTAAATATATATCTAATTGTTTTTTTACCATTAATGCCTTGAGGTATATACTGACCAGTACCGTATTCTTCAATGTTCTTTTCACTAGATAATAAAGTTTGAATACCTTTTATCATACTAGGATCTAAAGGTTTACCATCTTTATCATAAACATCCTGAACATTTCCTGGTTGTACAGCTTGATAAATTATCAAAGCTGCATTATCACCATTACCCATTGTCTTATTACCTTTTGTGTTTAAAGCAAAAAGAGTACCTTGTTGACCAGTTAAGTTCTTATACATTAAAAGATCTGGTACAACAGACTCGTGAGCAGCTTTAAGATTCTTTACAAGATCTTGAGAAGACTTATATGTGGTGTTTAAAGATCCAATAGTTTTTCCTAAATCTTCCAAACCTGCTGGAATTGAATTATTACTATAACCAATACCTGAATTATATCTTCCATACAAATGATATTCTTTACCATCTTTTTTTACAGTATATCCAGCATATGTTGTAGTATTTCCACCTCCACCAAGTGCTGCTGCACTAGACGATAAATTTTGAAAAAATGTAGGATCGTAGTCAGTTATATTACCTGTAACATAAGCTTTAGCTAAATCATCACTTGTTAACTTAACTTTATTACCATCATCATCTTCAAAGTCATATGAACTTTTAAACTTAGGTGCTAAATTACTAGCTGTAACTAAATCTTTTTCTCCATTACCTACGTCAACTAATAATCCTTTATATTTTGGATCATTTTGAAGTTTATCTTGTACAAGTTTTTTTCTTTGAACTTCGTTAGCGTTATAACTATCTAATTTAGTTACTGCTGTAGAATATCTCATTAAAGCTTCAAACTCAGTATTAGTTAAAGCTATATCAGAACCATCAGCAGCTATCTTACTACGTTCAGATAAATAATCTCCAGCATATGCAATAAGAGCATTTCTTAATGTACCAGGTCCAGTTATAGTAGTTATACCTGCAGTTTTAACACCTTGACTATTAAGTAAGGCTGTTTCTAATTTTTTACTAGCAGCTGCTTGTTCTTTAGTAAACTTGTGAGCATAATCAGTAGCCACCTCAGTTTGTAAAGCTGTAGCTACATGTGCTATTTCTGCAGGATCTAATCCAAGTTTTGATGCAAAACCTAAAATACCTTTTTGATCAAAGATCAAATTATGAGCATCAAGAAAAGCTTGCTTTTGATTTTTAGAATAAATATCAAAAGCTGTTTCAGCAGTCTTAGTAATATCTATACCTGATAAACCAGAATAAATTAATGAACCACTTTCATCTACTCCAGGTACAGGTGTACCATCAGCATTAGTTCCTGTACCTGTTCCAGTACCAGTTCCTGTGCCAGTTCCTGTAGCACCTTTAGCAGCTTTTATCTTTAAGTCTTCAGTCTTATACCATTGATCAAATGCAGCATTACTTACTGCCAAGTTATGTTCAGCTCTTCTAAGTTCAAGACTTTGTGCAGCTGTAAAAGCAGCGTTTTCTTTAATAAGTTTTTGATCAATACTAGCTCTACCTGTAGCCCAGTTGTTAACAAGACGTTGTTTAGCTAATACACTAAAATATTGTTTTGGAGCAGCTAATACAGCTTCTTCCACTTTACCTTTTTCTTTATCAAAATATTTATACTCTTCACCAATTGAAGCTTTTCTACCCATTAATTCAGAACGTTCTTCAACAAGTTTATTAAACATTGCTTGATTATTCGGACCACCTGTCTGACCTATTGAAGATAACAAACTATCAATTCTAGCTACTTCTACATCAATCTCTTGATTTCTTTTAGTATATCCTTGATTTAATTCTGATATAATATCTTTAGCAATTAGTTTTTGTATATCAGGTTCTGTAAGGTTTGGATTATTACGTTTTAATATTTTAGCACGCTCTTCATTCTCAACAGTACCAGTTATTTCAAACTGACCTTGAAAGTTATTACCAATCATAGCAGATGCCCAAGTAGCATATTTCTTTTGAGAACGCTGTCCATTAACAGTCTCAATTAAATATGGTCCATTAGGATCATCATACTTAACATCCATACCTTGATCTTTAGCTTGTTTTTGTAACCAAGCTTCAATATTAGTAAACGGTTCAGCTTTACGCATTTCTATAGCACCAAACGCTTCAGGTGTTAACTCAGCATTCTGAAGTTTGCTTAAACCGTTTTGAAGATACATCATACCAATGTTGTTATACTTCTCACGCTCTTCTGGTTTAGCTGAATCTTTCCATGACATATATTTCTGCATCTCATTCTGATAAGACTTAGTCATAGCAATGTCTTGAACCATAAACTTGTTCTGCCAAAAAGGAGAAAAGATTTGTTCTGCAGCATTTACATTTTCCATAAGAGAAAGATCAGATGAAGAAAGTTTTGTCAACTTTTCTTGTGCATCTTTAATATACTGATCTCTTAAAGGAATAAGATTCTTATTAGAAAGAGGTGCGTTAAGCACTGAGGTATACGCAGATCTAACTCTACTAGCTCCTTGTTCAAACATAGATTGCTTCCTTTGAAGCATTCTATCATAGAAGTTAAAGTCCGGTTTATATAAAGCCGGTTCAGGAATTGTCTCTGGTATATAAGGAAGGTATTGTGCCATAGTTTACATATATAATATACAATAAAATCTTTAAAGTTTAAAACTAAACCTTTAAAGTTTAATAACCATATCCATCATCATAACCAAATGGGTATGCACTTTGAGCCATAGGTGCTCTATTTAAAGCAGCATATTGAGCATTAATAGCTGCAGCATTACCTGCACCCCTATTAGATTGAAAAGCATTAGGAAATTGAGATCTTAAAAACCCATTAATAGTAGCAGCATCATGTCCTTCATTTTTTAATTCAAGAGCAAATCTTCTCATAGCTGCTAAACTTTGTTCAGATGGTGCAGCACTTTGTCCAGTAATCATACTCATCCAGTTATTCTTATCTTTCCATTTAAGAGTTTCACCTTGTGGTCCTTCTTCTATAGAATAATACGGATTAGTTTCATTAAGCATGTTAAGCTTACTGTATCTATCACGCTCATTCATATTATACATTTCTCTAGCTTTAAGATCCATTCTCATAGTATTACGATAAGCTTTATCTTCTTGCTGAGCATTAAATGCTAACTTGTCTCCAGCATCTGCTCTATAAGCCATCACTCTATTCATAATATCAGTTTGTAAAGGACTAAACTGATTAGCTACCCCAACATTCATGTTTTGATATCTACCCATAGTGTTAGCTGCTTGCTCAGCTCCTTGTGCATTTAATGCACTAGCTCTAGCAGAAAACTGCTGAGGATCCATTTGAGACATATAAGCCGCCATCATGTTACGATTAGATGCACCTTCAGCTAACTCTCTATTAGGATCGTAGAACGTAGGTTCTGGTATCATAGCATTAAGAGGTGCTGCATAAGGAGTGTAACGTTTAGGAGGAACCATAAACTGCATACCAAAGAACGGTCTTCTACCACCGCCTCCACCACCGCCACCGGTTGTAGTTATAGTAGTAGGATCTTCTTCATAGGTAATCTCATCCATCTTTTCCCATGCTTTTATACACTTAGTAGGATCATTAGGATCTGGTGTATAACCTTCAGGACAAGTTTTAGTCTCAGGTGTTGTAGGTGTAGTTGTAGGTTTAGTACCAGGTGTATACTTTGGCATTCTACCACGTAAAAGCTCATCTAATCCTTTTTGCTTTTCCCCATCTGAAGCATCTTTAAAACCTTGTTTATTTAAAAAAGTACTATAACAATTAGGTCTAGCATTCATATCAGCGACTGTGTACTTAAGATTAGCACATGGTCCACTACCACCTCTACTACTGCCACCAGTTGGAATATTATATCCTGGAGTTAATGTTCCTGGTGTACCCCCAGATATAGTACCTGGTTTACCAGGAGTTATAATAATATCTTTAGTATCTTTACCAGATGTTGCTTTTCTCCATACATTAGTATTACCTACACGCTTATATCCTTCTTTCTCATATTTACTTATTTCTTCCTTCTTAACTTTTTTAGGAGTAGTTCCACCACCTTGATAATAACCTTCATCACCACCATAAAAACCTCCCATCTCAGCAAGTTGTTGTCCCATACCTTCTGGTAATACAGACATAGCTACATCAGGAATACCTTGAGGAAATCCTTTCATAGACTCTTGTACTAATGCAAGTCCACCAAGTTTTTTTTCATAGTTATCAATCATTCTTTCAGCTGTACGTTTAGCCATCTTATCAGCATAAGGATCATCAAGTATAGCTCTGTACTTGTTAACATCATACTGCTTAGCTAAAGCTGCTGGGGTAAATTTCTGTTTAGTGTTTTCTGACTTACCAAACTTTGCAAGTACAGGTCCACCTATTCGTAACTTCTTTGTATCAGAATAAATAAAAGTACCTTCAGGAACATTTAAAGGTGTACCACCATTAGTATGTCTTTCACCACCAATCTTCATATGTTCTTTACGACCATCATTATTAAAGTCTCCATATGCTGTTTCACCAAGCTCAGCTTCAATATTAGCTTCAGCTCTATCAACAGGTTGAAGAGTGTTAGATACTGACTCATATGGATTTTGGTTCATATCAGTGTATACATCTCGTTGCCCAAGATCTAGACCATAGTTTTTTTGACCACCATACGCCATAGATTCTGGAGCACTTTTAATTCTTACTTTATACTTTTTCATATTCTTATAGATATTACAAATTTATAGAAATTCTACTTCACCACCTGAAGCTAATATACTTTTTATTTCATCCTCTGTTAGTTCATATATACCTCCAGATTCATATTGTGATATTGTACCGCCATCAGCATACAACTTCATACCACTTAATTTATTGTATGCTTGCTTACCTTCCCATCTAGCAAATTGTTTTATTAACTTATCACGTTCTTCAGGAGTAAGATCTGCTAACACTTTATCTGTCCCCATAGCTTTTACAATATCTGGGGTAGACGCATTAGTTTTATCTGGACTACCACTAACCCATTTGTTTCTAGCTTGAGATATTGTAAGGTTAGAATAAGCCGGACCAAATAAAAGATCTTGAGCTGCTCTAATACCTGTTTGAAAATCTGGAAATTTACTTACAAAACCACCACTATCTTTAGCACCTTGTACACCACCATACTTAGAAGTAAAATCACCATGATGTATATTCAAAGGATTATTATGACTTAAAGCAATTTCACCATCCACATTACCACCAGATGCTCTATTAAAACTTACATGAACATGATCTGTATGTGGACTTTTGCCATTATATGGTCTCCATGAATTAGAAACAGATGGATTCCAAATCTGTTTATTCCAAATAATATATTTAATATTTTTATCTTGAGCTTCTTTAATAAGCTTTTGAGCTATTTCGTTTCCTTGATCTAAACCTGTTATACCAATATCTAAAGCATCTCCAGTATTATGATCACTTACTGATTTCTTATGGTTTGCATCACCCCATATCCCCCAATTTTGAACTCCTTGAAACTGAGAAGAAACTTCTTTCCATGTTTGTTCTGCAACCGGATTAGCACCACTAGATTTAACTGGAGCTGGAGAAGCATTTTCAGAAGTAGCGTAAGCTTCACCTGTAGCCATTGGACTCTGTAAAGGCATAGAAAAAGGAATTTGGTCAACCGGTAACATTAACTCATCAGGTATAATGCCTCCACCATACTGTGCCATTCTTGGTAAGAATTGACCAGTATACATGCCTTTATTTACAACATACTCATCAGGTCTAAACTCTCCAAATCTGCTACCACTAACTACATAGTCTCCACGGTTACCTGACATCTCACTAGGTACTTCAGGAAACAAAGAATCTGTAGATGTTTGGCGTCTTAACCTTTTATCAAATTCTTGTTTTCTTTTATAACTATTTACAAGTTCAGTACCAAAGTTTCCCCATGATGTTAATCTATTAATATCTTGAAAAGCTTTTTCTACTGGTTGACCTATATTTTTACTGTACCAACTAACTGGATTTGTGGATGTATTAGATTGAGTATTAGCTGCTGCAGCTTGTGGTGCTTGATAAAACGGTGAAGCAGGATCTGTATCAAACTCCTCATCATCCCATTCAGAATGCCAAAATCTTTTAGGAGTTGTAGATGTTGTATTTGCAGCTGGAGCAGCAGTAGTATTAGTAGGTTGTACAGTAGGAGTAACTATAGAAGAACTACCACTAGGTTGTACAGGTGCTTGACCAAACGGTTTAAAAGTTAAACTAGGAAACTTAGGACCAGCGGCTTTAAGAGCATCTATCTTATTACCATTTTGCAAACCGAGTTTTTGTCTACCAGAATTTAAAAATAATGAAGACTGACTCATAAGTTGAGCATATCTAGGATCATTAGGAGATATTAATTCACCATTATAACTTAAAGTAGTAGGGACATTACTTTTCTGTTGTCCAGCAAGTTGAGCTTTAGGTAAACCTTTTCCTGTAATACGTATTTTCATTAGTCAATAATTTCAAAGTTATAACCACCTTGTTTTAACATTTGTAGTTCTTCTGGAGTGACATCTAATATATCACCTTCTACTGGACCACCCATTTGCTTAGCAAAGTTCCTAGCAAAGTTAGCTTTTTTCCTCATAGCAGGACTATATCTTCCTTCTGGTGCGTTAAGTATTGCTGATGCAGCTTCTTGTACTCCCATACCCATACGAGTAGCCTGTGCTTTAAATGTGCCAGCTTTAGCAGGATCTAATTGTATACCACCGTATGCCATATTAGATAATATCTGTTGTTGTACAAATTCAGGTAGAGCTCTAAAACCTGCATTGTTAGTACCACCTTTCTCATAAAAAGCATTACCACTAAATGTAGTACCACCTTCTTTCCATGTAGCTCTAGCAAATGCTCTAAAGAAAGGATTATTAGCTAAGTTCTTTTTATGACGAGCATAGAAAGCTTTCTTTCTTTCTGGATCTTTAGGATGCTGACCTAACTTAGAATCACCAAAATATTTAACAACTCCACCAGGTCCTGTCACTTTATGTGTCTTACCCTTACGATCATTACTTCTAGTTACAGTGTATCCACCTCTTGCCATCATTTCTTTTTCATCTTCTTGCTCATACTCTTCATCTTCCATTTCTTCACCTTGAGCTTCAGGATTATACATCATATAATCTGAAATACTATTTACACTATCATCAATCACAGCAAGCTTAGAAGCAATCCATGGATCTAAGTTTTGTTCTGGAGAAACAAACTGACGTAGTTTATTCATCTTATCAGCAACAGCAGACATTTGACCTAGTGCCATACCACCGTTTGGTTCACCACCTTCAGCAAACACTCCTGTCATATAACCACCATATCTCATAGCAGCTTGCTGCATGTCTGGTTGTTGCATACCAGGTTGTTGTGAACCAGCTCCTTGTTGTTGTACAGCTTGAACCATTTGTTCAAAAGCTCTTTGCTGATCTTCTGGAGACATCTGCTGTAATTGCTGTAAAATCTTTTCAGGTTCTACTTGGTTCATTTGAGCAAACTGCTGAATAACCATCATAATCTGATCTTGTTGTCCACCCTGCTGCATATATTGGTTTCCACCATACATCATTTCTGGAGCATATCCACCATAGGCATAACCGTAATTATCCATTTGATCTAGATTACCAGCTGCTGCAAAACGTGCACGAGCTATTTCAGGTGGCATTTTTTCTCCACCACCTCCCATTACTTCCATACCGTATTCAGCTTTACGCCAAGTGCCGCCTTTAGATTTATACCACTTAGCAGCCCATCCGTTAGCATAAGCACTAGGGTAGACATCAAATTTTTGTTTAGCCATAGACTTAGCTCTAGACCACAAGGCAGGATTATTAGGTTTGTTTGCCATAATATATAATTATTTTTTGTATTTAAATTTAGGATTATTAGGATTAAAAGGAGCATACTGATTAGTGTTCCATATACGTCCATACCATGTATCATAATAATCACTATTAGGTACACCCGGTGCTGGGTTATTTATATTTCTATAATACCAATCTCTACCTTTATTCATTAAAACTCTTCTCTTATTTTCAGGAAGTTTACCAATAGTATTAGCATACTCTTTATCAAAAGAATAAGCTGGATTTTTTCTACCAGACCATTTGCCATCAGCATCTAATTTAGATGGATCATATTGTCTGTAATATTCTTGTAAAGCATATGCTCTAGGATCTTTAGTTATTTTATTATTAGTTTTATCCCAACCAGCATTAAATATAAAATCCATAGCTTCACCAGCTTCCATAGCACTTGCACCTGGCATTATCTTTTTTACTTCTGGATAAACCTTTTCCATTAACATTTTCATGTAACTAGGATCACTATAATATGGTAAAGGAGAACCGCCAGGACCACCTCTAAGTTCCTCATACTTTAATATATTTCCAGCAATGTTTCTTACACTATCAGCTGAAGAAACTTGACCAGCAAACTGCATTTTTTTATGATTGTATGGAATACGTTCACTACTTGTTTTAGTCCTTTTAAATTTATCTTTTTCTGCAGAACTCATTTCAGATGATGTCTTAGGTGTCTGAGAGTTTACTCTTTTAGAAGGACGACATGCTGGATAGCCGGCTCTCTTTTCTCCTTCTTGTCTACCGCACGCTTTACCAGTCTTTACATCTACCCACTTCTCTGCAAACCATCTATCTAAACCACCATGTTGTCCACCACTTTTCATCTTAACAGTACCACCACACTTATGACAAGTCATTGGATCATAACCACCATCAGCAGCTTTCCATGACCATCCACAATTAGAACAAGAAACATTCTTGCTTAAAAGTCCACCATTCTTAACTTGAGGTATAGCATCAGAAGCATAAGATGTTTTATTCTTTACTACATTATTATGAAGATCTGCAAGCTTTTGAGGATCGTTTCCAATTATCTTTAAAATATCATCTAAACTATTCAGACTATTTTCTTTGCTCTTAAAAAGTTCATCACGAAAATTTTTAAAACTTCCCTTATAGTTATTATGATCATTAATGATCTTTTTCATATCCTCTGCTGTATACTTCTTTTTTGGATCTAGATTATACTGATATCTAAACTCATTAAGACGAGCATTTATTTCAGTTGGAGTAGAAAGATAATCATATTCATTTCTGGTACTAACATATCTATCAGTTTTAAAATTTTTGTTTTTAGGAATTACTTGTTTAGAAATAAAACTACTAGGAGTACTGTATAAATTAGCATCCCAAAACCATCTAGGTTGATCATAAAAAGTATTATCCTCATAATCCATTTTATGAGTAAGTTCATGAATTTGAGTAGGGGCACTAAAACTTGTTGGATAATCAGTATTAAAGTTTAATGAAGAATCTTTAGGGGTATAAAAAGCCTGAGTATTATATAGATTTTCATTTGTCTCTATATCTTTATTAGTGTATGTTTTATATTTTCCTGATAAATTATCTAAAACAGATAATCTGCTATTAGCCCATTCAGTAAACTTAGGATCCTTAGCTCTTTCAGTTAACCAATACTGCATAAAATTACGCATATCTTTGTAACCTTCTTTTAAAGAACCATCTTCAACTGTTATTCTAGTGTCATGATTATGAGCATACTTTTTCTTATTAACGTTTTTATTAAGAGCTGCCATAGTTGCCAAGTCAGATCTAGATAGACCACCACCTGACCACCCACCTTTTTGCATCATTGGATATTCATCTACATAAGATGCACCACCAAAGTTATAATCCTTACCAGGATACATTACTTGTTTCTTACCGTTGTTACCTATTCCTAATACAGGATATGGTACACCTTGCATTGTAATATCTGATCCAGGTATACGAGTAACTTTACCAGGGTGAGCCCATTGACCACGAGGATCTAATATAGGTCCACCTTGTTTTTTATAATTTTGCATTCCTGCATACACTCCAAATTGACCTACTTCAGCTGGGGGAGCTGAAGGAAAAAATGGAACATTAGGAGCTTGTTGAATAGCTTGTATAGCATCTGTACCACGACCTGCATAGGGTACTCCCTGTATAACTTTACTAACTGCATCTAATCCAATTTTATGACGGGCTTTCAAACCAACTTTAGATGCATTACTCATCATCTTACCAAATTTACCTACCTTTCCTAACAAAGGAAGTGCACCAAATATTTCAAGTTCTGTTTGAGGAGACATTCCAGTTTCTTTGTATGATTTGTAAACATCATCCCAAGAACTTAGTCCTGTTGGATCAATTATTTCAAATATATTTTCTAAAGTAGAATCAGTTTGACCACCTCGTTGCTTCTTAGCACTACCCTTTTGTTTTTCAAATTCAGTAATACGAGGTTGTCCAGTAAACGGTTGAATGTTATTTAACAACTCATAATACTCTGCATAAGTAGGATTAGATTTATTCTTATTAATATATTCTAAACTTTTAACAAAGTTAGGATTTGTAAAGATCTCAGGATACTTAGCTTTAAGTTCATCAAACGCAGTCTTTTGTCCTTCTTTAGCTAAGCCAATATGTGCAACGTCCCAGTCTTCAAGATGATACATTCCTGTTTTATCAGCAGCACTCCAAAGAACATCTTTATATAACTTTTTATTTACATTAGCATCAATAGGTTTACCATCTACATATAGAACGTAATCTTTTGCTGCATCAAAATTATGAAGAGATACTGGAGTTTGAGAGTTACCTTTTTTCTGAATCTCAAGTTGTGATTGTATATCACGTCCACCAGTCTTATCATAAAGACCAGTGTTTTGATAGCCAACACTAACCTTTTTACCAGGATATAATGATTGAAGTTTCTTAGTAGCTTCTTGTTCAAACTCTGCAAACTTAGCCAATGGTCTACTAGTTTGTTGACCAGGTAGTAAATAAGCAAAGTTACCACCACCTGTATTTAAATTATCATATGCTCTTAAATCAGCAGCAGTAAATTTTTGATCTTTTGTACGAAGTCCACGAGAATAAGAACCATTATCTAAACTAACTACAGTTACATATGGATTCTTTCCTTTAATACGTTTAAACTCTTCTTCAATATTTTTTAAAGATCCACTTACTAAACGAGTCTGTCCATCAGGAGTCTTAAAAATAAAACGTCCACCTGTTGCTACACCAAAAGCTTCATCAGCTTTATCTCCTTTAGGTAGCACTAAATTAAGCTTTCCTTGTACTTGTTTACCTTGGTCATCAAGTACTGTAACAGCTGGTGAAAAAGCGTTCTTACTAACCTTAGATCCAGCAGCAACTTTTTTAATACTTCCTGATGGTTCTCTAATAAAATCTACTACTCTATTAGAAAATACACGACTTACTTGTACATCTTTATTTTCAAAGTCTTTACGTTGACCAACTTGTATTTTACCATCTGGACTATAAGCTAAATATGTAGCGTTAGCTGGATCATCTTTAGCACTAGCAAAATATGTTTTAGCATTTTCAAAAGGATGGAATGCTGTAATAGAAGCAGCTTCTGAATCTATAGGGGTAAAGTCTCCTCTGTTACGTACACCAAAACGTAATGCATCAATATCCATACTTTCTGGTATATGGTATTGACGACCACCAGCATCAGGAATAGTATCTCCTGTAACATACATAGGAGCAAAATCATACTTAGGAACTATGATTCTACTCTTAGGATCGTTAGCCATGTTCTTAATAGCCTGTTGACGGTCTAACCAGTTTTCATACTTTTGAGCCATGTCTGGAGAAAACAAACCTATTGCTTTTTTAGTAACGTCTCTTGTTATCTCATTAGCTCCTTGTGGAGACATACCCGATGGTCCAAAACTCATGTTGCTAAAATCAAGACCACTTTTATTTACAGCTTCTGAATAAGAATCATAAAGATCTGAAAAGAAGTTTGATGTATTATCAATAAATTCTTCATACCAAGGTTTTTCTACTTCAGTTGTAACCTTCTCAGTTTTTACAGCTGGTTTATTAGCTGGTATATATGGAAGTAAGTTTTTTTGTTGTGGTCTATAGAAAGAATAAAAATTTGGGTTAGTAAACATATTGTTTTGACCCATTAAATTTTTTACACCAAATCCTGATTCTTGATTCATAGGACTTACTTCTTCTTCAGTATTGTATACCTCAGAAGTAAGCGGACCCAGTATTGGTTTTCTAGTAGCTGGAACAAAAGGATTGTATTGAGGAAAAGTTAGTGTTGATTTTGGAGTAGCACCAGTTACAGGACGAGTAACTTCAGGTGTAACTTCAGGTGTTATTTGAGTAGTAGTATTTCGTTTACCAAATCCAAAAGGTAAAGGAATAACCATTTGAGGCTTTAAAGAAAACTTATCATACTTAACTTTAGGTTGTAAAGATACATTTATCTTTGGAGGAGTTATTCTCATATCTCCATATTCAGGACTAAACGTATAATAATTACCAGGATTAACAGGTCGTTGAGCTGGTGGTGGAGCAGCATTTTGAGCAGCAGCTTGTCTTGCAGCTCTAGCTTGGTTCTCCATCTCCATTATTCTTTCTACAGATATTGGAGCCTGTGTTGGTTGATAACTTTGTTCTAATAAATCATCATTCTCACGAAGTTTATTAAGAAGCTCTGTATTCTTAGCAGCAGAATAATCATAACCTTCTATACCATACTTATCAGCAAGTTCTTTTCTAAATGCTTTCTTACCAGAATATCCTCTAGTAGCTAAATAATCTACAATACTTGGTCCTTTATATTCTAAACCTTCTTGAGCAAACACTCTAAACATATTGTTTTCTCCACCATATCTTTGTTCTTTTTGACCAGCCATATTCATACCAGCATTGTATGCAGCATTAGTTAGAATAAAAGGTATACGTGGATTTTCATAATTTCTATTACGTCCAAAAAAAGCATTAGTTCTTCTTTTAGCATAGTCACCAACAACACTAGGAATTCTAGATAAAGGATTACCTTTTACCATGTAAATACTAGGTTGTTCATAATATGAAGCCCATGCATTATTTCCAATGTTTTCATCTAATATTTTAGTCATAGGAAAGTTTAAACCTGTCTTTCTATTAACTTCAATAATAGGTTTATCTAATGTAGGTTTATAATTATTTAAAAACTCTTCAAAAGACTTTTTAGCGTTATAATCTGTCTGAGCTGCATACGGTAAATCACTTATAATTTGAGAACTTATACCATCTCTTTCTAACTGAGCAGCTTTTTGTAAAGATTGAGGATCACCTAGTTTCTTTAAATAGTCAACACGATTTTTTAAATTCTCAGCGTAAGTAGCTGCACCAGGTATTGTACTTTCTACGTTTTTTGGTAGGGCGTTACTAACCCTTTTACCCATATTACCTGACCAGTTTAATGTTTGAGTTGTACCAGGATTAACTACAGTAAATCCTTTTGGAGATCTAGCAGCTTGTGTCCAAAATAATGGAGCTGAGTTTTTACTCATATTTCCATCAAAAGTAAATGCTCCTTTAGGTAGTGAAGCCATTTCTTGAGACATCATTCTAGACACTTCATCCGCAGGTATATTAAAATATGAGTGACCATATATATCACCTGGTCTTGTACCACTAAGTTCAAGAGCTCCAGCATTAGCTGCATTTCTTATTCTACCCAAGCCACTAGTCATTCCTGCTGTACCCTTATATGCTTTAGTAGCTCCTTGTAATCCTTTAGAAACAAAGTTAGCTCCTTGAACACCTTCTGCTACAAAAGGAATAGCTCCTAAACCATGCATTGCTGTATTTAAAAAATCCATTCCACTTAAACTAAATGGATCAGTTACTCCTTTATATGCTATATTGCCAACACCTTTACCAAACTCTTTTGCTTCATTCATATAGAAAAAAGGATTAACCAAATTTGCAGCTAAATCTAAAGAGTTCTTTTTTCCTCTCTCTAAATGATCAGGTATATCTCTTCCTTGAACTTTATAAGCTAAAGCTGTCATAGGATTAGTAGCAATAGACCAAGCTTTAGAAGCCATGGATTGTGCAGGTTCTGCTTGTCTAATATATCCTTGTCTATCTCTAGCAGCTTGATCTGCAGCACGTTTAGCTAAAACTTGTTTAGCTATAGCATCCTTTTGTATTTTTGCTCTAACAACAGCAGGATTAGGTATGTTATCATAGACAGGTCTTTCGTTAACTGGAACTTTAAACATTACTGTACCAGCCCTCTGCATTTTTGGAAGCCCAGGAAGAATCTTGTGATCTACATCACCTGCATTAATAATATGTTGTAATAACTTATTCATGTCTTACCTAAAAGATTGTTGTATTTTCTGATTAGATATCTTAAAGATCATTTTTAAATCATTGCTAGTTAGTTTTCTAAGCAACACTTTATTTACATTATGTCTAAACTTCTTACGTTCTAATACAGGTTTCTGATAGTTTACGTAAGCTGGGTTAATTTGAAACTGATAACCATTAGCTCTTGTATTAAACATAGGTACATTATTACTAGCAAACTCTCCACGATTTTTAGTTATATCCCAGAACTGATTAAATCTATATTTATTCTCTTCTTTAGAATAATTAATCTTTATAGAAGATGTGCCTACTTGAGGATAAGATAGCATATCTACTGGATTAACCTTACTCTTTAAAGTCATCTCTAATAAACCAGATACTTGTTCAGAGTTATATATAATAGCTTGATCAAAGTTCTCATCTAAGATATGAAATTTATCAGCACATCCATTATGATATTTATAAGTTTCAAGCAAGTATTCTATATTCCTTACAGTTGTAACTGTCTGACCTGTAGACGATATAAACTCAACCTCAAACGGATAATCTTTATTATAGAAGTTAGCAAACTTATCACAACGCTGATTATGCTTCCACACCGTATTAGAATTCACACTTAAGAAATGAGCTCTACCAGGAAGTAAGAATGTAGGAATCCAATCATGGAAAGAAATCCACATCTTGCTTTTAGGATCATAACTTATAGTCCAAGAAGCTTCTTCAAATGCTTCACTCTTAAATGTGTAATAAGTCTTGGTTCCGTTTATAGTTCTATAAAATCCATTAGAGTCATATGCTAAGTCAGAAAACTTTGGTTTGTAATCTTTCTTAGTAATATATAAAATCTCGTGTGTATTGTCATAGATCATCTGTACGCCAACACCAGATACTGGATTATCATATAATGGATAATCTGGAAAAGCTTTTAGTAACTCACTAGGTAAATACTTAGCAAACCACCATTTCATTCCATTACGAGATATTTCATTTAACCCACCGGCATACTGAAATACTTTACCCTGGTTCTGACTTACCCAGAATACACCATGTGTAGTACCTACAGAACAATATCTACCTTGGTTTGATCCATACTCATATGAGTCATCAGCATTTACTAAGTTCTGGAAAGGTTGACTAAACAATCCGCCATCACCAATAGTAATCTTAGTACCTGCATCTGTCTGTAACTGATCTACTCCCATAAACTGTATAGGACTTTGATCAGCTAACATGAACAACGCACCGTTTTTATTAACAGACTTAATATTAGATATTCTAGAGCTAAAGTCTTTATAGTTATTAGCTAAGAATACTCTCCAGTTATCTTTGCTAATCTCATCCTGTTGAGGAAGAGAATAGATTGCACGGTTAGGTCTATATGTATAGCATGTAGAGTAAGTCTCAGGATCATAGTTCCTAGGAAGTACGTTACCCCATGAAATAAAATTACTGTATAGTTTAGATACACTTAAAGAGTAATCATACTTGTAATAGTTACCGCTTCTAATAATATCACTTCTAAACATCAAGCTTAGATCAGTAAATGAACTGCTATCATAGTGACGCTTAGATGTTTCGTCTTCCCAATCACGGTAAGCTAAGTTAATCTCAGACTCAACAAAAAACTCTCTTACACCAGAGTTAAACAAGTAAATATATCCTTGGTGGATATAAAAGAATCTACTTACACTTTTATCTAGGTGATGATGTTCTTTAGCTGAACTCTGTAAAAGTTTATATTCTGCTTCAGCAGTATTCATCCAATATCTTGGATAAGGTACATTTATATAGTTTCTATAGTCATAAGCAGTTTCATCTGGGAAGTCAATCATCCAGTCATTAAAGAATGGCATAGTGTTCTTCTCAGTAAACTTATTGATGTATACATCACCTCCAAATAAAATATCAGAAGTAAACTTAACTCCTGTTGCACCATTAGTCTTTCCAACACAGGTAGAAACTGGTACTTGTTTAATAGACTCTAACTGACCATACTGTGCTGGTAAAGGAATTTTAATAGCACCATAGTGACATGATATATTTCTTTGAAATCCTTTTCTAGGTTCTACACCAGCATCACTAATAAGCACTCTACTATTATCAACATTCCTAGGGTTTGCAAAAGTCTTTCCAGATGGAAGTTTAATAACTACAAAGTTTCCTCTGTATAAGTTATTGATTCTAAATCCATTATTAAAACCTTGAACGTTTCCTCCTACATATAAACTATCATCAATTTTTCTTCTTCTGTTACCAGTTTGTGACTGAGTAAACTTATTAAAAAATCCATGAGAGTTATATTGTAAAGCATACTGACGTCTAGGAATTAAACCATAAACTAAAATTTGTATCTGAGCACTAGTAGTTTCAGTATGTATGTATTTTACTACAACTAGTTGAGCTGCATAACTAAATTGATTAATACCATAAGCTATATTATCAACTAAACCTGATACTAATGATCCTGCACCAGGAGCAATTAGATTTGTTATACCTCCAAGAACCGATCCTAATACTGTTTTCTTTGGTTCAGGTTTTACAGGAGTAACATTAAGTTTAACAGGAAGTTTATCATTACCTGTAAATTCTACAGCACCTGGAGGTAATTCACTAGATATACTATTAATAATTCTAACTATTTGTAAAGCTTTATTTATGAATTCTATATCTTTACCAATAAACTTATTTTTAGGATGTCTCCAAGGATGCTCAAAAGCTCCTTGAGATTTACCATAAACTTCACCATACAGTTTTACTTCCTGTACAGATAAAAATGGTTTAGTAAACGTTGTATCAGGACTATGAAAAGAAAATATATCTTTTCTATAATCTCTTAAAGGATCTTTCTTACGATTAGTAAATGAACCGTCATTAATGATCTCTTCATTAGAAGTTAAATAGTAGTCATCTGATAAGTCATTATACGGATAGTTCTGGAACAATCCTTGAACACCTACTGTACCCTCTTGAATTGTATACTCACGCATATTGTTAAATACACCTGTAGCTACAATAGTTTTATGACCTTCTCTTGTTCCTCTTAATATTTCATATCCAACCACAGAAGCAATTGGCTTACCATCTATACCTAATGGATGTGTAATGTTTTCAAACTGTACACCTAAAACAACAATGTTTTGACCATCTGTATTAAAGTGATTAATAATAGGATCTACAGTGGCATCAGGAAACTTATGATGTCTAATAGGTTGACCACACAAAGCTCCCCATATTTGTGGTTTATTATCAGGATATAATTCTGTAGATTCCCAATAACCCATTTGCCCACTTGCAATAACTTTACCACCATCCGCTAATGTTCTTGTTGTTAAATTGTCTATTGTTGCTGTGTTTTCTACTTTCCAACGTTGTGGTGTTACACCATCTTCTATTTCAAATACATCTTCTCCTGCAACAGTAGCTCTATCAGATGCTACAGCAGGTCTACCTGGAATATGATATGAATCAGAACGCTCACCTGTATTGTATACCCATCTAATAAAAAATGCATATTGTTCATCTCTCATAAAAGAAGGATTGTTTCCTCCCTTTACGTAATATGTAGATGGATACTGTACAGCTACCCACTTCGATCTAATAGCGTTAGCTTGTTGTTGATAGTTAAATCTAAACTTAGTATATGTACCTACACGTATTAAATAATCAGTTACAGAATATAATGCATCTGATTTTTCAATTGGTTCTGTTCTAAGAACAACCATTGTAAGAGGTACAGTAATTAATTCTGGACCTACACTGCTTATATAAATAACTCCTTGACTAGTAGAATAGTAACCAAGACTTTTAGCTACTGTCTGCTGGTTAATATTAGATATAACTATTAACTCAAACTCGTCAAAGTTTTTATCAATGTCTGTAATAGTCACTTCTAAAGAACCAGATAAGTTCTGATGACTAAACAATGACTGCACTTCACTTAAACCAAAGTAGTCAGTCACTTTAACTTGATCTACTGTATACGCTAATGCCACTTGGTAAGAACCATTGGCTAACGTACCAGCACCTTTACCCTTTTGTAAAGACACGCAAGGATGTTTTACAATACTTGCTAATCTTATCTTTTCACAATCAAGTCTGTCTGAACAGATAGGAGTTGTACATCCAATACCATTACTAGTTGGAGATATAACTGTAACATCGTTTAAACTATATGGAGTTGTGGTTGTACTTTGAGATATACATCCACAAGGTATAGAATTTCCATTATTATCTAATTTTCTAGATATAACAGTTAATGCATCAAGAACTCCTCCTGGAAACTGTTGTTCGTAAGCTTGTTGATCTGTAAGACATAACTCATAAGCAGTACGACCAGCTGTAGGAATTGTAATATTAATTATGTGAGTATAACATGGTTCTGCAACACAGGATTGCGTAGTAACCTGCATATCAGAAGCTTTATCAAAAGATAAAAACTCAAATACTTCTCCATCAACTAAATATTTAGTCTGAGAAACATAATTAATGTCTTTATATATAATGGTTGTCCTAGCCGTTTTAGCAGGACAAGTAGCTCCAATAAGTTTATACTTAAAAGGTTGTTGTGCTGTATTTACTGTACTATCTGTACATACATAAGGTATGTCATTAATATTCAGAACTCTAGTAGGGTTTAGACCATCGTCCCAATAAAGTAATGTATCACAATCAAATCTTGAACGTGACACACCAGTGATTAAGTTTGTACGTTTAAAGTTTAAACATGGATCATTTATAATCTTAGTATAAGAACAAGCTGACTCATCAAAAATTCCAATCTCAGAGTTAAGATCATCTGTAGTAAATACAGCCCATTGATCATCCCCAAGATGTACAGTACCAATTAATGTATAAGGAAGTGTAGCACAATATAAATTAGCTGGTTCGTTTCCAATTACTCCCACTTGTCCATCATGTGAGTTATTAACTGCGTTACGTGCATGCGTATACAATCCCTCACCAACGAAAGTCTCGTTATAGTCTTTAACCATACCCTTATTAAAGGTATTAGTTGTAGCTCCCGGATTTTGTGATTCTTGTTCAGCCATGTTTTATTTCCAGCTTCTTCTTTTCTAAAAATTTATATACCACTGCGGTTAAATGTCCAGCTAACCATGCTTGAGCTTCTTCATCTGATATTCCTCTATCTTCTGTCACTCTAACTACAGCGTGAAACATCTCGTGAGCTATTGTGTTATGCGTTAGATATTTAACACCTAGTAATAAATAGTAAACATCTATATCATGCATAATCAAAGCTCCTTCTGCTTCATCACCAAAATCATCTTTTATTTTGCACTTCTTGTAAATCTTCTCTGCTTCAGCAGCAACACTGTCAACTATACTTATAATTATCTTACAACTATAAGTAGGTAAATTTATCGTGGTGCTTAGCTTCATACATTACAATCCCTCTGTTGATTTAAACATATCGTAATACTTACTATACATAGCTTTACGATTTGTTTGCCATAACTTATACATTTCTGCAAAGTCAGGAGTGTTAACAATACTTAATGCATTATTTCTTGCTGCTCTTAAACGCTGCTCTACTAGCTGAATTCTTTGAGAAACATCCTCCCCGTTCATGTATAAGTTTTCTAGAATACGCTGCTTCATAGCATATTCATAATACTCATTAATTACAGGATGATCTAATACCAATAAATTACCATCATCATCTTGTAATGCACCTTGATATGATATAAATAGTTTTCCTTCTTCTACATTACTATAAACAAAACCATTCTTAATATATCCGTTTTTACCACTATCGTTTAAAGCATCTATTCTTCCTGTAGAAGTAGAGATACTTATCTTTTCAAAGTTGTTGTAAGTCCTAGTTTCATACTTACGCTTTTCTACAACCTGTACATATATCTTCTCACCTGTCTTACACTCTACACTGTATGTTCTTTCACAAAGACAAGTAGTGTCAACTTCTCCGCATTTATTACATACATTCTTACCATCTACAGTTTTGCAATGTCTAGGATCAAGTATAACATTCTCAGTATGACGACCATGCATTACAGGATAAGTAGCTGTTACCTCTCCACACAAGTATGCATAGTTTAACACATAGAAATCATCAGGTAACTTAGCCTTATTCTTTTCTATGTCAATTATCTTTTCTTTAGTTCCATGAATTCTTAAACCTAAATCATAACTTACACGCTGAGCCACCTTAATAAGCTGACCAGCTTCAATCATGCCCTCATTACTATACGTACTAAAATCCACCGAAACTTCATCAAGAAGTTGGTTAAAAGTTCTATATTGTAATTCAGTTTTCATCGTAATCCACTTTGTTTATCTTGAGCAGTATCTGAAGGAATTTGCATCATTCCCATAAGATCCTTAAATACGTTGTTCTCTATCTCACCAAATAAATAATCTGGTACATTAAACGGTTGATCTGTTTTTTGAACACAACTGTCATCTGCACAAGTAAACATAGAAATATCTTCTTCAAAGATTCCCTCTATACGTACAGCATCCCATTCTAAATTAGGAAAGTATAAGTAGTCATTTAAATACCAAAAGTATTTTGACTTATTAAACTTAAAGTTTTTAGATTTAGTCATTGCCATGTAAGTACCTGGATTGGTTGAACTTACGCTTTGAGAACCATCAATAGATGTGGTAGCTCTAATTAGTGGACCATAAAAACCCTGCATAAAAATTGGCATCTTCTCTTTTGTACGTTTGATTTTACAATCAGAAGTTAAGCCTGTGCAGCATGCCTCCACTTTATCCACTTCAATAAGTTCTACATAATCCATAGTTTGAACAACACCAGAATAACTAAGAAGTTGGTTCTTACCATCTTCACGTTTCATCAACCACTTAGCATGCTTTAATATAAAAGCATAGATAGCTCTGTCAGTCAAGAAAGCATCTTGTCTAACTGCTTTTATCTGTGTACGCATTCTAGAGATTACATCTCCTATAGTAGTTTTAGCCATGGTTAATCCAGATTAAACTCATCATACTGTTCTAACAGTTGTTCCGTTTCATTTTTAATAAAGTCCTGAATTTTCTGCTTTCTAAAGATTCTACTCACTTTAATCATGTTATCAAGTAGTATATATCTTTTCCAGTTTTCAGGATATGTTTTAGCCACCGTTCTTTTAAAATCTCTTACACCAGTAAAAGACCACATCTCATTGTTTTTAAAACGATACTTAGTCTCATAGTTTGTGTACAAAATTTTAGCTACGTAGTTATCACTTTCCCAGTTCTGAAACTGTACCTTAGAACCAAGTTCGTTAGATATCTTGTAGTTAGTATTGTGTCTTTTCTTTCGTGGGCAAGATCCAATAAATAAATTACCTAACTGTTCTGGTAGTTCTACACCATCACGTTCATTAATAGCTGTTTCCCAAAGTTTACCATTAAATGTGGATATTACTTCTTTAAACTTGTCTATGGTTAAAGAAGCGTTCTTTGGGTGCTCTTGTATGAACCTATTGTAAAACTCTACGTTTGTAAAGTTTAACTTCTTAGATCTATACCTAGGAGCATTGAGGTCAGGTCTTTTATATGTTTTCACTATTCCGCTACATTAATAATTTACGAAAAATCTACGAGGTTTCCTACTTAAACTTTCAGGGTTTAAGCATTATGAGTAAACTCTGATATTTTACCTTTGGTCAAGTGGTGGATTTCCATAACTGCTTGACGCTTAGACCCCGTAAACTTGTTGTGATAATGCCAATAATCTGACTTAGATAAAGAAGGAAGATGTTTAATTGAGAAGCCATGTACCTCATTATCTGTTACAAATTCTACTACTTTCTTAGTATGAAAGTGTCCAGTGTAACAAGTTCTAAAGCTAGTCATACCCCATTGTAAAGGGAACTCAGTAGCATAAACGAGAGGTGTGTTTTTCTTAGTTACGTCACCATGTTCAAATGCAAAGAAGTTCTCACCCCATGTGATAACCTTTCTTTCAGCGTAGTTGGCATTAAACGTAATAGAAATTTCTTGTGTAAAGCACTTAGATAGTGCATGTACTAAATGGTAGGAAGATAAACGGTCATGGTTACCAGGTAGGTAAACCACCTCTAGTTCTTTACAGAACTGCTTAATAAAGTTAATTGACCAGAACATTGCGTCAAAAGCCTCATCATAGGCATCCTGAGCTCTAAGGTCAGAGTCTACAGGTGTTCCCTTAGTAGTTAGTCCACTAAAGGTATCCATGTTAAGAAGGTCCCCTCCAATCACATATATGATCTTTTCGACCATATGAGCATGATAAGATCTTAGTACAAGACTCTTAATGCTTTCTTTAAAGTCATCTACTATAGATAGGTTACCCTCTTTACCAAAATGGAGATCCTGTATAGACAAGATCCCCACCGTAGGCTGGTCAAAACTTTCATTTATAAAAACCTCTGCAACGGGTTTATATACAGGTTGAAATGACTTTAGCGTTTCAGCTAAAAAGTCTTTCGGCTCCAGTTGTTTCTGAGTGACCATAGCAGAAACCAACCAGTAATCTTTGTGTTGTTTATTCCAATAAGAACTAAGCTTCCACTTATCAGTGTCTATCTTAAGTATTCTAATAATTTCTTCTGGACTTTTAGGTTCAGCAAAGGCTATACCTTTTATTTCTGCTGTACCATCATCCAAGTTTTCTTTAAACTCTACCACCTTTTCTTTGTTTTGATTGATAGCTTCTACTAAACTATCTTCAAGTTGGGTGATATACTGTGACTTAATTGCCTCATCATCAATGAGTTCTAACATTCTTTGTCCAGCAAAGTTTATTAGTTGTGTGTCCAGTTCGTCTTGTAAAAGACTCTTAGTTTGTAAAATTTGTTTTTTGATTTCTTGGTATTTCTCTAAAGAAATCCCTAATTTTATGGCACAGAACTCATCTGTTTTTTTCCATTTGAAGGAGCCATACACCTGGTTGATTAGTGTCATACGTTGTATTTTGGTATATGGTGTATAAAGCTAGACGTAATTTATCACTCTAATTATTTTTTATACACAACTTACTAACATTGGTTAAAAAGAAACCCCCGATGTAGAAACACCAGGGGTCTTGTTTGCCAGATGGAAACCAACAAAACCACTGACTTTTTTATATTTTAAACTACTGTAGTAAAGCTCCTTGGTGATCCATAAGTTCCACCACCACAATTTGCTTCTACAGTACCAGTATACGATGATTCTGTTAATCCTGTAACTATTAATAAATTTGTAGGTGTAAGAGTTGTAGTTACGTCTGAAGGATTAGTAGTAGGCCAATACTTTACCCTATACCCCAACGAAGGAGTCGGTACTACTGCTGGAAAAGTTATATTTAAAGTTGGCATTATGAATTAGTATTTATCCAGTTATCTGCTTCAATAAGATTATTAAAGAATGGACTAAGTGTATTATAATCTTTCATTACCACGTTTTTCATACCATCATATTCTTTATAAATAGTATAGTGGGAACCGTTAAGATCATATGAAGCATGGATTACATTATCCATTCCTAAATTATTTTCTACTATAGCTGTTAATTCTTTCATTATACGACAGGTGTTGTTGTATCATTAGTATCTATGTTACCTACGTTTGTAGATCTGTTATATGTAATAACAGCTAAACGCTGACCTCTTGATATAGCCGCATTAACATTAGGACTTTCTAAATCAGAAGATCCTGTAGCCGTGCCGCCATTATTTCTAGCTGTAATAACTTTACTTGCAGATGTTCCTACTAAAGTTGCTGTAGCTGTAGGGTTAGTATAACCAAATGCTGGACTACCTGGAGAAGGACCTTGCTTAATCATACATCCTCCTTTATAAAGAGTAAAACTTATATTAACAGGATTAGTACCTAAAGTTACCCACCATAACGCACGACAATCAATTACTACCTCATTTTGACCAGCTCCAAGCTGTGTAAAGTCAATTAATACAGTTTCAAAACCTTGAAGTTGATTATCTCCACCCCACATTGCTAATGGTTTAACAACCATATCACAAACATTACCACTGTTTATATACCCTGCAGATTGCGGAGTTCTTAAGTACTGACCATAACCAATATGTTTACCTTGACCATTTTGATCAGCATAAGTTGTACCATCAATAGATACTATTCTTGTACGTGTATCTAAGTCTGTACCATTAGTAAACTGATAAGTTACTACCATGTAATCAGCATCAAACGTAAAGTTTGTTTCACCAATTACAATGTTTTCTGTATTTACACAACCCGTAATAGTATCTGTAACAGTAGCAATATATGTTTGACCACCAGTTAAACCAGTAGCAGTTATTGTTGTTTGTACAGGAGATGTATTCCAGCTATATGTATATGAACCAGAACCGCCTACAATATTACTAATTGTAGCAGTACCATTAGTACCTTGCTGATTAGTTGGAGATGTAGAAGAAATATTAAATGTTACATTACAAACAACGTCTGTAAAGTTTACTCTAGTAGAGTTACCAAAGCTACAAACTGACTCAATAGTACCAGTATAATCATATCCAGATAAATTACTTATAACGGCAGGACTACTTGTAACAGTTGTAGTTAATACTGTTCCAGGTGTACTAGTTTCCCAATATCTAACTAGATATCCTCCAGACGGTGCTGGACTAGCTGCAGTAAAATTTATAGTTAATTGATTAGCCATCTAATTATCCTAAACATTGATTTTTACGAGTGTAGCTACCACCACTAACTGATCCGTCAATGGCACATACTATTTGTGGTGTTGATAAGCCTGTAGAATTAAATACTGTTACAGCTGTTGAACCACCGCATGGTGTATATGAGTATTCAGCATTATCAAGAAGTTCAAATTCGTAACAAACAGAACCACCAGTTCCTTGTACGCCAAATGTTTCGACTACTTCTAAACCTGAACCACAATCAACTAATAGTTTAACTTCTAAAGGATAACAAGCTGGTACTCCAGATATTACAATAGGGTTAGCTCTTTTATTAGGTTCTGTATACCAAACATCATCTCCTACAATTTTCCACTGAACAGTATATCCACTATCAGGCATAATACTAGCTGTAGAATACTGAATAGTTAAAGTCTTTAATACATTACAAGGTGCTACTGGCATATGGTTATTTATTATAGAATTGTACCTGTACCACTCACTTTAACTGGTGAGCCGACAAATGCTCTAAATATTCTTGGTGTTCCTTGAACTACTGTAATTGTAAATATTTGATGATCAGTTCCTGTTGCAGTAATAACTGTAGCACCACCAGACAATGCTGTAGTCGGTGCAGCAGAAACTACAAAAGCTGTAGCATTAGTAACAGAAACAACTGTAGTGTTTGCAGGAAAAGCTCCAACACCAGCAGTAACTTCAACAGTCATGCCAGCAACAAGACCTGTAGTTGAACCTACAACAATAGTTGTAGTAGATCCGGTTGCTCCAGCAGCTGATGTATAAATTGGACCTAAACCTAAATATCTTACTACCATTGGTGTAGTAGTAGTTGAAGTAGCTGTATAATTGATTCTAGCAATTGGAGTAACTAATAATGAATTAACAACTTTATGTAACTTAGTCAATACAGTTGTCAATCTATCACCATCTAAAATAGATAATGCAGGTAAATTTGAACCAATAAACTTGGTGCAATCAGCTACAATAAGTTCATCACAAACTTCTCCACCAACACATGGTGTCAAATTAATTGCGTTAGTAGGTTGGCAATCTGCACAACCATCGTTGCAGTTACCTAATGGTAGGGGAGTATCGTTACAACCGCATGACATAGTCTTATATTATTAAAAGTTTATATTATGGTTGAGCTGTTAATTCAGCAGTTACGTTTGTAGGAGCGTTACATACAGGAGGAGCAGATGTCACACCAGTTGTAAACGCACAATCAGTTTTAGTAAATGTTCCTGCTGTAGGAATCACTCTAAGTTTATAAGTTGTACTAGCAGTTAAACTACTAAAAGTTCCTGTAAGAGTTGTAGTTCCTGTAGGAGTTTGTGAAGCTAGTTCTGAGTTACCTGTTGAGTCAAATAACTTAACAGAATAAGTTGTCACTGATCCACCAATCTCTGGAAAACTATAAGACAAACTTGTAGAAGCTGGTGTTATAGTAACCGTTGGACAAATTATATTAATCTTTTGTACAGTAGGACTTACTGTAGATGTTCCACCATTACAAGCAGTAGTGATTCTAAAATCATAAATTAAATTATCACTAAGTCCAGTAACATTCACCGTAGCAGTTGTACCCGACACAGTACTAAAAGTAGTCCATGAAGTAGTTGTTGCAAGTTTATATTGCACACTCTGAGATGTAGACCCTACGCCAGGTGTCCAGGCTAATGTTACGTTCATACTATGTTAGTGTTGCAGTTACTGATGAAATAATTGGACAAGGTACAGCAACTGTAAATGTAGCTGTCTTAGAACAACTGTTACCGTTCTTAGTAAGACATCCTTCTACAGTAATTGTATATGCTTGTGAAGTATTAAGTGCAGCTCCAGAAACAGTGTATGTAATACCATCAGTATCTGTAACAGCTGTTACAAGATTTACAAAATCAGTATATGTTTTACCTGAAGCATCTTTAATAGTGATTTTAGATCCTTGAGCTGTACAGTTAGTAAATCCAGAAGGAATTACAGTACCACCACCATTAAAAAATACAGTAACTTGAGTACGGTCTTGATTAGTTGCTGCACTAAATCCAAGAAGAAATGCAGAACAATCTGTAGCACCAACTGAAGTTTTAAGATCAAAAATTGTTTGACGCATATCACATAATACAACCCAAAGGTTTTGAACTGCAGAAGCAACTGTAGTAGAAGCAGCGTTCCATCCAGGTAGGCTACTAATAGTTCCTGTAGTACTTAAAGCACTAGATGCTCCAAGTCCTTGACACTGCTGAGCAATAGCTGTTGTTAACGCAGTGTTTGTTCCTAATACACCTCTTAATGTACAATACTGAGCTTCTAGTTCATCAAGAACTAAATTCATAGCTGTAGGTGTACCAGGAGTTAAAATACAATTAGGAGTTACTAAAGGAAGAGTTGTTGTAGGTCTATTTTCTAAAGCAGTAATTCTAGTATTATGAGAAGCAATAGTAGTAGCATGACTATCTACGGTAGCTTTTAAAGTACAAAACTGATTACCAAGTCTTAAAGTGTATTGATTATGAATCAAACTAGTAACAGGTTGACCTGTTGTTGGATCATTATATTGTAAACAAGTAGGTAAAGCTATATTAGGTTCTGTAAAAGAAGAACCACCACCACTAGGTAAAGCATCTACTTTTGCATTAAGACAACATACTTTATCAATAATGAAATCCAATACTGCTGACAGGGTCTTAGTAGTTGGAGCAGGATTTACGGACGAGCAAAAAGATACGAGACATGCTAGGTCCAGATTAGTTAAATCTAAAGATGTCTTAATCGTACAAAGGTCCGTTGCTACCTTGTATACTACACTCGATATAGTGTCACCGTTGCAGAGGTTAATACATGACAAGTCTGGACCTTGCCATATGACACAGTTTGAAGATACTGGGGAACAGCCCTGATCAGCAGTATTAGATTTCGTAGGTAACATAATGTATTGGATATCAAAGAGTTATTAACAATCAACCACGTTGGCTGCACCAAACAGACCTTCTAGTTTCATTTTTAAATGACCGTAACCAAACTCAAATACATCTACACCTTCAGCAGAAGTTAGATCAGGAACAGTCTTAGTGATTGTTTCTTCTACATCTTGCTCTTGCATTTCTGTACGAGTTCTAGTAACCGTATTAGTTGTAGGATTACCGTCAGAATCCAAAGGACCAGCAACTTCTTCTTCAAACTCTACTTGTACAGGAACCATACGCTTTACCGTAATGGTTTCTTCTACTTGTTTAGTTAAAGCTACATACAAACTCTCACCAATTTGTTGGTTACGAGCTACACCGCCACCCATTCCTGGGTAAGAAGTAGGAGGTGTTGCATCCTCTTGACTTTGGAAAAGTTCAATTCTGAAGTTAGCAGACCCATATTTAGAGATCTGATAATCAGCAATTCTTACATAAGCCTCAGATGTAATACCTTTATCGGTTCCAATCTGGGTAGTAATTTTAAGTGCCATATTATTTATGTTTAGATTTTAAGTAGTCTACAATATAATATACATTATTTTTGTGGAAATAACAAAAAAAACCACCCCAGATGGGATGGTCTTTTCTATATATAAAGAGGGGCAGGAGTTAGTTCAAAGGAACCACCTTAGTTTCTTCAACCTTAATAAGCTTAAAGAAGGTTCCGTAGTTCTCAGAGGTTTCCACTTTTTCAAAGTCCTCAAGAGTAAAAGCTTTATACTCCAACTCTTTCTCTGTTTGAAGCAAGTCGTTAAACTCTTTCTCAAATAATTGAAAGTCAGGGTTAATAACTTTCTTAGTAAACCAGTTACCATCCTTATCTACGTCTTTCATAGGTTGACCTTCTGAGTCAAGCTCTTCAATAACCATAGGGATAGAAATACCACCCTTTTCATCTTCCTTACCGTACTTCTTGATAAGGTCATTCTTTAGTTCTTCGACAGCAGCCTTTTCAGCAGCCACCTTCTTACCTAGTTCTGTTAACCAGTACTTAGTAACTAAAGACAGTTTTTCCTGGATAAGACCAGAAGCAATTTTTTCACCAGTTTGCTGGTTGGTTAAACCGTTAAGTTCTGCATCTAGATTGTAGAACTCAAACAGTTTCAAAGAAATTTTTTCCATGTGTTTTTAAATTTTTAGATTAATCTGTTACGAATATACAAAGATATGCAATTGTTAGACCAAATTAGTTATCCACAAATGTGAATGACTATATGACAGACAATGCTGCTAACACTTCTGACTTAGCAGTATTAAACACTTCTTCTGTAGTAAGAGGCCATTCTTCAGCACCAGCTACATATCTTGTATAGTACTCTTCATTAGTCATAAACCCTAAAATTTTTTCAGTAGGTTTGTTTACAACATTAGTAATTGTTTTAGCATCCGTATCAATTCTAACTGGAATCGAATCTGGTCTTAGTTTGTAAATTATCATATTATTTTATTTATTAATTAACAAGGTACAATATCACTATAAGCAACATTAGGAAAATAGTTTTGACTACCACTACTTGTTGGAAAGATAGACCAAAATTCATTTTGTCTAACTTCTCCTATACAGTTAACACCTCCTCCTGAGTATACTGATGCACTACCGCAAGCAGTTCCAGAAGGTATAGTTACACTACCTGTAAAAAATCCACCTAAATCACCATACCAGTTTATACCAACGTTTACATTTGTATTTACAACCTGTGATGATGTTGCTGCAAAAGTATAATAATTATAACAACCAACATAAGCTGGAAGATATACATCAATGTTTACAGTAACTGATGCACTATATCCATAGAACTCACTCATAGCATCTGGTGTAGATTTACCAGCTAATCCTGAAAGGTTTCTAAGACTTCCATCACTTGTTCCAAGTTCTGTTCTAATTTGACTGATGCTTATAGCACCTGATGATGGTAATGGCATATGTTATTTATTTTTTAGTTCTTTGATTTCTTTCTTTAACTCTTCTATCTGAGATTGCTGCTCTTTAATACCTTCTATTAACAAAGGTACAATACGATCATATTTTACAGTAAGATAATTTTCTCCAGTCTTAGATATTACTTCTCCTGTCTCAGCTATACCCTGCATATCAAATGGAGCTAACGAAACTGCTTGAGGTAGTACGGCTTGAATCTGTTGTGCAGAAACCCCAGCTTGTTCTTTTTGATTAGTATATCCAAGACTACGTGCTAAATCATTTTCTACGTATACAAAACCTTCTAATGATTTAATTTTTTCTATAGCATCTGTAATAGTATTTATCTTAGTTTTTAATCTTTCATCAGAATAGTATGCTGTAATATCTCCAGAAGCTAATATATTACCATTTCCAAACTCACCTCCGCTAGATTGAAATCCAACTAATGAAGAACCATTTATTATTTGATGATGCCAAGTTGCTGAGTTACTAAAGTTCCATAATGCACCATATGATTCAGATAATCTAGCCCCAGTACTATTACTAGTAGAAGCTCCTGATCCAGTTAATGCTAAAACACCACCAAAGTTTAGTCCATTAACAGTTGCATTGTTAGATAATGTACCGGCACTACCTGCACTTCCTGTAATATTTATACCCCACGTTCCTGAAGCATTGCCACCAGTTAATGTAGGAGAATATGAGTTATAATTACTTGAATGTAAAGATTGAACAAGACTAAAATCTACTTGTTTATCTGTAGTAGGTTGAGAACTATTTGTTATACTTGTTACTTTATTAATTACTCTACCTGCATAAGCTGTATAAACTTTAATATTAAAACCTTCCCAATAACCACCAGTAGGCCACCAAAAAGCTAAGTTTCCACCAACTCTTATAGCTCTTACACTTATTGGTTTACCGTTAGATAAACCAGCAGTTGCTATAATAGTACCACCATATATATACCCTTGAATTTGTATATCAATCAACATTTGATTAAAATAGGAATTACCACGTATTTCTAATACAAAAGGATCACCATACTCCCCGTATACTATACTAGTTTGAACAAGAGTACCATTTGGAAAATCTCTATTACTATGTAAAAAATCAGTAGATGAGTCTGTTGCAGAACCTGCAATATTAATACTCCAAGTACCATCGGCTATACCACGAATAGAGTTTTTAACATGAGCTAATGTAGATTTTCTAGACCACCCATCACCATTAGAAGTAATAAAGCTACTAATAGTAGGATTTTCTGTTTCAGTTGTATTAAAATTAATATGATTAGCATAAATATAACCATTAGCATCACGTTGTACAATATGACTACCATTAACACCTGTTGTTATATTTCCTGCTGCTACACTGCTTCCTGATATAGCTCCAGTATTTGATAATGTAATTACTGGTGTACCGCCTCTATTTGCAGAAAATATTCTTACACCAGCACTAAATCTCATTGAACAATAAGCATCATTAAGATCTACTATGTCTCCATCATCTGCTAATATAATACCACCTCCTGTAGCATTTCCAGATGATACAGTCAAATTACCAGTTAAAGTTAATGATGTTGCTGATGATGTAATATAACCTGGGCCGTTACTTAATTGGTTTAAATTAGTTAGATTGCCCGCATGCCAAATAGCATAGTCAGTATCTCCTCCATTTGCTTTTACATAAGTAAACCAAGATAAATATAAAGTACCTTGACCGTATACCCCTAATGTGTTAACATAAAGTTCAGCCCAAGCTGATAGTGAATTATTGTGTCCAAATACACCAGGTCTACCTGTATAGTTTCCAAGAAAAGATGACTTATCAGCACTAGCATTAAATGAACCTATCCTACCTCTCCATGCTGTAGAAGTACCATCATGCTGAACTTTTAAAGCTGAGTCAATACCATTTATTGTTATAGCGGTACTTGTACTTGCACCTCTACCAGTTACTGAGGAAAGTGTATCAGTTTCTGTGTATCCAGTTATATAACCGCTTGGATTTGTACTATTGTATGGTATATATCCTAAAGCATTAGTTACTTGTGTAGATGTAATACTAGTAAGATATCCTGGACCATTTGTAAGCTGGTTCAAATTAGTCAAGTTTCCTGCATGATATACTGTATTACCACCAACAGATAAAACACCACCAAAACTAATAGCCATTACTGAACTATTGTTTATTCTCCATTCATAAGTAGTACCGTTAGTTTTAGCAGCAGGTGTACCAATAATAGTATTATATTCTGAATCCCACGATCCTACGTTTTGTACAAGTCTTGCACCACCTTGAAACCAAAGTTCATCAGAATGCACTCCAGGTCCTTGAAAATCATTAAAAACTCCAATAGTCATTCTAATGTCCTCAGTAGTTGGAGCACCATTTGTATTAGCAGAATCATCCTGCATTAATATCCAACCATAATCTGAAGTTTGGTTAACCTTGGACTCAAATTTCATCATGGTGTAACCACCAGATGTAGTTGGTCTAAAGTGAGCTACAATACCATCTTGTTCATTTACAGTATCAAGTCTAATATATCTTCCATCATGGTTATGAGATGGCAAAGAAGTTAAATATGTATTATTATCATAAGATACAGTTGTACCTGAAACTTTTACAAACCCTGTTCCATTTAATGTTGTACCAGAACTAATTGCTACACCATTAACTCTAAATGTTCCTGTAATATTTACATCACCAGCAACTTGTAATAAACCAGCTCCTGTAATAGCTGTTGAAGATCCTACTAGTACAACACCACCTGCTGGCTGAAGTCTTAATGTACCAGAAGCAATAGATGTACCATAATATGTTTGCCACTGACCAAATGCTGTAGCAGTATTACCACCAGCTACTAGTTGAACAAATCCATTATTACCACCTGTTGCAGGATTAGAATCTATTAATATTAACTGTGCAGGTACACCTGAAGTATTTTTAATAATTAGTCCACCATTTACATCTAACTTAAAAGCTGAAGATTCAAACGGAGAAGCTGTATTAATACCTATAGCACTTCCGTTATCAAACGCTACACTATTACCAACAGATGTAGAACCTGTCCATTTAGAAAGATAGTTAGTTGTACCTGAACCAGAAATACCAGTAGATATAGTCCACGATCTATCAGCTGATAAATCATAACTTACACCGTTAATTGTTAATGAACGAGTTGTAGGTACACCACCAAGTCCTGATAATGTAGGAATATTAGAAGTTAATGCTATAGTACCTGAAGCATCAGGTAATGAGTAAAATCTTTGTGTTGTTATAGCAGTAGCACTAAAGTAAAATGCTTTTGTAGCACCACTAAAATAAAATCCAAAACCATCTGTTCCTACTGGTCCAATCGTAGTATATCCTGAACCACCTAATCCAAGACCTGCAGCTTGTTCAAAAATTAAACCATTTACTGAACTACCATATTTTGATATTGTTAACCCTCTTGATGTTAATCCATATAATCCTAAATCAACGTTAGATGTTGCACCAGTGTATGGTACATAAGGACTTAAATCATAAGTAGGTAATGTCTGCCACGTTTTATCACCTCTCCAATATTGAGCAGTTGTTCCTGCGATAATAGCTGGTTCTTTAGTACCTATTAACGTAGTAATGCTTGTACTAAAGTTAGCATCATCTCCTAATGCAGCTGCAAGCTCATTAAGAGTATTAAGTGTAGTTGGAGCTGCGTCTACAAGATTAGCTATACTTGTATCTACATATGTCTTTAAAGCATAGTTAGCTTTCTCAGATGTCCAAATAGGATCAGTCTCTGTAAAAGATTGTAAGTATCTTCCGTCCGCTTGTGTTTTAGTATAATAGTTTATTTTTTCTGACGTCCATATAGGATCTGTTTCTGTGTAAGAAGTTAGATAACCAGCTAACGCATGGTTGCCCCAAGTGTACGCTGTATTCCAATTACTAATATTTGTAGTGGTGATAGCTTTAACATGAGATGAAACTGTAGGATCAGTTTCAGTAAATGATGTTAAGTATCCGGCAAGTGTATGATTACCCCATCCAAACGCAGTGTTCCAGTTAGTAGAATTATCAACTATACTAGTTCCCCATGCTGTTCCATTAGATAAAGGTATACCAGCAGATGGATAGACCATTGCATCTATAGTAAATGTTCTATTGGCAGATAAATCAGCGGTCTGACCATTAATAGTAATAGTTCTTGTTACAGGTACATAGTTACCCACTATACCTGAACCATACTGTGGTATATTAAGTATACCTGTAGTGCTATCATAAGTAGCTGGACCAGATGTATTAAAAGTAGTTAAGTTAATAGCTTTTCTAGCTCTTCCGTCAGAAAAATATAAGGCTTGACCTTCTGTAACTTGATCTGTATTATAATCTCCTCTAAGAGCTGTAACTGCACCTGTTCTACCATATACAGAAGTAACAAGGTTGCCACCACTCTGTGTGATAAGCTGTGCTACTGTAGCAGATGATATCCTACCATTAACTCCGGGCACAAGAACTTTATTCTGCGTACCAGTAGTAGCAGGTATAGAAGCTACAGATACGCCTGCAGGAAAATAAGCATTACCATAACTATCTACTTGATAAGACATTATCTAACTTGTTTTGTAGTTTTTCAATTTGTAACTGTTGTTCTTTAATAGCTTCAATAAGCACACCTACTATATTTCCATATGATACACCATACTCATCTACGTCAGCAGCATAAGTAACAACTTCAGGTAACACTTCATTTATTTCTTGTGCAATAACACCTGTTTGTCTACCACGTGCTACGTCATCTATTCTTGTATAATAAACACCACGTAAGTTAATAACTTTTTCTAAAGCATTATCTATAGTAACAATATCTGTTTTCTTTCTAGCATCTGAGTATGCTACCACATCTCCTTCAGCATATAATGAACCACCAATATAAGCTCTATAAGAAGATGATGTACTTGAAGTTGAAATACCAGTACAGTTATTTCCTATATGATGGTACCAATACCATCTTCCATTAGCTTCTCTATAAACACCTCCATTACCACCACTATCATACATAAATCCATTTACAGCACTATAACTATCATATATACCACCGTAACTATTCTTACTACCAATTATTTCCATTTGAGTATAGGTAGAAGAAATATTTGGTCTTATATGAAAACTATAGTAACTAGGCCAAAATATACCGTGTGAACCATTTACTTGTAACCAGTTTTGTACGTTATAGTAACCACTACCATTACCTACAGCATTAGGTGCATTTACATAAGATGTAAAGTTACCTGAGTGAATAATACTTCTTAAAGAGTTCCAACTTGTATTATTACCTGATCGTAAATACCAGTTTTCATGTGCGGAGTCAGATGGTCCTATAATTTGCCATGCAGCATAACCATCATGCCATCCCTGTAAAGTCATTACACTATGCCATCCACTTACAATTTGGTTGGTAAATTCCCAAGATACTCTATAATCATCATAATCATTAGGTGTTCTTTGACCACCACGAGTATCTTGAATAATACCTCTATACGTTCTATTTATTTCACCTCCTGAAGTAACATACCCACTATCATTACTAAAAGATGATACTGCTGTAGGTCTACCTGAAACATTTCCCCATGCTACAGAACCCGCAGATGAGGCATAACTAACTGACTGAGAACTAATGTTTGCAGAAGTAATAATAGTTCTCCAACTACTCCATGAATTTGTTCCATAAAAACAGTTTCTATGTAATAGTTGTCCATCATAACTAAAGTATAATTGGTCATGCTCGTGTGCAACTCTACCATAAATATCTAATATAGTACCATAAACAGTTGGATATCCAGAACCTCCATTACTACCATATTGGTCCCAAAGAGTTACTGTATTAGGATTAGTTGCTGTATGAGCACCATTAGACCAGTTCCACTGGTTGTTACCAGTTTGTATTCTATCTGAATAATTAGCAAAATTTACAGATTGAGATCCTATATTACCAGAGTCAATAACATCATGCCAAGTACCTGATCCTCTATATTGTTTAAATCTACCTTCTGCCCAATAATTACCACCACCATTTGCATAATAGTCACCATTTATAATAATTCTATATCCAGTATTAATTGCTTGTCCTACGCCTATGTAATCAAACTGACCACTATATAATCTAGAAAGGCTATTTGTTTGTAGATAATAACTATTATTATCATTCATATACATAGCACCATTAGCAGTCTTGCGTATGTCCCAAGCAGCCCATGTTCCATTCAAGAATCCATAATCACCACCACTACCATAAATTTGAAAAGCAAACTGGTCTCCACTACCTCTACCAAGTATACCACAGTCAGCAGCACCTGAACTTTTTACAAGAAGGTTTCTATTATTATTAGTTTGAATATAAACACCACCGTTCATGTAGATAGAACCTACATAGTCTACACTAGCTCCTTCCATACTAAGAGCTTTACCATTGTAAGATCTTATATAAGAAGAATCTGTCATTCTCCAACCACCACCATATGATTCAAAGTATAAACCTTGACTACCACCTACTCGTAACCAATCAGAAGTATATAAACTACCATACACTTGTACTTGATAACCGTTATCACTATTTTGTCCAAAAGAAGTCCGACCTGTAGAATGCATTTTGGCAGCAAAAACTCCATTTACACTTGTAAAGTCACTTGTATTATTTACATAAAATACAAGACTACCACCTGTATTAGTTCTTCCTCCAATAATATAGTTTTCTCCATTATTACCTAACTGAAGACCATACCAATTTAAAGATGCATGATAAATGTCAGAACCTGATGTATATCTTGCTCTAAAATGATATGAACTATTATAAGTTCGTATATCTGCAGTATCATTTATAGAGTTTACATTAAGATACATAGTACCGTATAACCAGTTAGTACCCTGACTATAAATTCCAGCAGGATGATATGTAGCTTCTCCTGTTCCCCCTACATTTGAACTTCCTCTATAAGAGGTAGCATAAATAGTATCACTTGAAGGATTTACATAAATATTTCCTGTACCATATACACTATTACCACTTCCCCATAATAATTGATAATTAGCGTTTGAGTCGTTATTATAATTAATAGAAACTTGAGAAGCTGTAGAAGCAGAACCAGAACTATCAGAATAAGCTACTCTTACTGCAGCAGGAGTTCCAGGACTTACTTGAAATAACCATCTAGATCCATCATATGTTAAATAACCAAAGTATGGATTAGCAGCATCATAATTATATGCTGAATCTGTAGAGTATAATCTAGCTGTACCCTGATTAGCAAAACCTGTAACTCTAATACTCCATGTACCACTTGCTCCACTACCTGTTAGGGTTGGAGAGTAAGAGTTATAGTTAGAAGCATCTAATATTTTATAATGTGTACCATCACCATACCAAGATCCATCATATCTAGCATATGGATTCCATAGTACAACACGATCATTTGTTCCCCAACCTCCACGTGGTCCAGCTACTATATAGTTAATTTCACCAGATGCACCACGGTTTGCTCCTGCTAATCTCCAAACTGAATATCCAGAATTATTAGCTTCATCATATGTTCCAATTCTCCATGTGTTAACTCCAGCTACATATCTTATCCATTGATTCCAAGAACCCCATCCAGCACCATTAGAAACAATATAGTTATGATTAGATTGGTTATTAGCCATTCTAATAACACCTTCTGAAGCTTCGTAGTCATGAAGATTACCACCAGCTCTCACTCTATAAATATCAAGTGTACCACCTGAATTCAATTTCATAGCTTGAGTACTATTAGAATACCAAGTATGGTTACCTTGACGAGAGTTGTATCGTAATTGACCAGAACCAGATTCTGTACCAACATATCCTTCCCATTGACCTGACGTATTATGATATTCTATTCCTGCAAAACCAGACCATAATATAATTTGAGTTCCTGCCATGTTTATAGAACCAGTCATAGTACCACCAGAAAGTGATAGATATGAACCAGTAGAAGCATAAGCCATAGAACCAAGTCCTAAGAAAGAAGCAACTGCTGTTGAGTTATAACTTCTAACATAATAATCACTAGAATTAAAACCTGCTATATATCCAAGTCCAGATGAATTTCTTTCAGAACCTCCACCTGACATATAAAAGTATGAGTTTTGTATATATCCATTAGCATCTCTTTGTACAATTGTATAAGCTCCTCCTGTTTGATTAGGTCCATAACCACCTAAAGTTGCTGCATTACCTGTTATAGAAATACCCCAAGTACCACTATTTGTTACAACTTGATTCCATCCATTCCAAGATCCATCATATCTTCCTCGGATATAGATTTTATTACCTGGACTACCATATGAAATAGCCATTTGAGTAACATTACCTGTACCATCTTTTGAAGAATACTCAAGATTAAATGGATGAAAATATTCACCTGGACCTGGACCATTAGAGTGTGTACCGAGTAATAATGTATAACCTGTACCAGGTCTTGTATTAGTAACATGATTCCAATCTGCTGTACCACTTGTTGTCATTGCACCAAACCAATCTCTAGCTGTAGTAATATAACCAGGACTATTTGTTAGTTGGTTTAAATTTGTTAAGTTACCAGAATGCCATACAGTATTACCATTATATGTCATATTCCCAGTATTGGGAATAATAAAATCTGTACCACCTGTAGTTGTAACACGCATTCTGTTACCAGATTGCATTCTAAACCAAGTATCTGTACCATCAAAATCTATTAATACACGACCTATTGTAGCATTTGTACTAAAAGTTACAGCTGTAGAAGTTGATGCACCTCTAGCTGTCACTGATGCTAAAGTATCTACTTCTGTATAAGAAGTTAAGAATGCCGGTACACCAGTTATTTTAGAATAAGCTAATGATGTAATCCAAGATGGGTTAGCATATGATCCACTTAAACTTACATAACTACTTGATGCACTACTTTGTGTCAAATATGTACTTGCAGCATTAGTTAAAGTAAGATAGTTACTAGATGCTGAAGATTGTGATAGATAAGTACTTGCCGCATTAGTAAGCGTTAAGTAAGTATTAGAAGCACTAGTTTGACTTAAATATGTACTAGCTGCGTTTGTTAGTGTTAAGTAAGTATTGCCTGCACTAGTTTGTGAAAGATAAGTGCTAGCTGCATTAGTTAAGGTAAGATAAGTATTAGAAGCTGTAGTTTGACTTAAGTAAGTAGTAGCAGCAGTAGCAGATGTTAAGTATCCTGCACTAGCATGATTACCCCAACCGTGTGCTGTATCAGCTCTAGTTCCTTGTGCTGCCGTAGCAAAATCCCCTGTAGCAGAAAGAGCAGCTGTTCCTAACCCTAAGTTAGTACGACCATTACCTTGCTGTGTAGAGTTAAGACCTTGTGCAGCCGTATCAACACGTAATCTATTTCCTAAAGAAGTAGCAGTTGTTGTAGCAAAATTTGCATCATCACCTAAAGCTGCAGCTAGTTCATCAAGCGTGTCAAGAAGACCTGGTGCTCCTGCTACAAGATTATTAATCTGTGTAGTAACATAAGATTGTGTAGCATAGTTGTTAGCACCTAAATAAGCTAACACTCTTGCATCTGTATAGTATAGTCTAGTTCCTTCTGCAATATCAGATGTTGTTGCACTAGCTCCTACGGTAACCCTACCTTTAGAGTCTACTGTTACCTTAGTAAATGTACCAGCAGTTACTCCTGAATTAGCTAATGTCAATGCTGTACTAGTCCCGGTTGTTCCTGTACCAGTTACATCTCCTGTAAAAGTGAGTGCTCCTGATATAGAAGCAGTGGATACAGAAGTAATACGTCCTTTAGAGTCAACAGTTACTACAGGTACAAGAGTGGCTGAACCATATATACCCGGAGTCACTGCTGTATTAGCAAGTGTAAGATTAATAGATGTAGTTCCAGATCCAGTAGCATCACCACTGACAGTAATAGATTGGTTACCTGTAAGATAAGTAAGACCGGTTACGTATGTACGCACCCATGCAGTAGTTGGCACTTTAGAATTATTATCTCCTGCTCCAGGGGCTATGCTCACAGTAACACTAGCTGGTAGTACAACGTGTCCTTCAGCATCATACCTAAATACGTTAAGTATATTGGAGGTCTTCCTTTGTTTGTTCATAACCTACTATTATCTATTTATAAGTTGTTTTACTAAATCTTTAAGTTCTTCTATTTCTGTCTTTTGAGATTCTATCTGAGCTTGTTGTTCTTTTACTGCTTCAATAAGTAAAGCTGAAAGGTTACCATAAGCTACTGAATAATGTCCTCTATCATCTTCAGATACAACTTCGGGTAATATAGCTAATACTTCCTGTGCAATAACCCCAGCATGTCGTTTATTAACATCTGGTATATCGTTACGAGTAAATGTTACTCCTCGTATAGCTTTTACTTTTTCTACAGCATCTTCAATTATTTCTACATTATCTTTAACTCGTGAGTCTGAATATGCTGTAATATCTTGATAACAAAAGAAAGGGTTAGTAGATACTACAGTACTACATCCAAGATTAAGAGCATAATCATGCCCACCACTATTACCATTTCCTAATATTACTTTACCACTACTCCAACCAACAAATATAGAAGTACAAGACCCCCATGCTGTATAAGCATCAATATGTCTATTAATGTTAAGTTGTGTAGTAACTGTTGTTGTACCACCACTTCCACCTAAAGTAACATTACCTGCTTTAGTAAGTCTAATAATATTATCTACTTGACTACCCCCATTATTAGCTCCAAATACTAAATCATCTGTTGCATCTAATGCTGTATAACCAACATACCAGTTACCATCATTTCCTCCTCTTTCTCTTCTCCATCTTAATCCAGCCCAAGTATTTGTACTTGTAACAATAAATGATAAACCTTCTGCCCAAGATTCTGAAGTTGGTATTATAACCATATTATCACTAAAATATGATCTACCAAAAACCTGTAAAGGTCTACTTGGGGAAAGTATTGTAGGAAATGTTCCCAAGTTACCAATACCCACACCAGTTTCTGTTATTCTCATAACAGTTTTACCTAAATAACCTCCAATACCATTATGAGGATTATAGTTACTGTTACCGTAAGCAGTATTAGACATACCAAAGTCTAGTCTACTACCATTACCAGATGATCCAATTACCCATTGTCTTTGGTCTAATCCATTGTGTGCAAACTGAATAGTAGGACCATGAGCAGCATTAGAAGTTTCTGTGTGATCTAATACTAATGCAGGATATGCTCCTCTAGCATACATTATAGGACGTCTATTAGCATCAATTAATGTATATGGAGTTTGTATATCATTATTTGAAACAATAAATCTAGTTCCATTTGTACCGTCCCATCTAAAACCACCTATAGCTGTATCATTAGATACAAAGTTTATATTACCTGAAGAAGTAGACATTGTTAATGTACTACTAGCAAATACACCACCTCTATCCCAAGCAGCTCCAAGTCTAACTTCTCCAGAATAAGATTCTGGATTATTTATAACTAAGTTTCTAGTACCACTTAAAAAAGGAATATTATTTGTTGAAGTACCAATAGATCTATTATCAACTGTATTTGCATTAGCTACTGACTGAGAACCAATATTTCCACTATGTATGATATTTCTCCAAGTATACCAAGTTCCAGCATAACCTGCTCTCCATCTTAATGTAGAACTATCATAATAATCACCCTGAATTTGCCACATGGTATCTCCACCACCTAAGTGTAATACAGGAGCATAACTTAAATTACCACCAGAACCATTTTCATTTCTGTATACAGCAGAACTTCCATTATTTACATTTACAGAACCATTTCCTAAACTTTGTAAACTTAATGCTCCAGAAAAATTTGCATAGTTTACTGATTGAGAACCAATACTTCCTGAATGTATTAATGTTCTTATAGTACCATTATCAAAAAAAGTACCATTAGCGTAAATATAATATGTACCTCCAACTGGTGACCCTATATATGTACCATAACTACCATTATATCCAAAAGCATCAGTCATTGCACCATGTGAAAACATAGTACCACTACTTAAGCTAGAATAAAATCTTGGAGCACGCATGTCTCCAGCTGCAAATATTGTACTAGCTGACCAAATATAACCAGTATAATTTGATAACATCCACTGAGCAACTGCTGACGTAGCTCCTACAAAATTAGTGGTAGACACTCCGTTTCCACTTGCGTTAACAGCAGACATACCAAAAGTCTCAGCTCCTACAGTTGTATATCCTCCAAAAGTGTGATGACCAGAGGGAGCATTCTTCCAATATATACCCCAGTTAGCAGCATTCTCTTGGAATATCCATGCATCAACTTCAGATACAGCATGTTTTAATAATATAGAACCACCTGGTGCAGTAAAAGTTATTCCTCCACTCATTGTACCACCTGAAAGTGGCAAAGCATATGAAGAATAATTACTTGCATGCAATACTGTATTACCGTTCACTGTCAACGCAGAAGAAGTAAGTTGCATACGTGTTGTGTATGTAACACCATCTTGACCTGCTGTCTGCCATCTAAAACCTTCATTTTCGTGGCCTTTAAACATCATCCAATAACCTTCAACGTTTATTCGTTTTGAGGTATCTCCAAAAATAACAGAAGTTGAGTTACCAGCTCCAGTCATTGTCAGGTTACCACTCAATGAAATTGCAGTAGAAGTACTAGCTCCACGACCTGTGACACTAGCAAGCGTGTCTGTTTCAGTGTATCCTGTTATGTAACCAGGTCCATTAGAAAGTTGATTTAAGTTAGTAAGATTATTACTTGTCCAAATTCTTTCCCAAGGATGCCATGTACCGCCCTGGTTTGGTCTCCACCATAAATAACCTGGTACATCTCCCAAATACATCTGGACTGTTCTGTTATCAGATGCCATGTTAAAACTAAGCACGTGTGAATAGTTTCCAGAAACTGGAGCATTAACCCAAACACCTGTGCTAAAACGAATAGTTGCATGCTGACCACTTATGTTTAAGTCATGAGCACCAGAATCACCATAAACTGGTCTAAGAGCATTAGTTTGAGTAATATATCCAGGTCCGTTACTAAGTTGGTTTAGATTAGTTAATGTACTAGATGTCCAAACTTGACCATTTTCCCAGTAAAGAATACCATTAGTTCTCATTTCTAAGAACTTACCTACTACACCACTAATGTGAAATGCTATACCTGTTGTAGTGTTTCCATAAGATTCAGTCCAAAGTGCAGCTGTAGTATAATCATTATCAGTTTGATTTTTTCTAGCTTGTAATCCACCAGTAAAAATTGAGTTAGTAGATGTACTAGCACCACGTGCAGTAACTGTAGCAAGAGTGTCAGTCTCAGTATAACCAGTAATAAATGCAGGAGCTCCTGTAATTTTTGACCATGCTAAAGCTGTAATCCAAGAAGGGTTTGAGTATGTACTAGTAGTATATACTAAACTATCTGTAATACCGTATCCAGCAATAGTAGTAGGTTTTGCAGATACGTTTGCAAAAGAAATACCTGTTATATAACCATTAGGGTTTGAAGCTAAGTAATAAGTTGAGTTATCATAACTCACTGTAGTACCACTTACTTTTACAAAGCCTGTACCATTAAGTTGTGGTTGTCCCCCCAATCCTGATAAAGTGTATACAGGAAGTGTTTGCCATGTCTTGTCTCCTCTCCAGTACTGACTAGTCGTACCAGCAGTAATAATAGGTTCTTTTGTACCTATACTTGCGGCTACTGTAGTAGCAAAGTTAGGATCGTCTCCAAGGGCAGCTGCTAACTCATTCAATGTATCTAATGTACCAGGAGCAGCATCTACTAAATTAGAAACAGCTGTGTTTACATAAGATTGAGTAGCGTAAGAATTGTTTGTAAGATAAGTTCCTACACGTGCATCCGTGTAATATAAGTTAGTACCTTCTACAATGTTTGTAGTTGATGCAGCAACCTTAGTCCATAGACCTGTAGATGCTACATATTTAATCATATCTCCATCTGATGGATTCTTTACAGAAAGATCGTGAAGTTCATCTAACTCAAAACCATTCTGTACTTTTACAAAAATCTCACCGTTATTAGAATTTGCTCTAGTTACTATACCAATAAATACTAAATGAGCAGGTGCAGAAGGTTTATTAAGTAATCCATAAATAAGATTGCCATCTGTTCCTAACCATACAGGATCTCCTGCATTTGCTGAAGCTGTATTTAATCCAGCTAGTAAACCTTCAGTAACTACATTTGCAAAACCATTTATAGAAACACTAGCATCTAAAAGACCCATTGTCTTACTAGATGTCATTTCTGCAGCATTAGATGCTTTAGAAACAATCATATTTGTACCATCAGCAGATGATACATATACAGCTTGACCTTTAGTAATTACTTGAGCAGATTTTACTTGATGCTTTACTTGGCTTACATAAGTAACAATATCTTGAGTGCTTAGTACACCAGTAGAACTGGCTACAACCATTCTAGTTCCTGTACCAATTAAACTACCAACAAGAAGATTACCCCCTGCTGCGTTTAATCTAATTGTAGTGCTGCCAGTTATAGAAGCACCATAGTAACCTTGTATATCTACATAAGAGTCACCAAATGTACCACCTACAGTATGAATAACAAATGCATTGTTACCACCACCTGCAGGATCAGAGTTAATTAATGTAATGTTTGCAGTTTTACCTACGTTTTTAACAAGTAAAGCTCCGTTAACATCTAAACTATAAAAAGAACTATTATAAGGTGATGAGGTATTAATTCCTATTCCAAAACCATTGTCATAGATTAAACTATTAGCAATAGTTGTACTATTTGTAAACTTAGAAACATATCCTGTTGTACCACTTCCACCAATACCACCTAAGCCGGCTAAAGTATATGTAGGTACATTTAATACACCTGTACTAGAACTATATGAAGAAGCTCCAGATGATCCATTAACGGTTAGTGTAATAGCTGCTCTTGCACGAGCATTTGTATAATATAAGTTTACAACTCCTTCAGGAAGTTGATCAGTAGTAGTAGATGTTCCTTGATAAACAGGACTAACTACAATTACATCTATAATAT